ATGGCTTGGGATGATTTGAGTAATAGATGGCAAGAGTATTTTATTAAAGAGCTTCACCTTATTGCATCAATGTCTAAAGATGTTGACACTAAGGTTGGAGCTATTATTATTGATACGAAAGAAAAGGTTGTTGTAGCTAAAGGTTATAACGATTTGCCAAGAGGAGTATTTCACAAGGTTGAACGAAACAGTAGACCAATGAAGTATAAGTTCACAGTACATGCAGAGCAAAACGCTTTATATAATGCACTATATAGTGGGACTAAGGTTAAAGGTCTTTCTATGTTGTGTACATTGTTCTCATGCTCTACTTGTTGTGGTGGTGTTATTCAGAGTGGGATACAAGAGTTTATCTGCCCTACACCAGATTGGGAGTATCCATCATTAAAAGATGATTTCCCTGTAACAAAGGCAATGTATAGTGAGTCTGGTGTCAGAATTCTACATGATGAGAGGTTAGTATATGAAGGTAGATAAGTTCCCAACCAACATGATTTGGAAGAAGGTAAAAGGTGAGTGGACTGTACCACGACATAATGGTGTGAGTTGGGAGTCTATTGAGTGGGACTTAGAAGGGAAGCAACAATGCCCTCATTGTGTATCACTAGGACATGACAACTCAGGAAATAACTTCCACTGTTATGGTTTAGACGAGCGTGGACTTCCTCTTGGTGGTAAGTGTTATAAAGAAGAGATGGTTGTAGTCTCAATGCAACAAGCTATAGACGATGCCAATAAAGAAGCTGGAGAGAAAGCCAGTGACTATGTTAAGAAATTTGATGGAGGTAATTCAAGAATGTCTGAAGTAGATTTAAAGAAAGAGAGTAAAGAAAAACTGAAGCTGAAGAAAGAGCGAATGAGTGATGAAGAACTTCAAGAAGTAATTGAAGCGACTGGCTCTGATCCTAAGCGACTTCGTGGTATGGATAAAGATACATCTGAAAAGTATGGTATTCGATATCAATATAATGAAAGTACAGGTAAACCAGAAGTTATGATGATCCCTGCTTATATTGAAGAGGATGGAACATTTAAGATTACAGGTTATAAATGCCGAAACTTCCGTAAGAAGAAAGAAGAGACAGGTCACTTCTATTCTGTTGGATATGTAGGTAAGTTGAACTGCTTCATGGGGCAGAACCTTAAACGTGGTGAGAATCATGTCCTTATCGTTGGTGGTGAGATTGATGCTGTAGTTGCTGACACAATGATTCGAGAGCATTCAGATTTAGCAAAGTACCACAAGAATTATTTAGTGGTTTCTAGTCTAGTTGGAGAGCCAGCAACATTTGAAGTGTGTAAGCGTAACTATGAATTCATCACTTCATTCTCTCAAATGGTTCTTGCACTAGATAAAGATAGTGCTGGTAAAGATGCGACAGATGCTGTGAAGGGTGTTCTTCCAAACGAGAATCTATTCACAACAAACTTGACATATAAAGATGCTTGGGTTTATTGGGAGAAGTTCAAAAAGTTTAAAGATCAAGAAGCATTGAAGTTGTTTGTAAATGATGTCCATTGGTCTAAACAAGTTGTTAAGAGTTTTGGTCTTGTTGGTTCTAAGTCACTTCTTGCTAAAGCAATTGAGCATGTGGTTCGACCAAAGATTCCTTTGCCAGCATTCTTACAAGACTTGGGTGACTTCTTTACAGATGGTATTGGACTTGGAGAAATCTTTAACATCATTTCAAACACATCAACAGGTAAATCTGTATATGTAAATGAGATGATCAGTGACTGGGTTGTAAATGCGCCATATAAGATGTGTATCTTCTCGTTAGAGGATGGTTCAGGTTCTTATGGTACTAAGATTGCTTCTCGACTGATTGGACGCTCTATTCACCGTATTAAGGGTGCTGAGAATCGACGTAAAATTCTTGAAGAAAACTCTGAGAAGATTATGGACTTTTTAACTGATCCTGAGACTGGTGAAGATAGTTTCTACTTGATTGAGGAAGCCTTCAGTGATTTAGATCAAGTGAAGCAAGCAATCCTACAGGCTATTAAGGTACATGATTGTAAGATCATTGTTATTGATCCACTGGTAAACTTGATTTCACACAAATCCAATGAAGAGCAAATTGCCTTTATGGTATTTGAGGAAGAATGCCGACGGATTTATGATGTAACATTCATTAACGTATGTCACACTCGTAAAGTTGGTGGTGGTGGTTCTAAAGGTGCTTCTCAAGGTGGTGATATTTCTGAGGAAGATGTAAAAGGTACTTCACAGATTACTGGTAGTGCTACAATCAACTTGATTATTCGTCGTGACAAAACAGCGTCATGTGATATTAAGCGTAACACAACAGAAATTGACATTACCAAGAACCGTACTGACGGAACAACAGGTAAATGTGTTGCTAAGATTTTCTATCACGGTGATACACATACACTGATTCCATTCTCAATTGCTGAAGAGAATAACTTCTACCAAGATGGTGAAAAGGTAGATTTCAACCGTAAGGGTATTACTCCTGTAACAACTCAGGATGATGCTGAAGATGATGCTGAAGTTGTTGATCCAGATAAAATGGATTTCACTTAACAGTTGATTAACGTAGCTGGTGTGTGTATAATACATGCACTGGCTATTTTTATTTGGAGATTATAATGTTTGGAAAGGCATTACTTAAAAAGTTCAGTGAACCGCCTATGATTATAAATGGTGTGTTCAATGGAGTTGATTATTCAGGATTTAATCAGTACCTGACTGTTGGTAGATTAAATTTTTATAATAATTTAATTGGAGAAACTACATTCCTTACAGCTAAGGTTGATGACTTTACTGTAAGTATTTTGGTTGATGGGAAGTCATTTATGAAGGGACAAGAGCCTGTGACTTCTTTTCACGTAGAAGTTTTATTAAAAGATTTCTACAGATCAAGTACAGTCTTAACAGATGCTGTCTTAGATGACGAGCGTTTTGGGTGTTTGCACTTTACGGATGTATTAAAGCGTTTGTTTGGAGAGGTGAACTACTTGGAGACATTAAACATACTGGAGGTATAGATGAGTGATTTGAAGTTAAGGTTTTGGGCTAGTGACTTGGAGGCAACAGGTCTTGTCTGGGATTTAGTACAGCAAGGAGATGAGGCTAAAATGCACAACTTCTGCTCTATTGAAATCAAAGACAAGAAGTTTGAAGATGTCCAAATGATTTACCCACACAATAGAAAAGGGTTAAAAGAGTTACAGGCTTGGATTGATGATCCTGAAAATGTATTCATCATCCACAATGCTTATACATACGATCTACATGCTCTCGAACATTTCGGTATCAATACAGATAAGATGCAAGTGATCGACACTTTGCCACTTTCATGGTATTTAGCTAATCAGAAAGAGCGTCATGGTCTTGCTTGGTGGGGTGAGGATTTTGGAATCCCTAAACCTGTTGTTGATGACTGGGAGAATTTGACACAGGAAGAGTATGACCATCGTGTTATTGAAGACTGTAAGATTCAACGATCTTTGTGGATGAAGTTCTGTACAGAGTTTGGATTGATGTATGGTTGTAAAACTCAGACAGATGTATTCAAGCACCCTGCATTTAAATATTTAATGTTTAAGCAGAAGCAGTTAGCAGAACAGATGCGTAACAAGTGGAAGTTTGATGTTGAAGGTGGTAAAGCACTGTATGATGAGCTTCAGGAAGAGATTGTAAAGCGACGAGACATGCTTAAATCAGCAATGCCTACCGTACCTAAGTTTGCTAAAAGAAAACCTCCTGCAAAGCCTTTCAAGGCAAATGGTGAGTTATCAGCAACAGGAGAAAATTGGAAGAAGCTGACAGAAGAGAAAGGTTTGCCGTTCACATACAAAGGTGAGATTCAAGTTATCACTAAGTATGAAGAGCCAAACCCTGCATCATCAAAACAGGTGAAAGATTGGTTGGATTCATTAGGTTGGATTCCTGAGACTTTTGAGTATAAACGTGAGCCAGATGGAAGCACTCGTGCTATCCCTCAAGTAAACAAGAAAAACTCAGGAGGCTTGGTATGTAAATCAGTAGAACGTCTGATTGAAGATGCTCCAGAAGTTGAGGCATTGAAAGGGTTAGGGATTGTCAATCACCGATTTAGTTTGGTTAAAGGTTGGTTAGAGAATCATGAAGATGGAGAGTTAATTGCACAAGCTGGTGGGTTTACTAACACCTTGCGATTAAAGCACCGTATTTTAGTTAATATGCCTTCTGGTCGTGTTCCTTATGGTATGCAGATTCGAGGTTTGTTGAAAGCTCGTGAAGGTTGTACATTAACAGGGTCGGATTTAAGTTCTCTTGAGAACCGTTGGAAGTTCCATCATCAATACCCACTTGATCCTGATTTTGTTGAGAGTCAGATGTCAGATGACTTTGATCCACACATGGCACTAGCTGTAGCTGGTGGATTGATGACTGAAGATGACATGAACTTCTATAAGATTTATGAGGCAAAGAAAGAGTGTAAGGAAGAGTGGAAAACTGAAGAGCTTTTGAATCGGATTAAGAACGCTGAAGTCAATGCTGATTGGATGCACAGTGAGATTGCTCGTATTGGTAAGATTCGTGCTGTAGGTAAGCAAGGTAACTATGCACTACAATATGGTTCTGGTGTTGAGACACTAGCACGTACAGCGAAGATCACAAAGAAAGAAGCAACCAAGTTAAAATCTGGTTACGACAAACTGAATTGGTCTATTCCTGTGATTGCACAATCTCAGAAAGTTAAGGCATTTAAGAATGGTAAGTATTTATTTAATCCAGTAAATAAATTATACTACCCACTTAAAGCTGAGAAGGATAGATTCTCTACTTTGATTCAAGGTAGTGGTTCTTACACACTTGATTTGTGGATTATGAAGTTCTTTAGCATTCGTAAGAAAGCTATTGCTTCAGGCAGAATTAAGTTTGCAAAACTTCTTGGGACATTCCACGATGAGTTGATTATTGAGCATCTTACTGAAGATTCAGAGGAAGTCGCTAAAATGTTGTTGGAAGCTATTGATTTAGTTAATAAATCTTTAAAACTTTCTGTAGATATTGCTTGTGATATTAAACAGGGTTCTTCATACGCTGAGATTCACTGATCAAAATGCCTCTTCGGAGGCAACTATTTAGGAGAAATTATGAAAAAGTTACAATTACTTGTTGACATAGATGAAAGTTGTGGTAATATAGCTACACAAACAAACGAAGAGGTAGTTAATATGATCGGTTCAGGAAGTAAGACAGTAGACATCGAACGTGCAAAACGTGGTCTTGAGTTTAATGCAAAGAAACTTCTTGTTGCTCGTGGTATTGATGTAAATGCTTTAGAAAATTATCATTTTGGAAAGTCAATGTCATTTGCTTTATGTTACGGTGCTTCAGAGCAACGAGCTAAATCTGTTGCTTTGCAATCAGTGAAACGAATTAACTTTTCAGGAATTGCTTCTAATGAATTCTTGGTTCGATCATTCATTACTGATCCTACGAAGTATACGATGTATGATGGTGTTGTGAAGGCTGTGTATTCTGGTAAGGTTGAGAAAGCACGAAAAATTGCTGTTGATTCTTGGAAGAAGCGTTTAGCTAAATCTTTGGTAGAGGATTCAGAAACACTTAAAAAACTTGTTGTAAATGGTTGCATTCCACGAAATAGTGGTGTACAATCTACATCACAACGAGGGACTACAGAAGTTACACTAGAGTTCATTGAACAAGTTGTAGAAGTAGTTAATCAAATTTAATCTGAAATAGTTGTTGATTGGTGGTATGATATGCTGTATAATCTAGTTCTAGTTATCTTTTTATCGAATGGAGTGGAGCATAGAGTTCCACTAATCAATAAAGTTACAGATAATACCTGTATTGATCTTCGTGATCAAGTTAGAGGTCAAGTAAGTAGTCTCAATGATTTAGAAACACCTGTTGAATATGATGGTGCTGTCATTGAGTTTGTAGATGCTGAGTGTGTTGCTCGGAGAAATTTTTATTAAGTTAAGAGGAAATTAATTATGGCTAAAGGTTTTAAAGCTCGTGGTTTAAAAGGTGGTAATTCAAATGCACAATCTAATGTTGATTGGAAAGCGATCCATGATCAAGTAGATGAAGGTACTCAAGGCGCACGTATTTCAGTAATTGTTGACTTAGGTATGCACAAAGAATCTATGGCTCTTGGTGATAAAGGTCAGACAGGTTTCTTAACTCAGGAAGATGCAGAACAATGGATCGAAGAGATGAAGAAAACTTATGGCGAAAAACATGCAGTGTTCAAAAACGGTGATCCTGATATTGAAGATGCTGAAGATGTTGATGTTGGTAAGTATACGAAAACCATTCAACTTGAAGCAGATGGAACTTGGGAAGTTGTAGATGAATCTCCTGAGTATATCATTGAGGCAAATGAGTATGGTGGTGAGCGTGAGTATCAAGAACTTGCAATGTTTGCTGACTTAACTGAAAACCCTGTTGATTACGGTGAAGAGATTGGTACTAAAGCTTTCCGTACAATGTTGAATCGTCGTTGGATGGGTGAAGTGAATGGTTTCCAATTAAAGAAATCTAAACCAGCTCAGAAAGATGGTGTTTGGACTATCAAGGGTAATACAAAGCTTGCAGAGTTAGCATCTGCCACTGGTCACAAAGATTTACTTGAGTGTGATCTTGAAGATGCAGACTGGTCAGAAATGTTAGGTGAGGCATTCAACATCACAATTGAGAAATCAGGTGATGAAGGTCAATACCTTAATATTGGTAAGTGTGTAGCCTTGAAGAAAAAGAAAGGTGTTCTTGAAGATGTTGAAGAGTTAGAGCAAGAAGCTATCCTCATCACTTTTGATGATGTTACTGTTGAAGAGCTTGAGAAAGCACATATTCGTGGTGATATTATCAAGAAGATTAAGAAAGCGAGTGACTATAAAGGTTCACAAATGCAGAAAGCTATTGAAGAGTTTGAAGCTCGTCAAAAAGCTAAAGCAAAGACATCTAAAGATTCAGACGATACAGCATCGGACGATGATGAAGATGAAGATGAAAAGCCTAACCGTAAGGTAAACAAGGTGAATAAAACATCTAAAGGTAAAACTACTAAGAAAGAAGTTGAGCCAGAAGATGATGGTGAAGGTCAAGCAGATTCAAATGAAGAGTCTTGGGAAGACTAAGAGCCATGAAAGCAAGCGTAACAATTCCTTCAAATGAGTTGAAACGCTTGTTCCTCAAAGCAATTAACGGTAAGGATTTCTCTCAAAGAGTTATTTCAGAGATCACTTACCGTTTAATTGATCGCATTGAAAGGGATTACCCTGATATGCTCAAAGGTATATACCAAACAGCTCATAGGAAATATCAGAATGAGCTGGCTTTGAGGTTGAAGCGTCAACGTGAACACAATTTAAGAAATATCTATGGAGATAAGTAATGACAGAACATTTTAATGAGGTTAATGCAAAGAAAGGTGCTGGTCGTCCACAAGTGGATAATGAGCAAATTATTAACGATCTTCTAGCAAAGCCTGATACTCGTGAACAGTTAATCAAGCAAATTCAATACCTTGCTACTGAGAAGCGTAAAATCGTAAACCTCCAAGACATTTACAAAGATGATGTGAAAGCTACAAAAGAGGCTTTTGGTTTATCTGGTGGGTATATTACCAAACTTGTAGATGCCCTTGTCAAAGATGATGTAAACAAGAAAGTGACAGAAGCGACATTACTGTCTGACCTACTTTCAATCTTCGCACCTAAAGAGGATGATGAAGATCAAGAGCTAGATGAAGACTTCGAAGGCTAATGGCTCAGTATAAACTATACAACGATGGGGATGGTCATGAGTACCTAATCCCCTACGGAATATGGAGTCTGTTCTTAGCAAAGCTTGAGAGATTGGGTGATGATGAGGATGAAGTAGCAAATTACTTAGATAATTTTCAAACTCTTGAGGGTCGAGAGTATGTAATTTTTCTGGAGGAAGATTTAGCAAAGCAATACAAATAAGCCTAGCCTTGAGCTAGGTTTTTTAATAGGAGGTTTAAATGGCTAAAGGATTTAAAATGCGTAAGGCTGGTGTTCCCCAGTATTATGCCAGTGAGATTGATTTCCCAAAGTATAGAAAGGGCGAGACAGTTGTACTATTCGATGCAGATATTTTAGCATTTAAAGTTTCATCTGTTTGTGAGACAAAATACCGATTTACACACAAAGAGAATGGTGATCAGTATGATGCCAAGTCAATAACAGAGTTCAAGGACTTCTTGACAGATGAGAAGGCATCATTAAGCCGTAAGATTATGAAGTTAGCACAACGTAAGCAAGAGGATGGGAAGTTATCAGATACAAATGAGAAGCGTATGGCTAGACTTCGTAAGGAGTTGTTAGAGTGTCCTGAGTTTGAAGATTTTGAACGAGAAGATTTTCAGGTAGCTGATCCTTTTGAGTATTGTGCAAAAACTTTGAATGATGCTTATGATCGTGTAATGAAGCGATTGAAGGCTAAGAAATCTGAGCTTTACATTGGTGGTGATGAGAACTTCCGTTCTGAAATTCCACTGAAAGAAGAGTATAAGGTTTCTGTTCGTAAGGATGGAGTGAGACCTATCCACTTGACAGCTTCTAAAGAGTATCTGATTAAATCAAAGGGTGCTTGGAAGATTAAAGGTATTGAGGCAGATGATATCATTCAGATGAGAGCTTATCAGCTTGCACTACAGGGAGTTAAGGTATATGTATACTCTAACGATAAAGACCGACTACAAGCTTGGTATGCGAATTGGTACAATCCTGACAATGATGAGATTCTTACTTTAGATTCATTGCTTGGAGAGATTACAGCCAAGAAGAAAGGTTCAGGCTTAAAGTGGTTAATGTTCCAATGCTCTCAAGGTGATCCGACAGATGGATATTCACCAAAGGCTTGGTATGCTAAACGATATGGTCAGGTTGGTTTTTACAACGACTTCAATGAGTGTGATACAGTAAAAGGGTTCTTAGAAAAGTTTATTGAAGTCCATCGTGACAGACTTTTACCAGAACCACTATATGAGTGGGACACTTGGGATGGTCGCCATGTTAAATCAAACTGGCTAGGTATCATTGAAATGATGTTCTCTTGTGCTTACATGAAGCTGGAGATTGATGATAAACGAACATTCAGCTCACTGTGCCAAGAGCATGGGGTAGATGCTGGAGAGCTTGTTTGGGAGGTCTACTATGACTGGGATTGTCCAAATGAGGAGCTTGGTTGTGTAAGAAATGTTGGCTCTGATGGAGCTGTTGCAATAAAAGTTTTAGAAGAATTGGAAAAAGGAGATGAAAATGCTTAATGGTGTACATGCAGTTATTAGTTCGCAAGGTAATATCTTAGGATTTACTGATAATTTTAGTATCACAATAGGTTCTCAGAAGGAAAAAGATTACAGCTATCGTATTGATTTAAGAAGTAATTTAGCATTCTTGAAGCGTGGACAGGAGCTAGTAAACCTTAAATTTAAAGGTAATGTGAATATCAAAAAATCTAAAGTTGTGTTTACTGAAGATGGTGATTTTGTATTTTCTATCAAAGGTGTTGTTTTTAAACAAACTAAGTCTCTAAAAGAGATGACTACACACCTTTCTGGTCTACTGGAACTGTAATGGATTTTGGTATGGAGGAGTTGGAGAGCTTAGGAAAACTCCCTCATGAAGACCTTAAAGTATTTCTGACTTGCACAAGCCACATATTCCCTACAGAGGCGAAGTTCATGGCTTGGGTTCGTTCAGGATTACGACAAGGGCTTTGGAATAAGCATCCAGTAAAGATGGAGACATTGAAAGAAAGTCGTAGGAAGATTAAGAACCCTAACCCAAATCCAAGAAAAGGAGCTGAGTTAGTTTGGGGATTTGATTGTGCTTGCTGTGGCAATTCATTCAAGCAGACAGATGTTGAGGTTGACCACAAATCAGGCGAAAACTCATTAAAGAGTATTGATGATCTTGTCGTGTTTTTCAAAAAACTTGTGTTTGTAACTCCCCAAGATTTACAGATTTTGTGTAAGGGTTGTCATAGCATCAAGACATATTCGGAACGGTATGGAGTCTCGTTGGTTACAGCAGAGGCTACAAAGAAGGCTATTGAGGTTTTAAAGACAGATAAGTATAAGAAAGAGTTGGTTAGACTTGGAGTTACAAAATTGATTCCAAAGAACAAAGCTCGTGAAATTCTTGTAAATCTGTACGAACAGGAGATTACAGAAGGAGTAAAAGATTGAAAAAATTTGAGGATTTAAAAACTTGGAAAAAGAAAGCGTTGTATATGGCAACGTACAGAGGCTTATCAGGAGCTGAAATCGCTAGACAGTTAAACATACCAGAGCGTACTGTACAAGACAACCTGAAGCGTCTGAAGGGCATGTACGACATCAAGAAGGTTCAAGCCTTTAGTGATGCTGGAGGTTTTGCTAAAAAGACCAGTGCTAAGATTCTTTTCCATGATATCGAAACATCTTTGGCAGTGTCTTTCCACTTTGGTCAGTGGCAACAGAACTTGGGTATCAAACAGCAAGTACATGAAAGTCACTTACTGTCACACTCTTGGGCTTGGAATGATGGAGAGGTTAAAGGCTCTATCTTGACTAAAGATGAGGTACTGGCACGAGATGATCAACGTCTTGTATTAGAGATTTGGCAACTTCTTGATGAGTGTGATATTTATGTTGCACACAATGGTAAGAAGTTTGATGTACGAAAGATTAATGGTTTCTTCTTGAAACATGGTCTTCCACCTCCATCTCCATATAAAGTTGTAGATACTTTGTTGATCTCTCGACGTAAGTTTGGATTACCTTTCCATAACCTAGCTTACTTAGCTAAGTTCTTGGATGTCACTCGTAAGATTGATAACTCAGGAATTGACTTATGGATTGATTGTGCTTATGGTAAACAGGAAGCATTAGATGAGATGCTGGACTACAACTTAGGTGATATCGTAACTCTGCGTGAGATTTACTACCGCCTGATTATGTGGGACAACGAAGCTGTAAATATGGCTTTGTATGAGTCTGTCGAAGGTCTTGTGTGTCCTCACTGTGCCTCTACTGAGATTTCAAAACTTGGTGGGAAGTACGCTTTCACAGCACAAAGAAAATACCATGTGTACCGTTGTACTTCATGTACAGCAACCCTACGAGGTGGTACTATGGATGGTGAAGATACTAAGTTATACCGAATCATCTAAGTGATGGTTTAGTATACAGAAACAAGTTGTAAAATTGGGAAGTTGTGTTATACTTCCCTCACTATTTAAAGAGGTGTTTATTATGAAAATTGCTGAAGTTGTTGATGTAAAAGAATTTAATCGTTTTATGTCAGAAGAGTTTAAGACTGCTGTTGTAACTTTTAATGGTGCTTGTGGTAAGTCTCCAGAACATGTTGATGATGTATCAATTGCTGTTGATATGATTTTCAATGAGTGTAAGCGTGTTATTGAAGAGTGTGATGAAACAATCAAAGCGTACAAAGAAACGGATCGTAAAGAACGTCTTGATGGTATTGTTGATATCTACTGGACTAACACACAGTTGACAAATCTTTTTGAAGTATTCTCTGCTAAGTTTGGATCAGAGCTTTCAAAAGAGATTGCACATCGAGCTTATGATGACCAACTACAAATTGTACATGCTCGTGATTTAGTCCCACTTGCAATCCAACTTGGTACTGGTACAATCATTACTGGTAAGGCTATTGTAGCTTCAGCAATTCGAATCATGAAGAACAATGAACAGAAGTACACAACTGATCTTGATAAAGCACTTGATTGGGCTGAACGTCTTGAAGAGGGTCAATCAATGATGGGTTACATCTTCAATGGTGTTAAGTATTTCTGTTTGAAACGTGACTCTGACGACTACATTGTTAAGCCTTACGACTTCAAGGCTGTGAACTTGGAGGATATTTAATGGGTGTAAAAGGTACAGATAAAATCTCAGCTCCTGACGTTTTCGTCAGTGAGTGTGAGTTAGCAGTTGGTGATCCAACTATCCAAGCGGTACTCAATAAAATGGGTATTGAATATGTCTTATTTAATTTATGGGGTTTCGATAAAGATCATGTCTACGATTCCACTGGGAAGTTTTATGAAATTTCTGAATGTACTCACCGAACTCGTAGTGGTAAGGTTGTGACAGGCAAACGATTTACAGGTCGTGAGCGAATAGACGATGCTTGGATTGAAGAAGGGAATCCATCTGACAATGCTAAGGTTATTGCACGACAAGATATGTCATATATCCGTGAGATTTCCAACTTAGGCAGACAGATGAAGTCACTTTAATTTTAATCCAGCTTCGGCTGGATTTTTTAGTTTATAGGAGAAAAGAATTGGCAGAAAAAGTGTATACATCAATTATGATGGAAGAGACAAACTCTTACGTCGAAAAGTTTCCAGAGTTTATTGAGGCTATCAAGTTTCAAAAAGAGGATTTATTTTGGACGCATGAAGAGATTAAGATTGAGAAAGATGAAGCAGACTTAAAAGAAAATATCCATGAGGCTGGTAAACATGGTTTAATGTTCAACCAACGACTTTTTACAAAGTATGAAGATGTCATCGGTAATGACTATTGGATTGGTGTTGTACATAAGAGATACAAAAACTCAGAGATTCGTCGTCTGGCTATTTGTTTTGCTGATGTAGAGAACAACATTCACTTCCCATTCTACCGTAAAGTAAATGAGGTTATGGGAACACATACAGACGAGTTCTATGACGCATTTGAGACTGATCCTGTACTAATTGAACGTGTTAAGTTTATGGGTGATCTTGTAGGCTCTAAAGACACACTGGCATCAATGGGTGGATTTGCATTCATGGAAGGGGCTGTACTATTCACTGCTTTTGCTTTCATTAAATCTTTTGGTGTAAATGGTCAGACATTTATCCCTAACTTGATTGCTGGTATCAACATGTCAATCCTTGATGAAAACTTCCACATGCAAACAGCTTGTGAGATTTTCAAGAAGCAGTTGGAGTTAGAGGGTCGTAGTGATGCAGATTTACGAGAACTGAAGCGTAAGATTTTTGCACATGCTGAAAATGTAGTGGCACATGAAGATTTAATCGTAGATGCTATGTTGGCTAAAGGTGATGTACCTTATGCTTCTAAAGTGGAACTTAAAGCTTTTGCTAGACATCGTGTGAATAAAGTTCTTGTGAATCTTGGATTCCCTGAGTTAGCTACATTCGACGAGACTGGAGACACAATCTCTGAGTGGTTCTATAAATTCATGGAAGCATTTACTCACAATGATAACTTCTATGCTCGTGGTCGAAACTACAAGAAAGAGTTCTCAGCTATTGATTTTGATATCTTCTCTGATAAAGAGTATGAGGATGTCTTAGCTATGATCCCTGACGAGTATCTGGATCAAATGGGTATTGACCTGAACAAGAGTTATGAAAAGAATCTTGATGAGGTATTGAAGGATGAAATCAAGGCTTCTCAAGGTAGCTTAGGTTTGACTTTGGAAGAGGAAGAGCAGAGAGTTGATCCTCTATATGTTCCTGACTTCAGTAAAGAGCGTAAAGAGTTGCAAGAGAAAGGGTTAGCACCTGAATGGATGGCAACGGCTGGATGGCAGTTAATGAAGAAGAAATACTTGAATGCTGGATCAAAAACTCCATTTGACCAATATGATCGTATTGCTAAAACATTGGCTCAGTATGCACCAGATGTCTACCCTGATTGGTGGAATGAGATTGATTACTGGAAGGGATTAACTTGGGAACAAGCATTCTTTAAAGTAATGTGGGATGGCTTCTTGAGTCCTTCAACCCCTGTCTTGTCAAACACTGGTACGAATTTAGGTATGTCTGTATCTTGTTCTGGTGGTGTAACAGAGGATAGTGTTGCTGGATTCTACGACCAACGTAAGATCAATGCCTTGCTAAGTAAAGAAGGTTTTGGAACTACAATTGACCTCTCAGAAGTTCGTGGTCGTGGTATGCAGATGAAGGGTGGTATTGCAAATGGTGCGAAGCCTGTAGCTGAGATGTTTGTAGATGATGCCTTAAAGATTAGTCAAGGATCACAACGTCGAGGTGCTGGAGCTTGGTACTACCATGCAACTGGACAAGACTTCCATGAATTGATTCACTTCTTAGAGTATGATACAGATGGAAATAATGGTGGTTGGAAGATTCCTAATGAGTTGATCAACCGAGCAATGTGTGGAGATATGGAAGCTGTTTTACGTCTTTGTAAGATTGTTACTACTCGTCACCACGTAGGTCTTGGTTACATGTTGTTTGAAGATAAGATTAATGTCTTACGTCCTCAAATGTATGTTGATCATGGCTTGATGGTTAAATCTTCAAACTTGTGTACTGAGATTACATTATTCAGTGACAAAGACCACACATTTACTTGTGTACTTTCAAGTGAGAACTTGACACGATTTGATGAACGTCCTGAAATGCTTGCTTTCGTTGGTACTGTATTCCTTGACTGTGTTGCTGAAGACTTTATTCAGAAAGGTCGTAAGGTAGCAGGGCTAGAGAACGCTGTACGCTTCACAGAGAAAGGAAGAGCGTTAGGGTATGGAACTATGGGCTTTGCATCTTATCTCATGGAGAAGGGCATTGAGTACGGTTCTATGGAGTCTATGTGGAGAAACGAGGAAATCTATAAAACGATTAACCGTGAATCTAAGGAAGCTTCTCGTTGGATGGCTGTTGTACTTGGTGAGCCAGAATGGTGTGTAGGTTATGGAGTTCGTAACACACATACAATGGCAATTGCACCAACTAAGTCTACTGGGTTGTTAATGGGTGGAGATTCTGAAGGTATTAACGTACCGCCAGCATTTGTATTTGCTCAAGATACTCCAGCAGGGACTGTATATCGTATTGATCCAACATTCTTACGATTGTTGAAACGTAAAGGGTTATATGTCATTGGAGAGGATAAACGAATCACAGATGAGACAGATGCGTTACTTAAACGTATTTCAGATCAACTTGGTAGTGTTCAGACTCTTACAGATGTATTGACCGATGAAGAACGTGCTGTGTTTAAAACAGCTTACGAGATCAACCAGTTCAAGCATATTGATCTGTGCGCTCAACGTCAGAAGTATATTGATCAGGCTCAGTCTATCAACGTATTTATTGCGAACATGGAAGCTAAGGATATTATGCGTTTGTACTTGTACGCTATGCTAAATCCAATGATTCTTTCTTTGTATTACCACACTGGAATCCGTGATTCTCGTATTGGTGAAAACAAGAATGAGTGCGAATCTTGCATGTGATTAATTAAATATTAAATTAATTGTTGACATTAGATTGATTTAATATAAACTAGGGACATATCCGAAAGGGTGTGTCCCTTTTCTGTTTTTGGAGAGTTTAATATGATTGACAATATCTACATTTTAAGAAAGGCTAACCGTAATCCGTGGCAGTTAAGTTCTTTTGACGGAGTTCCAGTAAAAGAAGGTTCAAAGATAAAAGTTTTAGAGTCTGTAGTATGTTACTTTGATCCTAGAATAACTGGTGTTGTTGAAATTGAAGTTGATGGTGTAGCGTACAAGATTCCAGAAAATCACCCGATAAGTTGGGCATATTTCACAGATGATATGGTAGATTGTGTTGAAGAGTACGGTATTCAACGACTTGAGGATTTTAACTCTTCAGGAGTTGTAGGTGTAAGTATGTGTGAAACTGAATATTTAAATCAAGGTGAAAATGGAAAGCGTCTACAAGAATCTGTAGATCGTATTCGAAAGAATGTTAGTCTTGTTGTGACTAAACCACTTGAAGATCGTTACAATGATTGGATTTTAGAAAACATTCATGTATACGAACTGTTTTGTAAGTTCACATTACAGGCTATTGAGTCTGGGAAGAAAAAGATTTCTCATTGGCTTATCGTAAACCGATTGCGTTGGGAAGTTGAGATTGAAACAAATGGCATGTGTGAAGAGGATAAGGATTATAAGATCAGTAATGATTACATTGCATTCCTTGCACGAGATTTCATTAAGGATTATCCTCAACACAGTGAAATATTTAACTTGAAACAAATGAAGCGTGTGTAGGAGGTAGTATGATTTTATTGGGAGTGCTGATACTTATTGTATTAGTCGTAGTTCTGTTCTTGTGGTGGGACAAGTTTAGTGGATTGGAATTAGCATTCCCTGTTGTAATCTCCACATTGATTTGTTGTGCAATCTTAATACCAACCAACATGGGAGCTAAAGATTCTCTTGGTGATGACAGGATGATCCTGAATGGGTATGTTGTTAAGAAGGAAAAGAGGTTGACATCTTGCAGTCATAGTTACACATGCAACTGTCGTACAACTACTACAGGTAAGGTAACATCAACGACTTGTCAAACCTGTTATGAACACTCGCATGATTATGATTGGCTTGTGAGAAGTACGGTAGGTGGTGTCTATATTGATCGTGTTGATAGACAAGGTGTTAAAGAGCCTAAACGGTTCACAGATGTTGTAGTTGGAGAGCCATTCTCAATAGAGAAGAGTTATTTCAATTATATAAAAGCTTCACCAATTAGTGTATTTAAAGATTATAACGCTTATAAGGATGTACCTATTCCTTCATATCCAAAAATCTTTGATTACTACAATGTAAAGCATGTGGTTTTCTGGAAGAGTCAGTATACTGAGGGTATAGAGGATATCAATAGTATGTTGACAGAGAAGCTAAAAGTTTCTTCTTCAAAAGCGAAAGCAAATGTTGTTGTTATTTTCTATGGTGGAAGTGATGACCTGATTGAAGCAACAAAGGTTAAGCAGTATGGTGGGCGAATAAATGACCTAACAGTTATGATTCGTGCTGAAAAAGATGGACAGATTAAGAAAGTAGGTGTATTCTCTTGGTCTAAGAACGATATGGTTAATGTGTTGTTGAGAGATGAGATTCTGAATTTAGGTACACTAAATGAAGAAAACAATAAAAAACTTGTTGACATACTCAATACAACATTGGTAAAATACTACCAACACAGAGACAACGAAGAGTTTAAATACTTGGAGAGTAACATACAGTTGCCAACTTGGGTTTATGTAGTAGATGTCTTGGTTGTGTTATTAATCTTAGGTGCAAATATTTTTATTCGTAAAGAAATGTGAGGTAAATTATGAACAAGTTGGTAGGTATTTTGGTAGCAGTTGTGATTGGTCTAGCTGTATTGTTTGGATCAACATATTTTAAGTATTATAATTTAGGTGTGACCTATGAGCGACAGGTAAAGACTGTACATGAGAATAACAAAGTAGTTCTCAACTCATACACAACTAAGGTACAGGAAGTGGCTCAAGTGCCAGCAATGTATAAGAATGATCTTCAGGATGTAATTAAAGGTACTTTTGAAGGACGTTATGGTGATAAGGGATCACAAGCTGTATTCCAAATGATCCAAGAGCAAAATTTGAATCTTGATCCTAAGATGTATCAGCAGATTCAACAGGTGATGGAGTCAGGACGTAATGAGTTTAAGACATCACAACAACAACTTGTTGATGTAACTCAGAATTATCAAGCTTCACTTGATTATGCTTGGTCTGGTTTCTGGTTAGGTGTTGCTGGTTATCCTAAGATTAATATGGCTGACTACAAAATCCTTGTGACAGATGATGTAGACAACAAGTTTAAATCTGGTAAAGATGAAGTTATCCAACTTGGAGGATCAAAATGAAAGGGTATTTAGCAGTAGGGTTTTTCTACTTGATGATGGTAATCACTTGGATCAGTAACATTATTCAATTGGTATTCTTTACAGATGGTGGGTTTACAGTGTTGGTTGTATTGAAGATTATCGGTATCTTCCTTGCACCTCTTGGAATGTTCTTAGGTTTCTTAGGTTTCTTCGGAATTTAAACAAAAGGCAATTATCTTTAATTAGGTAGTTGCCTTTTTTATTGTCTATGATATACTCTAATCTATCGAAATAGGAGGTAGTTATGGAACACAGAATGATTGGAGGGTTGTCAGCTAATGTCATTATTATTGATGAATTGTTTCACAATGATAATAACTTTGATGGAGTCCCTAAAGTAGAAAACTTCAGGAATCTGGAAATGGCAAAGTATAAGTCTGAACGAAAGCAGAACAATGATTGGCGTAGAAGAAATAAACACTTTCAAGGTTTGTTTGAAACAGGAGTGTAGTATGGATTTGGTTTTCATGTTTTTATGGATTTTTCCTTATATCTTGTTGGTTAGACTTACAACAAAAGATACTTTGGGATTTTTAACATTAGTCCTGTTGGGATTGATTACTTGGGCTTTATGCCTGTCAGAATTTTTGAAGGTGTCATGATGAAGTTTAAGGTAAATTATTCACTTATCTCTTGGGCTAGTACAGGTGGTAAAGTCTCAAGGACTAAAAAGATTATCAATGCTGAAAATGCTGAAGAGGCTAAACTCAAGGTGTTGAAAGCTACAGGTAATAAAGCATTTAATTTTGTTGTTCAGACAATATTGGAGGAATGAAATGTCTAAAGGTAATCGCATTAAGAAGCAACGTAAGGCTCGTACAGAGCTTTTATCTCAGAAAGGTACAATCACACCAATTGAGTTGAAAAACACGAAGGATCACCATTCCTATTGGATTTGTGGGTACTATTGGAATCATGATGTAATTCTTGTAGAACCTTTCTGTGCTGTCAAGAGATTCCACACTTGGGAGATAACAAACCTCAGTGCAAATGAATTTGAGTTCCATCAAGCCTGTCAGTTGTTGGAAGGTAATGGAACGATGTTAATATTCGAAGATCGTGTAATGGCTTTAGATGCTTGTGAAGCTATTGAAAATCAAAACATACTATTAGAGAGCTTTGCATCATATATGAATGAGGAGCAACTAATTGAGTATTTAAATGGTAAGGAGATGAAATGAGAGAGCAAGAGTTAGAGAAGCGTGTACTGAAAGGTGAAAAAGTTCCTGTACTAATGAAGGGTGTTATACACTATGCTTGGTACATGCCGAAAGAAGATTTTGGGTTCAAGCATACTTTAACGTACAGCCCTATGGTGACAAACAGGATATGCAGATCGTTTAATGATTTACTGTATCGAATGTCAGAGGTTGATCCTAATTGGGTTATAACAGAGGTTAAGGAGGAAGAGATTGATGAGTGATATTAATTTAAGAGCAACGATACGAATCTTAGGGTTCAAGTCAGATAAGCGTACAAAGGCTGAAATGTTTAAAGATGTAAATGTTGGAGATATTATCTCTATGGTAGTTACACTTCAAAGAACTACAGGTCGTCGTGGCACTTATGCAACATACATAAATTGTTTAAATCGTCGTACAGATGCTTTGACTTTGAAAAGCCAAACAGATATAATGAACATATTAGAGAAATATTTCATATATGAACAAGGAGATTTTTATGTTGTTTAACTTTCAAGAGAATCAATATTTAGATGTGTTGAAGAAACTTGACTACCAGATTGAATTAAATAAGATTCGTGGTGGGACTGGGTATGATGTCGATGATCGTACTGGTGTAGGTACTCAAAACACTTTTGGAGTTCAGATGAGATTTGACCTTCGTTATGGTTTTCCTTTGTTTACACACAAGCAAGTGTTTATGCGAGGAATCTTTGAGGAGTTGATGTGGTTCTTACGTGGTGAGACAAACATTAAAACTCTTGTTGAGAAGAATGTGAAAATTTGGAATGAGTGGCGTTACAAGGCATATATCAATGAAACATTCAAAGAGCCGATTTCAAAGGGTCATTGTTGTGCATTCCCTACAATGGAACACTTCATTGAAAAGATTAAGACAGATGAAGAGTTTGCTGAAAAGTGGGGTAGTATTGGTAAGGGTTATGGCTATCAGTGGCGTAAGTTTGGTGAAGTTGTAAACTATAAAGATTATGGCATTGCTAATCCTTTCCTCCCTGAAGGTCATAAAATTGTTACTGGGTTTGATCAGATTGAGTGGGTTATTAATGAGATTAAAACAAACCCAACATCACGAAGATTAATTGTATCAGGTTGGAATCCTCATGATGTTGCAGATGTAGATTTACCACCTTGCCATACACTATTTCAATTCTTTGTGAAAGATGGTAAATTATCTTGCCAGTTGTATCAACGAAGTGCTGACTTATTACTTGGTGTTCCATTTAATATTGCATCTTATGCTTTACTTACACACTTAGTTGCATTAGAATGTGGGCTTAATGTTGGTGAGTTTGTTTGGGTTGGTGGTGATTGCCACATTTACTCAAATCAAGAGCATGGACTGAAAGAGATTGTGAATAACCGTATTGCTTTTGAAGCACCAAGCATCAAGATTAACAAGCGTGATAGTATTTATGACTATACGTGGGAAGACATCGAGATTGTTGGCTATAAGCATCAAGGTAAAGTAGAGATGCCAGTTGCCGTTTAGGTAGCTGGTTCTGGAGGTAGAATGAAAACTTTTGTTGAGAAATACACGCTGATTGCACAAATTAAAGATGCTATGCAATGGTATGAAGCTTTACTGAAAAAGGCTGAGAGTGAACTAAAGTGGTATCACACATGGTTTGCTCCATTCAGTAAGAAAATGAATGCTTGTAACAGAGCAGAGTGGAGAATTTCTATTCTCGAAACTCTTCTACAACAAGCTGGGTTGACTGCAATGCCAACTGTGAAATTAGATTGGTATGAAACTGATTTAATTTACAACCTAAAACCTTATGACAAATTCTTGGAGGAATCTTAATGATTTTTAAGTGTAAAGTTGCACACATTGTAGCTGTTGGAAGAAATGGTGAGATTGGCAAAGACGATAAAATGTTGTGGCATATTCCTGAAGACTTTAAATACTTTAAAGAGATGACCATCGGACATGCTATGATTATGGGTCGTAAGACTTGGGATGGATTGCCAGCACCACTAACTCGTCGATGTGTTCATGTTGTCAGTAAGGATAACTGCAACCCTACATGGAAGAATCCTCTATTGAGTGCATTGGGTAGAGCTAAAGATGCTTGCTTCCATTTAAGGACAAACATTATTTGGGTGGCTGGTGGTCAACGAGTTTATGAGACAACCAGTGATATCGTAGATGAGGTATTCTTAACAAGAGTACATGCAGATTTTGAAGATGCAGATACCTTTTATAAAGTACCTGAAGGTTTTGTATTTGGTGGGTATGTTCAGAAGTCTATCAAGACTAAAGAAGGTTGGGATGTAACATTTGAAAAATGGGTGCGAAAAGATGTTGACAAGAGTTTAAATCTTTTATAGAATACTCACATCAACTGGAGAAACATCATGTTCAACTACAAACAAATTGGATACATCTACAAGAACAATAAAGGTCAATACCTTGTTCGTGTAATCAATCGTGGTTTCTATGACAGAACTCACTATGCTTTACATTTTGTTGATAATATTCAAGATGCTATGTTGTTTGAGCATGAGATTGTTTACTCTGAATCAGAGATTCAATACAGAACATTATTTTCTGAAGAGATTATTTTGGGGTGTGAGAAGATTAAAGTTGAGAGACACACACAGTATTTGAAGCCTCATGAATATAAAATTTTGGAGGATTAATGGCTAAGTTACACAAGCAGTTGGATAAAGACTATCTGGTCTTGTCTGGTTCACACTATTCAGGTTGTGTTGGGTATTGCAGTGAAGTGATCCAATCTAAGCGACATGGTATTATGTTGAAGTTGGAGTTATCAGAAGCAACAATGTGGTTCAATGAAAAAGAGTTAAAGGAGTTTTAAAATGCAAGTAGGTATTATTGGTGCTGGTTCTCCTAGCATAGCTGGATTGTTAGCTTCTATGGCTTTGTCTGGCAACTCATCAAGTGGTCGTGGGTTTCGTTTTGTTTATCGAAATCGACAAGATAATGAATTTCATGCTCAAGTATTTAATGAAGATTCATTAACAAATCGTGCTGATTTCTTGCACTCACTTCGCCTTCGAGATTTTAATTTTGATGAGCAGTGTGCTATCCAATTCTCTCAGTTCAAAGAAACTGAACAAATTTTTAAAGAGGTGATTTAATATGACTAAACAATTTAAACCTATGAAAACTGTAAATGAAGCAATGTCTTTTGAAGATGTTACTTACCCTAAACTAATCTCTGTAAAGTTTGATGGTGTCTATGCCTTAAATCTTGCGAGTAAGTTACTAGGACGTTCTTTAAAAGCAATGAAGAATGTGTGGGTTACTAACCTTTTAAGTAAGGAGAAGTTCACAGGGATTTGTGGTGAGATCATGAACACATCACTTGATGAAGAAGCTCCAGAAGAGTTGAAGATCAACCGTCAAGATTTGTGTCGAAATACTACATCATTTACAGGTGCAATCAAGAAAGAGGATTGGGATTTTGTAATCGCTGTATTTGACTATATTGGTGATGGAAGTGAAGAGTATTGTAAAAAGCCTTACAATCAACGTATGGCAGACTTAGGGCAAAAGTTCACTGATATGGACAATTGCCAATTTATCACAAAGCATGTGTTTGCTGGCATTGTATATCAAGAGTTCATGGCAGATGGTGTTCAGTTTATTTTCCCTGAACCGAAGATTGTGCAAGATGCAATTGATGCTGAATACATTTACAACCTTGCAATTGATGAAGGTCACGAAGGTATTATCCTACGAGAGATTGAAGGTATTTATAAGTTCGGACGAGCTACCAAGAAGTCTCAAGAGATGATTCGATTCAAGCCAAGTGATGACAGTGAGATCATCATCACTCATTTAGAGCCTATGTTTGAAAACAACAATGAGGCTAAGATTAATGAGCTTGGACATACAGAGCGATCATCTCATAAAGAGAATAAAGTTCAACTTGAAATGGTTGGTGCTTTAGTTGGTTATGATATTAATACAGGTGAAGAGGTTCGTATTGGAGCTGGTAAGCTTACCCATGCAGAGCGATCTGAAGTCTGGTTATGTCGAAGTGATTATGTTGGTCGTCTGGCTAAATACCGATTTATGGCTACAGGGATTAAAACGAAGCCACGACATCCACGATTCATCTCTTGGCGAAATGTTGAAGACTTGGATCAGACGGTGATTGATTTTGCATCTGAGAAGCGAATCTTCTTGAAAGAGTAAAAACTTTCATAAAGTTGTTGACCTGTTATATGCTTGTGTATATAATGGGTCTATTCCGTTAGAGGTATAAAGAATGAAGATTAATGTATTAACTCCAGTGGATGTATCATTCATTGCAGATAAAGCTAAGGTTATGGTTGAATCATTTAGAGCAAAACTAATTGCTGAGATTAAATCAATTATGCCTTTAGGATATTCTTTGTGTGGTGATGGCAGTTGGATTGTAGTATGCTCAACAGAAGGTGCTAGACCAGAGCATCCTATACTTAGTTCAAATGTTATTGCATATAAACACAATGGCAGAATCTCTTATGAGAGTAAAGCTACACCTAATGAGATTTATCGTATTAGTGGTATGCTACAAATTATAGCTGGCGTTGACTTAACAATTCTTGGCAACTTTTCAATTTTAAACTGAGGTAAATTAAATGACTCTTACACCTACTCCTGAACAATCTAAAGTAATTGAGTTGGCTTTGGATTACGAAGACCTAAAGATTAATGCTTTTGCTGGTGCTTCAAAGACAACAACGCTGACAATGATTGCAAATGCAAAACATGAAGAGGGTGGTAATGTTGGTATGTATCTTGCATTCAACAAAGTCACAGCTCTTGAGGCTGAGAACCGATTCCCAAACTCTGTAGAGTGTAAGACTGTACATAGCTTGGCTTACCGACACACACCAAAAGATTTAATTTCAAAATTGAATCTACAGAAAGTCTTCCCAAAAGACTTGGGGCTTATGTACAAGTTTAATGGTACATTTGTTGAGAATGCTGTTGGTGATCGACGTTATATCAGTGTTGGTGCAAAGGTTAGTATGATGAATCGTACAATCTCACGTTTCTGTAATAGTGCTGATGATGAAGTATCACGAGATCATTTGGTTCGTATGGATTGGATGAGAACTCCTGTAGGTAAGGAATACGATTTAGAGGCTATCTATAGCGAAGTTGTTGAACTGGCTAAGATACACTGGCAAGAAGTGATTAACCCTTCTAGCATCATCCCATTGACACATGAAGCATATCTGAAGTTGTACTCAATGAGTGGGCGAAAGATTATTGCTGACTACATTATGATTGACGAGAATCAAGATTCTTCTCCTGTAATTCTGAAGATTGTAGAGTCTCAGAAAAAAGCTCAGAAGATTTATGTGGGTGATCGTTACCAAGCAATCTACGGATGGCGTGGTGCTATTAATGCAATGGATATTGTGACTGGGACAGATGTATACTTAACAAAATCTTTCCGATTTGGGAATAATGTTGAGAAACTTGCTAACCTACTTCTTGATCATGTGGGTAATGAAGTTCCTCTACATGGTAATGGTAGCTCTGAAGGAATTACATATAATGGCAATATGTCAGTACATCCTGACGCTGTTATCTGTCGGACAAATACAGGTGTCATTAAGAATATTTTTGAGTATAGTGATCGCTACCCACACTTAGCTATTGGTGCTAGTTGTGACTTACGAGAGATTGAAAAGTTTGTCTATGCTTATACAGATTTATCAATGGGTAAGAAGGTTGAACATCAATTATTGTTTGCTTTCAATACCGTGAGTGAGTTAAGAGACTATTGTGAAGAGAATCCAGAGGATATGGAAATCTCAGGTCTTGTTAAGTTGATTGACAAGTTTACACCAAAAGGGTTGTTATCAGCCATTAAGAAATGTGATGCAATCAAGAAGCCAGATATTATGGTGACTACTGCACACAAATCAAAAGGGTTGGAGTGGGATAATGTATTGATCTACAACGACTTCTTTTATGATGTTGGTGAAGATAATATTACTATCGACAATGAAGAGTTGAACTTACTTTATGTGGCTTGTACTCGTGCCAAGAAGCATATTGACATTATTGGTATCAGTGACCTGATTTATCAATTGCTGAAGAACAAGGGTGATAAAGCAGAGCTTACACGACTTGGATTCCATAGTGAAGATGATGAGTTCTGTGGTGATGAAGTTGCTCAGGCAACAGGTGGAGTTCTTGTTGGTATTAAGGGTTTGGATGTGTTTAGTCCTCATGAACTAAATGTAGAGGCAAAGTTAAAAGGTTTTATTGATCGAACTTGTTCTGTAGATCATAAGATGGATGCTGAGTTACAGGAAAATGGGATGGGCTTATCAGATTTTAGTTAGGAGGTGTTGTGAGTAAAGAAGTTCAGGTGATTATGGGAGTCTGTCAAACAGACTTCTACAATCATAAATTATTTGAGAGTATTGAGGATGGGCTACATGAAGGCTTAAAACTTTATCGAGAAGGTCGGTATGAGTATGTAGGTGTTGCAGTTGAGCAAAAAGAAGATGGTAGGGTTACACCAGAATTTATCTCTGAAGCTTACCAGAAGTTCATGGCAGTCTCATTTGGAGCATTGGCGTTAGTTCGCCCTAAATTATTTCAGTTAGGAGTTTAATTATGTATTTACATATTCGTGCAGATTTTGATGAAAACGGTTTAAGTTCAAAGGTTTGGACTAGCTTAGATGATTTTGTTGCAGATAAACTCTGTGGTGATTTTGATAACTATGTCGAGCTTGAGAACTACCTTAATGAGTGTAAGGAGTCAGGAGAAGAGCCTGAATATTATCCTAAGTATATTTATGACCTCATTAACAATGGTGAGGCAGAAGGTGAATGGGATGCAGAAGAGTTCTATGAAATTAAAGGTACAGCATCACAGGGGATTGTCTAATGTATACATGTTTTGATAGTTGGTTTGAGGAAGTAAAGGAAGTTGCTGACGAATGTGGTAAGTATATTGACAACGCCAGTGACTTTGAACATTTTTATAAACAAGGTTTAAGCCCAGATGATGCTTACAACCAGTGGATTTTGGAGGAAGGTAATGAGTAAGAAGGTTATTTTATTTAATGGTGCGCCTAATTCGGGTAAGGATGCTTCAGCATTAATCATGAAAGAGTTGTTCGGGTTTGGTTCGATTCATGCTTTTAAAGATGAATTATACAAGGCAACAGCAAAACACTTTGACGTTGATCTTGACAAGTTTATTGTGATGGCTCGTGATCGGGTACTGAAAGAGACCAAGACACGAATCTTAAACCACAAGAAGGGTATGAGCTTAATTCAACGTATTAAATTCTTTGTGAAGAGTTTGTTTACAATGGTTGGTCTTACACCACGAGAGGCTTTGATATTCGTTTCTGAGAAGATTATTAAACCACAACACGGTAATGATTTCTTTGGTAAGCAATTATCAAACACAATCAACCTAAGTAAAGGTGACATGTTCTTTATCCCTGACTCTGGTTTTGTTGATGAGTTACGTCCTTTAGTGGAAGCTGGGTATGATGTCCATGTAGTTCGAATCCACCGTGATGGAACAAGTTTTGAGAATGATTCTCGTACAGAAATGACAGATGAAATCTTAAAAGAGTTTGGCATCAAGGGTTATGATTTGTATAACAACGGAACGATGGGAGACTTACGAGATGGGTTACTCTCAATCGCTACTAATCAAATTGCTTTAGGGAAGAATAAACTATGATGAAATTTTTAAAATCTAACCCAATCAAGGTTATCATCCTTGCAGTGTTGGCTCTGCTTACACTTACGAGTTGTGTACCTCAAAAGGCTCACAGTGCTGTTGCAATGGCTCGTAGTCCTGTTGTTTCAGTTCGCCCTAGTGTTAGTGTGCCAAAGGTAAATAGTCCAGTAGTGAAGCCCACAAAGCCAACTACGAAGGGTGTGGTGAATCATACTGCTACGGCAGTTATCGCATCACAATTAATCCCAACTGTATGTACAGAGAAGGGTAAAGAAAAGAACCGTTGTGTGAGGAAATAATGAAATTAAGTCGTCACTTTGTTTGTTACGATGGTGTAAGGATACATCGTCGTCTATTCTCTTGCAGGGAGTGTGGGAAGCCTTGTTCACCAAGTCGCTATAAACCATATAACAAAAGCCCTGTATTGAAGATAGCCACCAGTTATGGATGTGGTGAGTGTGATGTAAATTTTGTGACGACAAGCTAAAGGAGAATGGCTATGTCGTTTAGGAATGTAATTATTGCTACTATCTTATTGATTATTATATTAAATAAATCTTTGGATGATTTTGATGAAATATTAATTGGAGAAAAGAGCAATAAAAATGAAATTAGTTATTGACAGAATTTAAAACTGTTATATAATGACTGCACAAAGTAACCAATACTGGTTAAGTAAATTATCTTGGAGATTGAATTATGAATACTGTTATCACTGCTACTAACGCTACTGCACCTATCATTAAAACTTTTGTTGAGCCTGAAGTAATTAAACAATTCCGTAAAGATTTGAATGTACATCTTGGTTCTTTCCGTGAAAGTATTAAGCTTGACATTGCTTCAATGTTTGATGCTTGTCTATGTGTTGAGTTATCAGATGCTGTTAAGGCTACACCGTTAATCACTTCAGTTAATGCTGATAAGTTCTTACTTCTTGTACGTTCGAAATATAATTTTGGTTCTACGTTCTCTTTGAATCTTGCTAATGCAATTACTCAGTTGAACCTAGCTCTAGTAGCTAAGAAACCTGTAGCACAGTTTGCTAATGTTCCAGCAGAACAAGCACACTTACTACCTTTATATATTTCAGGCAACTCTAATGAAGTTGACTATGAAGCAATTGCTGGTATGTGTTCACATGTTAGCTTTGAAAGTGCAATGAATTGCTTGGTGTTCTTCTACGGTCTACGTGTTGAACATGCTAAGAAAATCTTCAGCACTTTTAACGAAATTTAATTCTCAAGGGAGGGCTTCGGCTCTCCCTTTTTTATTGCTTAAAATATTTGTTGACAACCAATTAATTTAATATATAATTAAATCCATACAGACAAACCTTTGAAGGAAAGGATCATGAAAAAGTACAACTCACTACAACTTATCTTAGAAGCTTTTGGTATTGATAAATCTACACGACCTATTGGTCATGGAAACTATTCAAGAGCTTATGTGACTAAGCGTGGGACTATCTTAAAGTTCACCATTGATGAAACATATATGGCTTATATTGATGCTGTTACAGCTAAACCTAATGAATTAGCCCCAGAGATTCTTAATAACTTTGGTGAGGTTGCTAAAGTGTTGTGTGAAGACTGGGATGGTCGTGCCAATGTATTTAAGGAAGTGCCACTCTTTGCTGTAGAGTTACCAAAGTACAAGCATGTTTGGACAAGTGAAGATGTACCTAATGTTGATGCTTTGCATGAGGCTATGGGAAGCCTAGAGTACCTTTGCTCTTACAATATGATGAATGATGGTTGGTCATTTGAAGAGAATATTGCGAATATGGAAGAGAATTTTGCACCTATTATTCGTGCTGGGGTTGACTCATTACAGATGTTTGACTTCATACATTTAGTACATAAGCTACAGGATGATCACAACGCATTTAACGATATGCACTCAGACAATTTCATGTGGGATTCAGAGAACAGTCGTCTTGTCGTGACTGATCCTATTGGAAGTCGTTCACACCGATCTTCATTAAACACGATGTCTACTAAAGCTTCTCGTAGTGAGGTGTACAGTCGGTTGGATATGGACAAGATTACACAAATATGTGACTTACTTTCATACAAGAAGGTTGACACACTATTTATTAAATTTGCTGGAGGTTTAGCTAAACAGGAATCACTTGAAAATAAACGTGTAAACAGCTTCAATATTGAGGTTGTCAAGAGTCCTATGTTCCGTCATGTCAGAAAGAGAATTGAGAAAGAGTGTATTGAAAATGGCTTGGCAAAGAATAATGTTGTTTGTAGACTTTTAAACCTTGATTGGAGAGATACAACTGAAATAATGGTTGAAATTCGAAATCAACGTGCTATAATGGGTTTATCTTTAAAAGGAGAAGATGAGTAATGAACTTAATTAAATCTAAATTCAAAAATCAAGTAGATCGTAACGGTAAGGTTGTAGAGATCGAAGTTCGTAAATATCAGCGAAGTGTGTTTTATAACAACCTTTGGGATAAAGACCCAGCTTTAGTTAAGAGTCGTGGGGCAGTGTTTATCGGTGGTGAACAGGTTGTTTACCCTATGGACAAGTGCTTCAACTTTGGTGAGAATAATACTGGTGTAGATTTACCAAAAGATAAGAAGGTCTTAGCATTTAAGAAGTTGAATGGATACATGTTGAACTTAACTCATGTTCCTAATGTTGGTTGGATTGTTTCAACTACAGGTGATGCTTCGATCATTGGTAATGAGTCTACAAATGATTTCATTAATATGGGTATTGAGTATATAGATAAGTTTGAAGCATTCTCATACTACATGGACTTGTTACATAGTCAAGAAGATTTGCTTGGATCAGATATGCTTACGGTAACTTTTGAAGTGTGTCACCCAAATGATCCTCACATCGTCGTAGAGGAGTTTGGACTACATCCTATATGTTACCAGTTCAATGGCAAAACTTACCCATTAGAGGTCGAAGGAGAGCCAATTGAGACTACTATTCAAGGAATCCTTGATATTGTGAAAGGTGTGAAGCATGAAGGCTTTATGGTGTATAATACTGAAGGGAATTTGATCTTTAAGTTAAAGTCTCCTTTCTATCTTTCAAAGAAATGGATTCAGCGTGGTGGCTCTAAGAAAGTTTGGTCTGGTGCTTATAAAGAAAGACTTGACGAAGAATACTACCCTATTGTACAATACATTCGAGTTAATTATAAGAAGCTTGAGTGGGATGAGATGGGAGAGGATGATAAGTCTGAAGCATTCTTGAAAGCTTATCAATATTGTTATGGAGGGAGTTAAATTGAATAAACCTAACGGCTTTAAAACACTTTGGTTAGTGCGTGGAGTGTCAGGTGCTGGGAAATCTACTGTGGCAGAGATGTTGGGTTATTACCTACCATCTGCTGTCATGGCAGAGGCTGATCAGTTTCGATATGTTGATGGTGAATATGCTTGGGATAAAGTACCAAACCATGTTGCACATTCTGGTTGCCGTAAGGCTGTCAAGAAAGCAGTAGAGGAAGATGGTATGCACAATGTTGTTGTTGCTAACACATCTACTCGAAGCAAGGATGTTAATTGGTACAAGAACTATGCACAACGTAATGGATATCGTTTTATTTCCATCATTGTGGAGAATCATCATGAGACAGGAAATGTTCATGGTGTACCTGAAGAAACCTTATGTCGTATGGAACAAGAGATTTTAGGGAGTATTAAGCTAAAATGAGTAAGGTTCATACCATTGTTGTTATTCGGAATGGATCGTTCAACACCTCCTTTACAGCAAAGTCTGTAGAGGAGCTGGAAGACTATCTACCAACCTCTATGAAAAGTAATTTGAAAAATGCAATTTACTATGGACAAGAGAAGTTTTATCAAGGTGAGACTAAGTATAACTTACTTTACTCATGTTGGGATGTAATGATTTAGGAGGATGTGATGGGTATTTACGACTACAGTGTAAATGCAACTGACGATGAATTCGTTCAGATTGATATAAAAGAGAAGGATTGGGAGCTTATCCAAGAGAAATTAGATTTCCTGAATGCTTTAGAGGCTCATGGAGTTGACAATTGGGATGGTTACTCAGAAGCTCATCGTGAAGTTTATGGAGGTGATGATGAAGATTAGTAAAAGCTTACGAAAGGTTATTGTCTATAAGACAATGAATCGACGAATTTCAAGTATTATCAAGGACTTGGAAAGCAAGAAAGAGAACTTTTACTTTAAGTCAGGAAGCCAATATAGTAATTGGACAGTGACTGAATTAAAAGCACAGATGGCTATAAACAGCAATCGAATTTTATTTATCCGTAGTAAGATGTTGGAGGTGAAACGTGGGACGTAAATTAGGTACTTCAGATTTACATTTAGGGCATACAAACATTGTAAAGTTTACAAATCGTATTGAGGCTATGGATCGTGATGGATTTATTGTGCCTAACGAACTTCGAGTGCCTTACTTTAACGGTACTTTGAGTGACGAACTTCGTCGTAAGGTTACAGACATTCACGATGCTTGGTTAGTACATACATTGTACACTCAAATTGAAGATGGTGATGTGGTGTATCATTTAGGTGATTTATCTTTCACTAAGGATAAAGATAAGTTAAAACGGTTTATAGATGGATTGAAAGGTGATTGGTTATTCATTCTTGGTAATCATGATAATGAATCCCATATTCGTGAAGCTTGCAAAGGTACTCGTCATAAGGTGCTTGGACACTACCACGAGGTTTCCATTAACAAGACTAAGGTTTGCTTGTTCCATTTCCCTATAGCTGAATGGCATCAAATCCATCGTGGCTCATGGCATTTACATGGTCATCTGCATGGTATGAAAGGTCACGGAGATTTCATCCTCCCTGACATGGCTAGACGTTTAGATATAGGTATTGATGCTCACCCTTCACACAGAATCTTTGATCTTGAGGAGTTGGTAGGTGAAAAAGCATAGACCTCTAAACGGCAACTGTAATGACTGTGGTGGTATTGGTACGGTTGTGGCTGGGTATTGGCACTCTGGCTCTTACATCATCGTGGATGGTCGAAAGAAGTTAGACACTAAAGGGCATTGGGTTACTAGCTGTACTAAGTGTGGTGTACGATGAATGCTGAGTATTATGCAAGACTGAGGTACGAGGAGAATAGGAATTATAAGTCTCCACGTATTTACTTTCTCAGGCAGATTCCTACACCATTAATATCTAAAGGTAAGGTTGAGTACAGGAACTTCAGTAGTTTGCAACACAGAGTCACTTTGCATGAAACTATTGGCACACCTAGATATTGTGAATGGGGTGCTGACATTCAAAACTGTAAGGTAGTTTATACTTATTTCTGTTTGGATGTAGTTGTACTGTGTACACCTAGAGGTATTTACAGGCTCTATTACTACTATGAAAGTGGAACTCATGATGAAAGTCAAAAAGTTGCCAGAGATATATTATGGAAAAGATTATTTAGTTTAAAAAATTAATTAAAGGAGTTGAGCGAAAGTGCTTGACTCCTTTTTTATTGTCTGTATAATCGTACTCATAGACAAACAAACTAACTCGGAGAAAGAGATGATTCACACAGAAGCAGTTATTCACAGTGTACTTACAGCTAAAGGAACACAGGCTTTGGTAGATGGAAAGACGCTTGGTAGCTTATACACATTGGATGAATCTAATGTTGGGTTGAAGGGTTTAAGTCCAGCCTATGCAAGAAAACTGCACAATCGTACTTTGAAAGGATATCTTCAGACTTGCTACCAAATCAACGGACAAGTTAATACCATCCTAATGAAGATGGTTCACAACTTTGCCATGATTACAGGATTGATTGAGGTTGGTATTATTGACAGTGATAAATTTATGGAGGTATTCCCTAAGTTTGTGGCTAAAATGTATGCTACAGAGAAGACAGCAAAAGAGTTTGAAAACATAGAATCTTTTGAGGAGCTTGAAGAGTATTATGTAGTTTATTATAATGACCAATTTGGTGTAATTAACCGTGATAAGTTCACCGATCTTGTTCCAGATGTTAAATCAGGTTGTTGGGAAGGTGGGTGTGATAAAGAGAAACTGAAAGAGTTACGAGCAACTAAACAGGCAAAGAAGCAATTGTTTTACACTAAGTCTTGTAAAGTTGATAAAAAGATTGTAGTTGTTTGTAAGGTTACAGGTGAAATTTTCACAGTATTCCCTAGCACAAACTTCAATCACCGTAAGTTTTCGGATCAACATCGTGGTATGTCATTCGATGAAATTAAAAATCTTGTAGAGTTGAAGTTCTATAAAGAGAAAGATTTAGAATGGTTTAAACAATTTGAAACAGAGGTTAAAGTATAATGGCTAAGTTCCTTAAACAAAATCAAGTGAAAGTCGGCACTACAATGTATGTGACACACCCAAAGTTCAATGGGATTGAATGTAAGGTAGTTACCTCTCGCCCTGTACTTGATACATCGAATAGTTGGGCTTTCACAAAGTTTAAATACAAAACTGTAAGCCACCATTCAATTGAAAATGGTAAAGCTGTACCATTGGAGGCATTCTTTAAAATTCGGGGAGAATGGAAAGAGCGTGATGGTTATTGTGGAGATGATGGCATTCCAGATAAGGATGGGGTGTTTAACTATAAGCAAGAGCGTCGAGCCTTCCCTACACTCAACAAAGCTTTAGAGTATTGGGTGTCACAACAAACACCTGAGAACAAAAAGCGTTGGAAAGAGGAAGATGCAAGAAATTCTGATTGGGATTGGTAAATAGTTGTTGACAACATGCCTTGAGGGTGGCATAATACCCTCATCAAGACAAACAAACTATCTGGAGATTGAAGTGAAGAAAATGAATGCACCACGTATTGAAGCTGACACACATAAAGATGTACTTGAACAGCGAGAGCGTCGAAAGTTAAATGGTCGTAAGAAGCATAGTGGTGGAGCTGGTAAATCTAAACAGAACACAAAATGGTATGATCACTGGGATTAATCTCTCAGTGCAGTTAAAACCTTTTAAATTATTTGGAGTGTAAACAATATGAAATTCATTAAATTCCCAAGCCTAAACAATGTTTCAAGTGCTATGTCTGTCAACCGTGTAGAAAATGCAGGGCTTACAGCTCCTAATGTACAGTGGATGGTTACTGAAAAGATTCATGGTGCTAACTTTGGTATCTACAGTGATGGGGTTCAGATAAAATCAGCTAAACGTACAGGTTTTGTTGAAGATGGTGAGAACTTCTTTGATAGTCGTCGAGTGGTTGAAGATCATTCACCGATCATCAAGAACCTTGCAAAGACAATCCTTGAATCACTTCGTAGTGCTGTACGTGTTTCAATCAACAAAGATATTGTTGGAAGCCCTTATGCTATTGTGTATGGTGAGTTGTTTGGTGGTAGTATTCAAAAGAATATGCCATATCAAGAGAAACAAGATTTTTGTATCTTTGATTTTGTTATTGTCCTAGATGATGTAAATAAAGATATCGTAGAGGAAATGTTTGAAACTGGAGTGATTAGTGGCATCAACCATGTTGAAGATAAGTTGATCCTTGCACCATCAAACAAGTTATTTATGTTTGAGGATATGAAGCGTCACGGATTGCTGACAGCACCATTGTTGAAGGTTGGAACATTTGCTGAGTGTATGGCTGTATCAAACGATTTTGAATCAGTATTCACAGACAATGCTCGTGTCAATAACTTACAGTTGAGTGAAGAGTTCCGTAACCTTCGTTGTAAGTCTGAAGGTTTGGTTATCGAGCCAGTAGTAGGATTGTACATCTCTCAACAGCGTGTATACCTGAAGAATCGTTCTGTTAAGTTTGAAGAAAAGAAGAGTGAGCCGAAAAAGAATGTAACTCAAATGCAGTTAGATACTCTTTCACCCAAAGCTATCTTTGTTCTTGAACACATTGAAGATCGAATCTGTGAAAACCGATACAACTCTGTAGTGAGTAAAATTGGTGAGGTTAGCATCAAGGACTTTAACATGGTATCTGGATTATTACTTCAGGATGCTTTGGAAGACTTTGAAAAGGATGAGCTTTATGATATGGATACAGACACTGTAGGTAAAACCTCTGTGTACTTAGATAAGGCTGAATATAAAGCAGTATCAAAAATTGCATTATTTTCTATCGGAAACCTAATTCGCCCATTGCTTTTAGTAAAATAAGGTAGTACAATACTCTCATGGTGTTCGGGAATAGTCTTGGACACCAACATCAAGGAAATTGAAATGAACAAGTTAAAAGATATTATCAAGAACTCAAACTCTCGTATGATGGTTGTAACATTTGTGAAAGCAGATGGAACTATTCGTACAATGTATTGCAAGAAGGGTGTTAAGCGTTTTAAACCTCAGACATCTAAACGTACATACATTAAGGTTGCAAGCCGTAAAGGTGTAAAGATTCGTGGGTATAAGGTAAAGGATTTGGATATTGTTCGTGTTTTTGATTGTGAGAAGAAAGAGTACCGTTGCTTTAAGATGTCAACTGTGGTACGATTAACTTGTGGTAATAAACTGTGGAGTGTTGAAAATGCTTAGTGTAATCAAAGCTAAAGGTGATGTACTTGTACCTGAAACATATCTAAATCAAGCTGATGCAGATCGTGATGTGTTTGTTGTTCAAGGTTGTAATGCTCAAGGGGTTATGGGTTCAGGACTTGCTAAACAAGTAAAGTCTAAATTTATTCGGGCATTTGAGGCTTATCGAAAAGATTTTAATAAACCTCTGACTGATGTTGAGAAGAAAGAGCTTCTTGGAAAAGTCTCTGTTGCTAGGTATGACAGACCAAATGGTTTAAGTAACTTGATTATTTGTAATGCAATTACACAGTTTACTTACGGATTTGATAAGCGAGTTCGTTATACAAGTTATGATGCTGTTGACTTGGCTGTGGTAAATTTAATTAAGCGTATTTCAGCAATTAAAAATCGTAACTCAAGTGTTGTTATTGCAATCCCTAAATTGTTTGCATCTGATCGTGGTAATGCTGACTGGGGTGTTGTTAAAAAGATTATTAAGAGTCGTTTAGAGGATTCAAGCCTTTATGTAACCCTTTATATTGTGGAGCATGACGTATGAGTAAGAAAAAATTCAACCGTGTAGAGTTAGAGTTCCCAAACAACCTACATGATGGTAAGCTATTGGCTACAGCATACAGTGAGTTTGGACAAGGTTGGCAAATACCATTGCGTAACATGACACCAAATGATCTTCGTCGTATTGCTGATGAGATGGAATTGCTTGGAATCGAACCTGATGAATTTGGAGGTGCAAGAAAAATATGTCAATGAGTATATACAAGAACACCATTAAGGGTGTAGTATATGAGATTCGTGAATACAACTGGGGTCGTAATGAATATGACCTCATTGTTGACGGAAGTATGAAGTTAGACAGCAAATGTAAAGATGAATGCTTTATGAAAATTTTGGAGATGGCTGGAGATGACAATGACAATGGCAAAAAATAAAATTACTTTGAATGTTAAAGGTGTTCGAGGTGATCGTAGTATCCCTTTTGTAGTTCATCATTTCAATGATGGCACATACCAAGTTCGAGTTCCTAGTATCTCTCGTGAAGAGCTTACACCAGTATTTAAAATCAGTTGTTTTGTGGATACTTTAGATGACCTGATTATTGTAGGTATGTTGACAGATATCATAAAACGTAATACTCGTCTTGATCGTGCTTGGGTTGAGTTAGAATTAACATCTCCAGCATACACACGTTATGATCGTGTAATGCACGAAGATCGCTCAGATGCTCTTGGTTTGCTTGTGTTTGCCAATATGGTTAAGGCAACTGGTGTTGATGATGTAATCCTGAATGATCCTCACAGTGAGGTTACAGTACGTGTACTGAAGGCTTTAGGTTTGTGTGTTGATGTTAAACACCAGAAGGATTGTCTACTTGAAGTTATGTTCCCGAATGAATATGATCGTAAGAGTAAGACCTTTGACAACATCAAAGAGAATTACATCATCTTCTGTCCTGATGCTGGAGCTAAAAAGAAACTTGGAGATGTTGCAGACTTTACTTGCTATAAGGATCGTGATCCAAAGACAGGTAAGATTCGAGGTTTTGGTATTGAACACTATGATGACCTATCATTCTTAAATGAATCTCGTCAATCAATTTTAATTATTGATGACATTTGTGAGAAAGGTGGAACATTCTTAGGTACTGTTCAGGCTATTAGAGATGCTGGTTGTACTTTGCCTGTTAGTCTTTATGTGACTCATGGAATCTTTCCTGAAGGCACACCGTTTGAAGATTTAACAAAAGCTCTTGATGCTATTTATGTACACAGTATGCCAGAAGATGCTCACTACCGTTGTGCTTTAAACATATCTCGTGATGGTGGAACTTTTAATTGTGTAAATATTTATAAAAGTTTCTAAAAGTATTTGACAAACAGTGTTGAGGGTGTAATAATACCCTCATTGAAACAACAAACCAACTCGGAGAAATATATACATGAACTTCAATCAATTCTTTGAAAAATTTGAAGGTGCTACATCAACTTTAGCTAAACAGGCTATTATGGAAGAGTATCTGTCAAATCAAGTACCAGCTTTAAACCCATTCCTGTATTGGACTGACTCTTACAAGATTTCACACATCACTTTTGAAACAAAAGGTGTTGAGAATATCTACTCGAATGCTACAGCTCGTTTCTGTAAATATATGCGAGAGCTTCTTGGTGAGCATTATGATGATACATTTGTTGTGTTTGGTATCCAATGGATGATGATTCGTTTTCACTTGATGGCTAAGAATGGTTTCTTTGCTCGTGATAAAGATGAAGTTATGGATGAAATGCGTGATGTCCTTACACCTTATATTGGTCAGGATCGCTTCAAGCATTTTGAAGACCTACATGATATGCAGTATGTGCCTTTGATTGTTAAATCAATTGACGAAGGTTCTGTGATGCCTATCGGTATGCCTTTCTACACTTGTGAAAACACTGTGAAAGAGTTTGAGTGGTTAGCAAACTTCCTTGAGTCTGGTATGTCTACAGATACATGGAAACAAATGACAGTTGCAACTATTGCTTATGCTTTCCGTAAGATTAGCAATCAATTTGCAATGGAGACACAAGGTAATTTGGATGGTGTAGATTTCCAAAACCATGACTTCCATACTCGTGGAGCTAGTGGTATGGAATCTGGAGCTGTAGCTGGTGTGGCGTTCTCTTTATCTTCTTTAGGTACAGATAACCTACCATCATTGTGGGCTTCTCGACACTTTTACTTTTCACGTAACACTAAAGAACGTCAGTTCCAAGCGTCAGTCCCTGCTGGTGAACACTCAGTTACTACTTTGGGTATTCTAACAGAACAACGTCGAGCTGAAGCACGAGGAGAGGAGATTTCATTATCTGAAGCAGAGCGTCGATATACTCAGTGGATTATGAAAGAGCAGTTCCCAACAGGTATTGTATCTTTTGTAGCTGACAGTTTTGATTACTGGAACTTCATTACTGAGATTGTGCCTTCGTTGTATGATGATATCATGGCTCGTGATGGCAAGTTTGTAGTACGTGGTGATAGTGGTGATCCTGTACATATTATTGCTGGGTACAAGATTCTTGATCTTGACTCTAAAGATAGTGTACGTGGACGATTCCGTACTATTGAGCAGTTGAAATACAACACTCATTTATGGTGGGAAAATGGCATTGAGGTTATTAAGTTCAATGGTGAATATTACAAACTCAACTCAAAATTCTATGAAAATGGTATTTTAGAGACAATCAATGAAGAGAAGATTTCTCGTGAAGAGGCTCTTGGGACAATCGAATGTCTTTGGAATATCTTTGGTGGTGAGGTAAATGATCTAGGATTCAAACACTTAGACTCACACATTGGGATGATTTATGGTGATGGTATTACTGTTCATCGTTCTGTTGATATCTTAACTCGTCTTCGTGACAAAGGTTTTGCATCAACAAATATTGTTTTTGGTGTAGGTAGTTATTCATTGAACATGCTTTCTCGTGACCATCTTGGTATGGCTATTAAAGCAACCAACGCCATCGTAGATATTGAAGGAACTTTGACAGATACACCAATCTACAAAGAACCGAAAACAGATATGAGTAAGAAGTCTGATCGTGGTTACTTAGTTGTCCTGAAAGATGATGAAGGTAATTACACCAAGAAAGATTTACAATCTCGTAAAGCAATGCTTGAGATTGGAGAGCTAACAACTTTGTATATGAATGGTCAATTCCATAAGTTTACAAATCTTGGGAAAATCCAAGACCGACTGTGGGCTGAAAAGCCTGAACCAAAAGAGGTGGTTGAGGAGACTGTAGTATAATATTGAAGGGAGGTGAGCTTAGGCTTGCTTCCCTTTTTTGTTTCTGGTACAATTTATTTTTATTTGGAGGATTTATTATGGATGTTGTAAAATATTTAACACTACAGGAAGTGGCTCATGAAGACAAGGCTCTGAGATTACCTAGCTCATTTGGCTTTGTAGTACACCCAGACGGACGTTTGTTTCATCTGGTACGTCAGTATTATCATGGTGTAGCAATAGCCCTCCTAGAGCCTAAGAAGGCTGAAGAGTATGGTATTGGTTTACCTCTTCGTGATTATGTTGATGTCTATAAGTATCAAGACTTCATGTTTGATGTTGCAGATGATCTTGGGTATATTACTGTTGGTCTCGGTATGTTTAATCGCATCTCTTATGATCGTAGTCAGAATATTTCAAAAGAACAGGTTGACACTATGAAGAAATACTTCTACAATACAGGAATGTTAGAGGATACATTCATGACAAATCAGGGTGATGTATCTGGAGCAGAAGCTGTAAGAAACCTTGATGCACAGTATGCCAAAATTAAATTGAATGGTGGCTTGCACAAAGAGGTTGATGATGTTAAACTAATTGAACCAGATGAATTATTTAATTAAGGTGAAATGTTATGATGTTACCACACGGAATTTTCTTTAAACCAAATGCTAAATTTCTAAACACTATGGCAAGTGAGTATAAGGATGTTGGAATCCTTGAAGCTGGTTCTGGTGTTGGTCATGTGCTAAAGGTTGTTAAGGAGTATGGGAAGAATTACGGTATCTCTGCAATGAGTAATATTCGTGGTTTTGATATTCATCGTCGAACTGAGTATGAAGTACCTGAGTTTGAAATCTTTATGGCAGATGCACTAGATTTAACTGTGTACCATCAAAGACTTCAGGTTCTTGTGTGTCGTCCTGATCATGGTGGTTGGGTTAGTGAGCTACTGGAACAATTCCTATTAGGTGAAAAAGTGTGTAAGCGTTTCATTTATGTTGGGAAGCCTGAGAATATTGAAATTGATTTTGATGAAGATCAATTACTGCATGTACATAAAAAGGTAGAGGGTGTTGGTGAAGACAACGAAACAATGTTGGTTTGGGAGATTGTGTAATGAGTGGATTTTTGATGTCCTTGTGTATCTTGGCATTCCTGTTATTATTGGTATTTCTTTTCTTTTTGATTAAAGGTGCTAATGATGAAGAGATAGCGAAGATGCCAGTAAGTGTCAATCGTGGTGAATTAATAAGCTCTGTCAAGATGAAGTATATTCATGCTTATGAGTGGGCTGTAAAACATCTTAGTGTTGATACCAACGCTTTGAATGAATGGAAGGCATATTCCGAAGAGAAGAAGCATGAACGGTTTGAATACAACCTCTGCTATCAAGTATCTCGGTACAGTCATTATCGTCCGAAGAACTTCCCGAAGATGAAAAATGAAGTTACAAATGGAAGTCTGTATGATTGCTATAATGCCAGAAACTTTATGATTGAATTCATTGGTATTGTAGAAGATTTGAAGAAAGACCATGAGCTTGTAGACCTTTGTGATCAATATAAAGTTCCTGTAGATTTTGGTGTAATTGGATCAAAACGTAAGTATGATTCTCGTTACTCTAGTTATGAAGGGAGATGGCTTTAGATACGCCAGCGAGACAAGGGATGAGACAAAGACTTCAGAGGGACTTCTTGGGGTAAGCTCCAGAAGAGATAGGATGAGAGCCAGATGCTCTGCAATAACAGAGTTGAGTAACACTATTAGAGATACTGAATCCGTGTTAAATGAGCAAAGTAGAATCCTTGAGATGGCTGTTAAAAATATTTAAATTATTTTGAAATAAGGGTTGACATACAGCCCTTGTCTCTATAAAATGAACCACATAGACAAACAAACCAATCGGAGTAAACACTATGAACTTTTTAAAGAAACTTTTCACTATCGGTACTAACGTAGTAACAGAAGCTGGTGAGAAAACTGTAGATAATTTAGTTGATATTCGTCGTGAAGGCAACGGCATTATCCGTAAACTTGATTCAAACATTAAAGCAATTGAATCTCGTGTGGAGGATGCACAAGTTAGTGTGAACTTAGCTAAGTTAGAAATTAAAGAGAGTGAGCCACGTATTACTGCAATGAACAAAGTAGCTAAACGTGCTGTTAAATCTGGAAATGATGGAGATGCTTTAAATGCACTATCTCAGGTTGAAAGTATGGAAATGATGAACACAAGCCATCAATCAACTATTGAAACTTTAGAACCTATCATTAAAGAGCAATTGGCAAATGTTCGTACATTAAAGACTGAACGAAATCAACTGCAAAGTGAGATCACTCGTCTTGATATCGAAGAGAAAGCTTACAAAGCTAAATTACAATTACTTGGTGGAGGTGCTGGTGATATGGCGTTTAATGTTGATGAACTTCGTAACCGTGTGAAGCGTGTTAAAGCTCAAGTTGATGCAAAACAAGTTATCAAGAATAACTCTGTAGAAAACCTTGAACAGAAATACAATGTTTCTGGAAGTAGTGTAACAGCTACAGCTCAAGAGCGTTTGGAAGCTTTGAAAGCTAAGAACTCTGAAAAAGAAGATTAATTAATAAGGCAATCATCATAAGGTGGTTGCCTTTTTTATTGCCTATGTTATAATAAATTAAATTAGGAGGTGTATATGTTTGGGTATTGGTGGAATGTTTTGTTTTGCAAGCATGAATTAGAAACTGTAAACAAAGTGAGACACACATGGGAGCTAGGGTATCTGTACACTGTATATCATTGCCGTTGTACTAAGTGTGGTTATATCAAAGGAGTAAAAGTGAAGTGAATACAATTGATTTGACGAAGAAGAAGGTGGAGAAGTTTGGAGGTATTTCAGGTCTTAGAAATATTCTAAGTTTTGCACCTACATCACCAGATGCTGTGTACTATGTTCACAAGGTTTCTCGTGTTACTGGTCACATGGGTTTCTTTACAGATAAATTCATTGTTGGTGTTGACAATCCAGCAGATTGCTGTAAGATTAAAGACATGAGAGATTATGTTCGAGACTTCCATAAGACAAAGGTGCTATGATGAAAGAAGTTTTTAAGTGGTTGTTGTTAGTGGGTTCTATTTCTTGTGTTGTCATCACATTATTACAGATGAAGGATTCAGGTTGTAATGGTTTAGATTGCTCTGAGGTGGTGCATGAGTGAAGAGTATCAAGTAGGTGTTAAAGTTATCCTACATACTGGTAAGAATGAATATGAATACCCTTATGAGATAACAGAACGACACGGTGAACACTTTCGATTGAAGTCGAAACATGGTATCAGGTTTTGTAGGTTGTGGAGAATCAAACGACTTGCAACTCAAAATGAAATAGCAGTAGACAGTTGGAGTACATAGAATGGATCGTAATTTAGTTGAGTATATTGGTGGGCTTGAGGCATCTATTAAAGCATTGGATGTAATGAGACAACACAAGATTTGCTGTGGAGAATACCAGTGGGATATGTTGGAAGTCTTTGGTAAAGGTAGAGCAAGCCGAAAGGTTGTTGATCGTAAGCTGGAAGCTTTAATATCTTATGACAGTAAAACCTCATTCAGCCTAGATGAGCTTGAGAGAGCCGTAGAGCAAGAGTTGAAGAGACACCTAACAACCATAGATGAGAGCTTTAAAGTCGTCTATAACGAGCCTACAGTGCTTCCAAGACGATTGTTTGGTGCTAGTCGTTCTGATTACTGGGAGGCATCTCCTAAACTCCTATTGAAGTATGAGAAAGGTGGAGAGACTTACTATGTAACTGGTGAGTATCACTTTAAAACTTATGAAGGTGGTATTGACGAATTCCGATTAGATGGTCATAATGGTAATTGGTCTCAGTTTGTTACAGGATGGGCTTATGTCTGATAATGTAAAAGCATTCTTAATTGTTATGGTCTTTATTGTATTGTGCATATTTGCAGGTAATACAACAAGAGATAGACATCGAGAAGAGGTATGTAGTATTAAAGGTAAGTCCACATATATCTATGGAGGATTTGAATACAGTTGTTTAAATGGAGGGAGGTTGAAATGAAAAAGATTCCTAAACCTAAAGTAGTTCCAATTAGTTCCAGTAAATTGGTTAAGTTATTTCCACCTATCAAGGTGTATACAATCTGGCAGTTATTTAAAGGAGAACACAAATGTCACACGGCAACATGACTATGGAACAAGCTAAAGAACTTCAGAGACAATATGGAGGTCGGGTAATCTCAACAGGTTTGACTGGAGAACAACGTGTAACTCATCACAAGCCGACAGATAGAATGGAAGACTTTAACTTAGCGTTGCACAGAAATGGTGATCACAATGCAAACATACAAGCAACTGTAGTTGTAATGAAAAGCCGTAAGACTCGTACAGGTGTTGAGTCTCATGTGATCCAGAAGTTTGAGCTGTAGATATTCCCAGATATTCCTGAGAATCTGAACAAAAAGGCAAAACTTTTTGAAAGTTTTTGGATTATTTAGGGTGGTGTGGTTGACATAGGTTAGCCATCCACTATATAATAGAACTCTTATGTAGTTTTAAACTTTAATTATTTACACATCAATCAGTCGTAGGAGCATTTGCTATGAAGTTTTAATCTTTGGCTATATAGGTGGGAAGCTTCAGAAATAACTGGAACAAAGTGTCTAAGTGTTTCACCATCTTGATCGAGTTCATTGCATGGCTTCTGCTTTGAACAAGGAAGGCTTTCTATTGCTGATTGTCTTCCTCCTTTCCTCTCTTCCACTCTCCCTGAAAAATTTTTGCAAGGCATGATGGATTTGAAATCTGAAACCATATACACCGTTTGTAGGTTTTTACAATCTTCACAAGAAATTACAATTAATCTGGAAGCAATTCATAAAAGTTAGAGAATTGCAATAGGAAATTACAAAAGATAATTATTTATTTTAATTGATTTTTATTTTTATTGTGGTATTCACACACGCCCACATATTAGAAAGAACAATAAACCTTGTCCGTTTCAGTGATTGCTATTATCTCAAGCCTTAAAAACATTGCATTAAAAAAGATTTCCTGAAAATTTTCCGAAAATTTAACATACAATTATTTTAAAAAACAAAGACTTAACCAAAAGTTAAATATTATTTTTAATTATTTTTATCTAAGGTATTGCAAAAATAATTTATTCCTATAGAATGGCATCCATACCAAGCAAACAACTTAAAAGGTTATTAACATGAAAGCATTTAACTTTAAACATTCTTTTGAATATGACAACGACTTAGCACGTATTTACTTTGAAGACTTTGAACGTGAAACGTCTTTACTTCGATATGGTGTACGTGATTTTGATTATTATGTATTGTTCGCCACTGCTGAAGACAAGGACAAGAAATACTATAAAGTCTCTTCATTGCGTAAAATGAAGAAAACAGACCTATATGATCTTTGTGTGAACTTCGATCTAGTGGCATACTGGGAAGATGAAAAAGAGTATTTAAAGAAAGATTTTATTGAAATGTTATTGACAATAGATAATGAGGCGTTCTATAATGGTCACTATGAAAACGTACCTTATCAAGATTTAGATAGCGATTTTGTAATTCGTGGGAACTGTCAAGGTGACTATGTAAAAATTAAATTAGTTGGAAAGTTTGAACCATACATGACAAGTCAGTATCTTGAACAAGTATTCTTTCAAACGCCTATCTATTGCCGTGTATCTGTATTAGATGGCAACTATGAAGAGATTGAAGGACAAGACGAATTATATATTGATTCTTTTGTCAAAGACTTATATAATTTTGACAAGTCGGAAGTGTTGGAAATTGTAAAGGATCAATATAAAGATGAATTATTTTTTATTGACCTATGCAACTATGTAGAAAACTGTTTTGCAAATGAACCAAAGTAAGGAAAAAATTGAAATGTCTTTAATTATTGTTACTCGTTACGCTCAAAAAAACAAAACTAGCAAGCTTTGTAAGCGTCACACTTTTAAACGTGGAAAGATTGACAGTGTTGATATTGAGCCAATCCCAGAAAGCACATTGAATGAATTATTGAAAGATAAAAACAATATTCACTTTGTAAATGTTGAGAAGTTAAGCGATTTAGATTTAAAAAGTTTAGATTAACAATGAAGAGGCGCAAGCCTCTTTTTTGTTGTCTTAATTTCCCTGAATGTCGCCCACCTCCTGCCCTTGAACTCCAGTATCAACCTATTAGGCTTCGTCCCTGCTATACATACGATTATACAGACAAATAATATAAATACAAGTAAATATTTAAATTAATTTATTTTAAAAATAATTATAAAAAGAGTTGACACAATAGAAAAACACGCCCATAATGCACCACATAGACAAACAACATATAAAGAGTTAATCAAATGATTAAGAAAGTAACTAAACATTTTATTGTTTACTTAAATGAAGCTTTTCAAATTGTCTTTGCTCGTTGCAGAAAGACAGGTAAATTTGTCAAGCATTGCCTAGCATTGGCTGAACTTGAGTTAGACAACAAATACAGTTGCATGACAGCATTATATATTTGTTTTATGGCTTTCTTTAATGGATGTGTTTTTATGTTAAATTCGTTTGACATTGAACAAATTGTATTGTTTAATATTGTGGCTTCACTAGCAATTTTATTCACTTTTTCTTTGTCGTTTATTAACGATGAATTAATTGAAAAATAAATTAATTAAACGCTTGACACATTAACTTAATATCTGTACTATGAACCACATAGACAGCAAACAACTTAAAAGGTATTACACCATGTTAAACATGAACGCATTGAACAAAGCTTTAAATAACGCTAACTTATCAACTATTATTACAGTTGAAAGTATTGGAATTGAAAACTTTACAAGTGACAGAGGCAACATTATTGCCAATCAGTTTGAAATACTTATCAATGGTACAGATACACGCTATCGAGTTTTTCAAAGTTATGAAACAATCATAGCCGTTAAATGTGCAGGGCATACCGTACTAGACGAAAAAGCTTTAGAGTACAGCGCAACAACTCTAAAATATTTAAAGCTTTTCTTAGGTACTTGTGCAACAAAGAAAGAGTTATACAAACGTATTGATCAAGGCGATTACTTGACAGCAGATTTAAACAAATAATTTTTGAATTAATTTAAATAAACACTTGACTAGGGTATCAAAAAGCTTTAATATTCTAGTCATACCAAGCAAACAACGAAAGGAAATAAACATGAACATTTTAAACGCTGTAAACACTGAATTAAACCTTGCTATGATCGACTTTAGTGCTGTATTTACTTGCACACAAATTACAGATAAATGGGAGCATGACAACTTTGTATGTGTGTTTAAAAACCGTGCTACAGGTGAAGCTTTCCAATTTGACTATAAAATGGGTATCGGGCATCGTCATAAGTTAGGTCGTATCATGTTGCCTAAAGTTGATAGTGTTTTGCATTCACTCATCATGGATTCATACAGTACAGATGAATGCTTTTCTGATTGGTGCGCTAACTATGGCTATGATGATGATTCAATCAAAGCTAAGGGCATCTATGAGGCTTGCATTGAGAATGCTAAGAAATTACAAGGCGTATTTTCAAAGCGTGAAAAGTCCCTTGAAAATATCAAAGAGCTTTTAGAAGATTTTTAAAATTAATTTGAAATAAAGCTTGCTTTTAGTATGACTTTCTATATAATGGAGGTCATACAGTAAAGCAACCTTGCTTAACTTGAACCACATAGGAAATATTGAAATGTCTTTAATCACTTTAGAATTTAACCATGCAAACATTATCGAAGCAAGTGCAATTGATTCTTTAGCCGATGAGGGTTTAGCTTTAATTGAAGACCTAGAAAATGAAATTGAAGAGCTGAAGGAAGAGAAAGAGGCTTTAGAGGAAGGCGAAGAGGAAAACGAGGAAGACAATAGCGAACGTCTCAAAGAAATTGATCAAGAAATTGAAGGCAAGGAAAAAGAGATTAAAGACCTAAAAAGTGACGTTGATCATTTACAAGGGGCTTACAATGAGTTATCATGCTATAATGATATGGCTATTGCAGACGACCACATAGAGGATTACATCCGTTCAAGTATTGAAGAGTCAAACGCTGAAGAGCTGGAAAGCTTATCGGATTTGATTAAAAACAATATCAATTGGAGTGGTATTATTGAAGATGCAAAAACAGATTATTCTGAATTGACTTTAGACGGCTTTACATATCACTTTGCATAAGTTTTATTTTAGCATGACTTTGTAGGAGGTCATGCACTAAATGAAATTTAAATCAACAAACAACGAAAGGCATAAGGCTATGAACTTATCAGAAATTAAGCAAGCGTTAGACAATGGCGAATGTGTGAAGTATTTCAAAAGCACAAACAAAGTTAGATTAGAGGGTGATAAGGTGCTTTCTAAGTGTATCAATACAGGCTTTGAAAAAGTTCTGAGCCAATCAGATTTAGAAGACTGCTTTATTTAAAGGGAAAAGGGCAATGAAAACTTTCATCAAAGCTTTTAATTTTGTACTCGATAAGTTTATCCGTTTATATTTATTTTTGTTTAAACTTTACATCTTACAATTTTGTTTAGGCTTGTTATACGTCTTCATTGCCGTTCTAAGACACGTTTACCTATAAGGGCTACAACCATGCAACAAGCATATAAAAAGATCACACAAGACCAATGGAAGGCTTTAGGAGGCTTCGACAATCCTAGTCTATTCAGAAAATCGCTAGGTCGGTTCGGTTTTAAGTATTATCAATATATTTAAATTATTTTTAATTAAGGGCTTGACAGTATTGTACAAGTCCTTTAATATGGCACTCATACCAAGCAAACAACTTAAAAGGCTATTATCATGAACTTTAACGCTATTATCTCAAAAGTAGAAGTTATCTATTTCGTTATCATTATGACATTATGTGCTGTATTATCTTTCAACTCTTTTATGATTGGTTAATATAATGGGAAAGGTTGATATAATCAGAGCAAAGTTACAAGTTCAAAAGCATTATTTAGAAACTGCCAAGCAATTGGCTAATGATTTCGGTATTAACTTTGCTATTGAATTGTTAGAAAATGCAGAACATGAAGCAATGAACCTTTTAAATTCAATGGGTTATGATGTACACATAAATAACTTATATAAAGTGATTGAGATTGCTTATAATAAAGAGTTGTATTTAAATCGTTTTAAGTGTACTATTAACAGCAATGAGTTTTATATTATCTCCGATATCTATCATAATCAAATGATTATTAAGACTAAAAATTCTTGTATATTATGTGTTGTATTAGAAACTATTAACGGTTATAATGCAGTTACTTTCGAAATGGATTGATTTATTATGTTATATGTTATTGCTTTTCTATTTATTAATGTGAATGGTGATGAGTATTTAAATGTTATCGAAGAGCCATATTTTAAGACAGAAAAAGAGTGTAATATATTTGTTAAGAAAAACTATGTACAGCGTAAAGATTTAAAATTTTCTTGTGTACGTGAAGATTTAGTTAAAAAATCTTTTCAATAAAAGCTTGCTTTTAGCATGAATTTAAAGTTATAATGAGTTCATGCAATAAAGCAAACAAACAACTTAAAAGGCTTGCACCATGTTAAACAATCGCTACCGTGTAGAAATTCAAAAACTAGACCTATTAATCTCTAATTGGTCACTCTTAGCAGAAAGTGACACACGCTATTTTAAACTAGGTTCAATTGACTTAGATTTAGAAATGGGCTTGTGTCACAATGCAGGGCTTTACAATGTGCCTTCTAATGTACTTCATGAAAGTTATTCTAATTGGTCGGGCTTCAGTGGATCGTTGGGCTACCCTGTAGAGGGAAAGAAAGCTTTCTATGATCACACAAACAAATTTACAGTGGAACGTCTAAGACTTGCTAAACATTTACGGACTGATTTATTTATCAAAGGTTCACCAAAGCAGACATTCAGCCAAAAGGTAGATAAAGCTTTAGATAATAAATTTATATCAGTTCCTTTATGCTTTCTTATGTTCTTTGCATTGGCTTATACTTTTGTAAAATTAATCTAATAAGGTATTGCAGAATGATTAAATTTCTTGCTATACTTTGCCTGTCGTTTATTGATGGAAGTTACACAATAGACACTCACAACTATTCTTTTATTCGTGAATGCTTTCACAATTTCTCTATTCACACAATAGAAAATAGAGAAAATTTAATAAAGAATTTACTTGACACTATAGATTTATTTCTTTAGAATGTAACACATACCAAGCAAACAACATACAAGGTTTTAAAGATGGAAAAGCAACTTGAATTATTTGATACTCGTTTTAATCACAATGACTTTGAATACGAAATGTGGTATGATCGTTCGGCAGAAATGGCTGAAGATGAAGACGGAAATGCCATTGACTTCGATTGTGACACTGTTTACGCTCGTACTGAATTTGCAAAGGCTTATATTGATTGGATCAATGAAGAGTTAGGAACTAGCATTCTTTTTTCTAGTATGTTCTTTCCGAAAGAATACAACTTCATGACCGATGCAATTAATGTGCAGTTTACCAATGAAGACTATGAAAAGGTTAAACAGTGGTTTAAAAGTGATGTATCTAACAAAGCTATCCTATTGAACAAGATAGAAGGCTATGCAACTTCATGCAGTGGATATATAGCTTTTCACTCTAAGGATGAAATATGGAGCAATAAAGGCTTGTTAATGGGTATTTTATTAGAAGTATTTGCAGAAGTTCAAAACGATGAATTTACAGCATACTTTGATAGACAATGTGTTTATGACCGTTTATTTAAAGAGGTGTAACAATGAGATTTAATGTTAATGATATCCTATGCTTATCATCGGAAGGCGTAAACAGTTATCAAGTAATCCAACGAGATGGGGACTATTTAAAACTATTGTGTACTGACTTTGAACAAGTTGAACAAATAACCTATGATTTGACAGTATACAACCATAATACAGAGTTTTGGATTGATCGAAATAATTTTCATTTATTTGAATTAATCGCATAAATTCACTTGACAAGGAAGTCAAACAAAGCCATAATAGGCACATACCAAACAACATACAAGGTTAAACACCATGACAAACGAACATATCAATTTTAACGCCTTTGTTTCATGCAAAAAGACACGAAATAAGGAAGAGTATACAATGACAGCTAACCTATACTTTAACAGCACTGAGGAAGGTAAAAAGCTAGATAGAAAGACTTTCATTGTCAAGGGTGAAAACACTCAAGAAATTGAAAAGACTTTGATTGATCAAGTTGATAAATTTATTTTCAGTCACCCATTGACAAAAGGCGTTGCAATGTCTAGTCTAGTATTGAAAAATGTATCATATAGAGGATTTAAGGTTTTATCTCAAATTACAACTTGGAATACAATTAAATCAAAAAAGGCTTGAAAATGGAATCAACTGGGTATATAATCGAAGTCATAACATTTGACACGGACATAGACCATGATCTATGGGTAAAGAACAATGACAGATTGACCGATGAGCTTTTAAGGGTTAGGCTTTTAAAAGAAAATCTAAAATTTATTGATCATGACAACTATTTAAAACCTGAGTTATATTACAGTGTAAACAATGTGGATTGTTCGCACGGCTCATTTGAAATTGAATTACCCAACGTCACCGAAGAAACAAACATGAGGGAGTTTTTTAAGGTACGAAATAAGCTTTTAAGTAGAACTAGAAGTCTAGTAAACAAATACTTTAAAAGTGAACCAAAATAAAGCTTGTTTTTAGCATAACTTTCTGTATAATGGAGGTTATGCAATAAAGCAATCAAACAACTTAAAAGGGCGTGTTATGAAATTTGCATTTAATGATGAAGACCAATTGTATTGGTTCAATGTATTTTTAGATTTGTGTTTTGATCAATGCGGTACTAATTGTGACCGTGATGCCCTTGTGTTAGGTGCTTTTAAGGCATTCACCTATTCAGAGAATCTTTTAGCAATGGCAAGAAAACGCCCTATCACATTCACCTTTTCAGAGGCTGAAGAAACTCTTTTAACAGTGTGTTATGAAAATGATTTGAATAGTTATTACTATGGAGTAATTAAGCATTTAACGCCTAGTAAGATCATTCAGTATGGTTATACAAACGAGCAATTTAAACCTAAAATTAAAATGATTTAGGGCTTGCAATTACTTTAAACGTCTATATAATGAAAGACACAAACAACATAGAAGGCAATGCAATGAAACAAGATTATAGCTTTTTCCTATTCTGTCAATTGGTTAATGATGATTTAATCAATGTGAATAACTTATCAATTCCTTATGATCAACTTTTTCCAATAATGACAGAGCATTTCGAAGTATTTAAAAACTTTGATAGTAATATGGAAATATCAGAGTATGAGGCTATAGAGCTGTATTTTGAGAATTCAGGAACTCTTTTAGCTGAATTGATGCGATTAGATGAGGAAAACGAGTGGGAACGACCAAAGCCAAAAGGCTATTCATTTTTGTTTGACAAGTGAGGCATAGAGCTATGAAAAGTAATTTAAACAAACTGATTGACAAGTTAATCAAACTAAGAAACAATTGTGCTATCCCTGTTAGCTCACTAAATGAATTAAATCAGGTAGCAATTGCTTTAAAACGTGCAGGGTATAAAGGACAGTTTAGCAGTGATTACGATAGCAAGCGATTTAGAAATCATATAGGTGATGCAAAGTATTTTTGTTATAGCTCGAATGACGGAAAACAAAGGCATCCTATAGGCATATCTGTCTACAATGTACAAGGTGAAGACAAAGAGTATATGATAGTAAATTGGGATGTAACAGAGCCTTGTTATAGTAACAAATTACTAAGACTTTAACAACTGATTTAATGTAAACTTATGTAAACGGTGGCACTTTTCAAGTGTTGCCGTTATCTCATTTCATGAGAATTAATATTTAAATAAGAATCAATACTTTACGGCAGTAAAGCAATGTATCTAAAATAAGAACAAACAACATAGAGAAAAACAACAAAATGAAGGTTAATAATAGCTTTCACTATCGTTCAAAGGCTATTAGAAGGACAAACAAAGACAATGGATAACATAACTCATCTATAACAAACTATCGTTTATATACGCTCTAAGCGAAGCTTAAAAGCTTTCTTGCACTATCTTGTTTATTCTTCATTGTTCTTTGTTGTTCCTTATGTTTAAAGGCTTTGCAGGGCAAAGAGTTCTAATAATTGAATGTTTAAAAGGCTTGAATTAATTTCTTGAAGTATGAACATTGAAGCAATTTCTTGAAGTATAAGTCTTGAAAGCTTATTTCTAAATGTACTCTAATTTACTTAGATTGTACACCAATTGTCAGGCATGACCCTATGTCTTTTGTCAAGAATTATTTTAAATTAATTTTGTTTAGAAATGAATCAGAAAAGTTAGAGTTTGTCAAGCACTTTATTCAGTTAAATTTCAGGATCACACATTCAATTAAATGTCAAGAAGAATTCAAATAAACGATAAAAGGAATAAATTAATTAGAAAATTAAATAAAGAAATGTATTGCATTGAGAGGATAATTCAAGTATAATACTTTAGACTATGGCTGGAGTCTTTCACCACGAGGTTCGTAAACAAGTTACTGAGTATATCATATAAATGTCGATTTGTCAAGTCTTTTTTATATGAATTATTCTTATAAGGATGTGCAGGACTTATCACTAAAAGTTATAAGACTTAAAGTTATGAAACCTTTAGTAATGTATAACAAAAAAGAATGAATAAATAAATTGACACGGCGTATGGAAATAGGCATAATAAGCACATACCAAGCAAACAACATATTAAAGGTTAAGAGATGATTACACCATACAAGGGCAGAGAGATAGACTTTACAAAGACTGTAATGATTTACAAGAATCTTACAAATGGTCTATGGAGCATTAAACAAGGTGGAAAGGTTGTAGGTCATGCCAATTGCTTTCTATTGCGCTCTACTGAATTTAAAGTATCTGAAGCAACTAGACAAAGAGTTATAGCAGAACGTAAAAAGTATGTACACGCTTTTGTTATTGGTTATCTTGATCCTAAATGTCCTTTGGATTTAGAAGTATTAGAGCTTGACAAACGTATAACATACAACCCATTTAAATCAGGATCATTTCTATTTGTTACAAATGAATACTTGACACCAATAAAGAATGATGGTTCAATGTATTATATTCATGGCGGTAATGGCTTAGGTCATTTACATTTAGTTAAATATTCAGCTTAATTCATCAACTCAACAAAAGGCTATCAACATGCTAAACAATCCACTATTAAACGACCATCAAACTATCTTGCTAAACTCCAAAGGCTATGAGCTTGTACAGTCAAACCTAGACGGACAATACAACCTAGTGGACAATAGAAATGGCTTAGTTATACATAGCACTCATAAGCTTTCTATCATGGTCAAATACCTATCAGGAATGAGCTACATATAACAATTAGTTAGGTGTAAGCCTTCTATTCATAACATGTAGTTATAATTAACTACTCATTAGTAGCCTACTGTCATGCAGTGGGCTTTCTGTCGTCTGTAATCACAGCACACACATATCTAACACAGCCATAGGCACTATGTCCACTCTAAATGGCTATGTAAGCTCGTTTAAGCTCATGTAAGGGCTATGGGTATGTCATTGTACCACTCATATATAAACAACGCTTAAAACGCATTAGAGAAGCTTACAGAGCTGATGCCATCCCATACCACGATATTAGATAAAAGTCAAAAGTTAAATCGTTAGATATTTGTAAAGTTTTGTAGATATTTCAATTCTTCAGTTGACTTTATTTCAGGGGTGTGGTAGGGTCTGTTAAAGCCATAATCTGATAATACCTCAAGAATAAAACTCTGTAGATATTTTGACCTATAGAAAAAGACCTCAAGAAATATAAACTCAAGGTCTAAAAATTTTAAAAATCGAAAATGCACCTAGAAATAAAATTCCCTAGTCACCATAAATTTTCTTGTATGCTTCTGATCCAACCCTCACTCCTTCTGCTGTAAATTCAGGAGGTGGATAGTTTTTATCATGATCCTCAACTACCCAACCACACTCACAAACTCCATAGACATAGATACACTTATGAGGTCTACTTTCTTCTTCCACTGGAACTTTCCCAGCAAGAGCCGATCTTAGATCATAGTACAACTTCATCTCAAGGTTTCCCGAAGGAGTGAAGTCATCAAGAATTGCTTCTATCAGTTTTAATTTATCCGACATCTTCATTTGGAATCTTCTCCAGAATCTCTGCCAATGTTTTCAAAGTATCCCCTGATAAAACCACACGAGCTGTATTGTTGATACGACCTGATAGCAAATTTATCTGTTTTGATATGTTTAGAAAACTCTTCAGCTTTGATGCTATACGTGGCACTTCATCTTTAGCTCTTCGACCCATTCCGATATAAAAGTTCTTATCTTTCTCTGGATCATAGGCATTCAATTTCTCAATCACTCTTTCTAGTTGATGAGTGTCCATCTCTATGGATAAGTCTGTCATAATTAATCTCCTCTTTTGGTTTGTGCATGACACAGTTCATAACACTCTTGATCTGCTCCTTCTCATACTCTGTAAGTTTTGAGATGGCATCTAGGGCTTTATAGAAGTTCCTACTTCTGTTATTCAAGTCTAGCATTATATCACAGCTATTAGCATGTAAGGTATCCATGTACAAAACGATAGATACCAAATAAATGCGACAAGACCTATCAGGATAATCCAGTCAATAATCTTGCCTACCACCTATGCCACCACTGTAATAGCGAATGACTCATCATCCATAATCAACTTACCTTCAGTGAGTAGCAACTCGACATCACCACTGCACATATCAATTCCTTTTAAATATTGTCTTAGATATTCTTCAGTATCGAATACCTTTAAATCTACATCAATGTAATTTCTTGGTGTAGAAGCTACAGCTAAAACGTAACTCATATTTTCCTCCTATTGTACACAAGTCTTTTGTCCATCCGTTACAACTAAGACAGAACATTTACTGTAATCGAAATCACTGGATTTGTCTGTTTCAGCCTCTTTAGGGATACATACAACTTCATTCTTACTGTTCAGTTTGAAGTTCATCCCATTTAGTGTGCAAGTACGTCTGTCACGAGCTTGTTGATCTGGGAGGCTACGAGAGCCATCCTTATCTCTTACTGTACTGACATCTTCATCACTCTTTAATGCTGGGAAGATTATAGATGCCAAAATCCCAATAATAGCCACTACAATCATTAACTCAATTAGAGTGAAACCTTTGTTTTTCATAACACCACCTATGTAGTTTTTGTCCGTAGTATATTGACTCAGGACAATGTTCAAAATATCCGTAAGCCCAATAACCTACGCACTTACCTCTAGCCCAATAAGACTTCTCAGAGGTACAAGGGCTTCCCCAAGCCTCCAAGCTATCTTCGACCCTTTCAGATATTCTACCGTACCTGATTAGGAAGTACAAGGACTTTAAGAATAAAACAAGTTTAGTATATTGTTCTGTAACAAACATCCCTACCTCCTATTGGAAGAATGATATTGTCAAACTTCCTTTCTCTGATCTTCCCACAATGCTTGCACTTACCAATATCGTATGAGAATAAGTACCAGCGATTAAATGCTTTAGGATAGTTTGGATGACCTCTTTTACATTCATGCTCCCAGTAATGAACCTCTTCGATTCGCTCAAATTCGCATGTGTGGAACAGCCTCCAGATTAAACCTTTCTTCCGTGTGTTGACGATAATCGGCATGGTACACTCTCCAAAATTTTAAACTTAATACTTGCAGAGAACCAAGATGTAGAATCATTAAAGATTTGTCCATATTCAACTGCTTCGACCTTGAAACGACTAAAAGCTTTAGGCATCTTACTTGCTGGGTATGTGGTGCATTCCCTCTCCCACCCATTTAGGGAGTACAGTTGAGCATCTGCTGAGTATCCCTCTTGGTATCTACCAAAATCAACCACCTTATCTACAACTTGATGGTATTTTGAGATATCTTCAGCGACATAAAACTCTTTACCTAGTGGAATGTTTCTATTCAGGTGGTCAATGGCATTGAATCCATTTTGACTACTAAACCTGAACTGCTTCATTAGTTCAAATTCATCACCTTCACTGAGTTTAATAATCTTCAGGATTTCATCCTCCCAGAGATTCAACCTTTTAGCCATCAAACTTTCCTCCCATAAAATTTATAAAACACTGTATCTGGTAGCGTAAAGAATCTTCCATCAAGAGTGAGGTATGTGATCCTTACATCTTCATACTCTCGACCTGATATTGGCATCTTATGCTTAGACTTCCTAAGTTCAACTACATGGACATCTTCTCTATCATCTCCCCATATCCCAATATACTTTGGAGATAACAATCTTAATACAGATAGTGCAAACTTATTGATTATCAACATTCTCTCAAGCATACAACCTCCTAAATTGGGAAAACTTTTGTTGTGTCCACAGATTTAAATTTCTCTTGAAACTCTGCCAGAGGTCTTGAGTAGATAACTCCACCCTCACTAACATACACAACAGTTTGTGGGAAGCCAGCACGACCTGAATACTCATTAGAGATAAACAGAACTCGATACTTGTTACCTGTTTTTGTGTGGATATACTCTCTTGACATTTTTGCCAACAACTTTAAAAGTAGAAGTTTCACCATTTCCAATATACTCCTTGATGACTATAGATGTCATAACATGCAAACATCAATAGTATTGCGAAAATTACACGACACATTAATGTCGCTTGTGTTGTTGTGCAGAAACCCTCTACCCAAACAAAAAATGCCACCAATGCCGTGAGCATTGCTACTGCTAATATCATCTGCTGTTCTCCAAATATGTCCGAATCACATCACCGTGACACTTCTCTGGTTTACAGAAGCAAACCAATGTCACAGGACTTTTACGACTTAACTCTAAAACCTTGTTTAGTGCAAGGTAAGAGTGTTCAGACAATCTCCTGTTGTATAGGTCAAATTCAAACTTCTCTATTGCACACTCCCTAGACTCAACTTTTACAACATCTTTGTATCGTGAATCTTTGTGGGTGTAAATATTACCTAAAGGGCTTCCACGACCTATGTATACGTGTGACCCATTAATAAATCCAGTGTCAAACATATCAATATGCTCAACACCCATCTTTACCACAGATATCGGATTATCATCAAACATTTTATCCCTCACAATGATCTTGTAGTGTCTTCAGTAGGTGATTGTAATCCTTCTCCATACATTCGTCAAGAACTTTTACTATCTCACTGCTAGTGAATCCTGACTCTTTAGCACAAGATTCCCAATGTGCCATTAATACAAAAGCATTTCCATCTTTACCTTCCAGATTACATACAGCTTTCTTATTTACAATACTCATATTACTCTCCTAAATTAATTTCCCTCGATAGAGGGTACGAACCACGCCTGTCGGCAACAAAAAAGACCTGCAAGCAGTCTAACGCTTCAGGTCTCTTGTGTCAAGTAACTTGTTCTAAAATTTTCTGGAAAAACAGCATTGCAAACAACTCATCATCATCCATACCAAGAAACCCTGATTGGTCAATCTCTTTTGCAAGACCATCAACACATCCAGATGCACCTTCAAGTAGCTCACTAAGCTCTTGTAACTGCTCTTCAGAGCAATCAGATTTAATTCCATTGAACACATCACCAACTTTCTTCATGTCCTCTCTGAACCTAGTAGCGTTCTCAGGAGTCATATTACTTAAAGCATTCTTTGCAATATCGAAGCTAGTCATAACTCCCTCCAGAACAACTTGAGCTTCCAGAGTCACTACCACTATCACTTGAATATGATGGTGTAGGTGAACTATATCCACCAGAGCAACGATCATCATCTCTGTGGCTGTTTGAGCTGAGAGCCGATCCCACTACCATCCCTGTCATCATGTGGTCATTTGATGTATTGTGGTGTATATGGTTAGATAACCCAGTGTGCCTACTTGAAGATACACTAGAACCAACAGAAGGCGACCTAGTTGGAATCTTAGCCTCTTGCACAATAGGTTTACTCTTCAGGCTACCAGAAACTGATACCGAACTCTTAATCACATTTATGTCAACAGGTTTCTGTGGTGAAACTTTCTTGGATTTCTTACTCATCTTTCTGAGGTACAGACCACCAAGAATTGTTAGAGATAAGATAAATAAAATTAAAAATACTAAGCAAAATGTCGGCATAGTTTACTCCTTAAATTGTAGAAATGATAAGTTGCGAAATCGTATGAAACTCCCAACCAAAATAGTGTAACCATTATAAATCCTCCCGAATAACCTTTGAGTTGACCCCATTCTTCATTAGGGCTGTTCTTAGGTTGTTTAACCTTTCCTCTGTAATCTCCTCTACGGACTGGTTTGTCATTCCGTATGGTTCAGACTCAAACTCATATAGAGTTATGTCTGAGAGCGTTACAGACTTCCTTAATCTGTGGTTCTTGTCTCCAACAACCTTAAACTTTCTCGTAAGTACCTTAATAACTAAAATAGGCAATACCTCCTAAAACAACAACCAAGAAATTAGCATATCTAAACCAATTGAGGTCGAACCCATCCTCATAGAGTTCGTCCCCAATGTATTTAATTAAATATAAAATTAAAATGTAGTATAGCATCAAACTTTGGAATTCACACGATATGCACCTTTTCCATATAACGCATCACAAGCTTTCTGTGCTTTGTCTCGTGTAGGGCATTTGAAGTATGTCTTCCATCCAAGAGCATTCATGATCCAGAACCCTGAAGCACACTCTACAACATCGTAGTTTCTCGGATTGTCGATATAAGTCCTTACACCAACAATATAAACAACACCACCAGATAATGTTGCCTTCTGAATATCCTGTTCTTTAGAATCTTTAATAGCCATGTCTTCCTCCAATATTTGATAAGTTGGTGAGTTTCCTCACCGTCTATTATACATATTAATTCTGATTATTCAACCTTTGCTTTAGCTCTTGTATTTCGCTTTGGCTTTGAGTCAGGTTCGCTTGTAGCGTTACTTGGCTTGTTTCCAGTGTTGCTATTTTCGCTTCCAACTGAGATGCTGTCACCTTTAGTCTCTTCTTGCTCTTTAGCTTCTCCTGTACCAGACTCACTCCCGATTGTATCAGTGGCTTCAGTACCAGATTTATTACCAGTGGACTCTTCAGTATATTCATTATTTACTCCTTCATATAAAACCATAGTGATTACGATATTTCCAAATTGTCGATTACATTGTAGAGGTAGAGGTTCATACCCTTTATTTGTTAAATCGAATACAAATTTCGCTAGTGTAAAAGCATCTGCTGTACAAATAACTTTGTGATCTAAGATCAAACGACTCATAATTAACTCCTTTCCGTTGAATGAGGTTGTATTATACATGACATCATGTAGAAGTCAAGACTTAATTTCATTATCTTGCACATTACAAAAGGTAACAATAATAAACTTGACAAATCAATATTTCATGGTACTATAACTTTAGTTATCATTCTTTACGGAGTAAATTATATATTCATTAAGTTATTATCATTCTTTATTGTCTTTGTTTGTTCTTTAAGTTATTTTCTTTAAGAATAAACAAACAACTGTAATAATTATATAAATAAAATATTTAATTAATTACCAGTCAAATATATTTAATATAATAAATAATTAATTGTCAATACCTGTTTACATTTCTTTACACTAATTGTCTTGACTTTTCAGGAATCTGTGGTATAGTATTATCATGAATTAGGAAATTTGTCAACAACTAAATTGGAGAATGTAGTATGAGATGTATCTGCTGTGATACTCCTCTACAATCTTTTGATGATCCTGATATGTGCAAGGTTTGTATTAAAGCAAGTGAGGATGATACAACAAAATATCGTGATCCACAACATGCACTTATCACTGATAAAGATTTTAGAGTAAAGTATAACCCACACAAACCATTACGGTGAGTTACAAAACTTTACAATATAGTTCTTGACTTTTCAGAAAACTGTGGTATTATATTAGTATAGTTTGAAGTTATTCCAATAATTAATTTAAAGTTACCTCCGATAACCAAAAACAATTAATTTAATATTTTAATTAATTATAGGATATCAGATTTGGTAGATAGCGTCAAGGTGACAAAGTGGATTTGAAATCCATGCTATTGGTTAGTAGCCGATAAGGGTTCGATTCCTTTATCTACCTCCAAAGGGAGTTAGACGACTGTTGGTTGGTCGTAGCAGACTGTAAATCTGCCCTCACAAAGCATCATTGGTTCGATTCCAATAGCTCCCACCAAGATTATAGAGAATAAATAGCTTAGGTAGCTAGACTCCCTGCTAAGGAGATCGACTGATTAAATCGGTTTCGTTTCGAGTACGATGTTCTCTGCCATACATGCTTCGAGGTATTTCGCTACCGAAGATGTTGGGTTTGCCAGTATGACTTTAGGAAACTGGAATTAATTTTTTTAAATAATTTAATTATGAGGTGTTATATGTTTGGTAAGAAAGTTACTTGTGCGAACAAGATTGCTAGTAAATCATTAGATGTTTTTGCTGGTGCTAAGGAACAGATTCAAAGTGGTATGGATGAGATTGTAGCCAATCGTGCTAATCGTGTTGTCTTGAAAGAAGAGTTACAAGCTCAGTTAGCTGAAGTTTGTGGCGAGATTGACAAAGATGATGAAAATCTTGCACTTTTGAAAGGTAAATTAGAAAGTATTGATAAACTGATTTAATCGGTTTTGAGATAGGCGGTGAATAAGGAATTCTCGAATAATGGATATTACAAGAGACACCGCCACCTTACGTCATTGGTCGAGCGGATTAGGCATCACACTTCTAATGTGACTTACAGGGGTTCGAATCCTCTATGGCGTACCAAGATTTATTATGGATGAATACAGATCATCGAAGCAGTTTAGCTACCCTGATTGGTTTGAGCAATATTCATCACATAATAAATTTTAAGGGTTGGTAACTCAGTGGTAGAGTGACTGTCTGAAGAACAGTAGGTCGTAAGTTCGATTCTTACCCTTCCCACCAAATATAAACTGTGGAGATATAGTCCGATGTTTTGATGCAGTTCGTAACTGCCTAGCTACAGTGTTGTAGGTCATGTTAATCACGGATTGTGGTGGTTCGACTCCACCTCTAAACAATAGCGGTATAGTGTAATAGGTAGCACGAAAGGCTCATAACCTTTTAGTTCGGGTTCGATTCCCGATACCGCAACCAAACAATGGTCGATTAGCTCAGTTGGTAGAGCAGTAGCCCGATAAGCTATTGGTCGCTGGTTCAAATCCAGCATCGACTACCATTTAATTCTTGTGTAGACAAACTGGTAAAGTCAGTGGACTGTTAATCCACCGCTTAATTGCACTGTAGGTTCGAAGCCTACCACAAGAGCCAAACAATCAGGGTATAGGGCAGTCTGGTAGCCTATTTCTTTTGGAAAGAAAATGTCGATGGTTCAAATCCATCTACCTTGACCAATTAAGTTGTGTATCGTCGGCTGTCGTGAAAACGATAAAGGTTATACTCAAAAGTGACATGGTACTGGGACAGGCAATTGCTCCTCCTTTTATCAGTGGAATTATGATCGCCACGAAGGATCGTATTACCCAGTGAAATGATATCTAAGTAACTGGCAAGATGATAAGGAGTTCTCGAATATCTCTTTGTAAAACGCTCGAAATCGAAATTATCATGTGGAAGTATTTACAGGAGATGCACTATCGGTTGGCGGTAGGTTAAGTTGGTTCGAATCCAACCCCATGACCAAATTTAAATTTACCTACATGAGTGTAACTGATATGGTTGTAGGTAATTTTGGCTCTGTAGCATAGCGGATTATGCGCCTCCCTGTCTAGGAGAAAAACGAGGGTTCGAGTCCCTTCAGAGTCGCCAATATAGGTTTTGGATTGCTGTCGAAAGACTCCCCCAGAGCCGACAAATTCTGTAGCTGATGGACGTAAGGTATGGGCTTATAATCCAACCGACAAGGATAAGGTATGGTAAGCGAGTGATCATTAGCTTCCCTACAGAACCAATTTAGGTAAAGAACCTTAAACACTCTGTTGAGATGTTAAGAGGACAACTGGAGCTGAGAACCTAACTCATTTAATAGCTCCTTTTCGCTGGTATCGTATAATGGTATTACGCTTGTTTTGTAATCAAGTCATGGCAGTTCGATTCTGTCTACCAGCACCAAGATTCGTTGTATATTAAGAGGTGTATTTTGATGGAACATTTAGCTTTAGGTAAATATATTTTAGTTGAGTTGGCAAGTGATGAGAAAGTTTCAAAGGGTGGTATTTTACTTCCTGATGATCAAGTTCAAGCTGACTGTAAACGATCTCGTGTAGTCTCTGTATCAGAAGATTTACTTGAGATGTATTCACAAAAAAATCGTAAGTTCCCATTAAAGGTTGGTGATATTGTATATCATGCCTTCCATATTGGTACACCACTTACAACACATGATGACAAGAAGTTGACAGCGATTCATATCGACAACGTGTTATCTGTGGAAATCGGTTGATAGGTCGTTAGTGTAAAGGTTGCACAGTGGATTCCAAATCCTCTTGAATGGGTTCGATTCCTATACGATTCTGCCAAATTAAGCGTTGCATCGTTTAATCAAACTTAAAGTTTGAACCTTAATCAAACTGGCAATTGTCGTATGGTGTAATGGTAGCACCTCAGAATTTGACTCTGATAGCGAAGGTTCGATCCCTTCTACGACTTCCAATGTAGTCTTAGGTTATATGGTAAACCCACAGGTTGTGACCCTGAAAAACATGGTTCGAGTCCATGAGATTGCACCAATTGATCGGAAGCTAAAGTGGAGGAAGCACTGGACTTTTAATCCAGATAAAGAGGGTTCAACTCCCTCCCGATCAACCAGATTTATTACTGGGACAATTTAGATGATGAAGGCGTTCAGTCGCTCTTATGTCAATAGGTTAAGTGGGTTCGATTCCCTAGCTGTGGTCAGCACAACCGAAATTCTAGACTTCACATATTAGTGTTTGTGTTTAGATTGTCCCAGTAATAAATTTGTTTTAGGAGAGCCATAATCTAAAGGCTCGAAGAGACGATCTGCAACATCGTTGTTAGTGAGTTGAAGTCTCACATGGTTCTCCAAAGTAAATTAAAGCGTGTGTCGTATAGTGGCAATTATAGGTGGCTTCCAACCATCGGACGAGGGTTCGATTCCCTCCACCCGCACCAAATTTTGTTCTCATCGTCTAACTGGTCAGGATGCCACACTCTCAATGTGGTGATTTGGGTTCGATCCCCAATGAGAATACCAAACAATGCTCTATTCGTCTAATGGCTAGGATTTCTCCCTTTCAAGGAGAAGAAGAGGGATCGAAACCCTCATAGAGTACCAAATTGGAGGTTGTATGATTGAAGATGTTTTACTTTCAGATATTGATTGTGTTTCAAATTGTGGTTTAGGTAACTATATGTTCAAAACCATTACAAGATCATACACCTTAAACGTACCAAAGAAAACTCTCCTGAGATTCATTAAAAAGGAAGGTGGCTTTGGTATGACAGAAGATTGGTTTGATAAAACCATTGTTCTTAATGATGAAGAATTTAATAAGCTTAAACAAAAGCTTTGTATATAATGCTCAGGTAAGAGAATTGGCATATCGCACAGTCTTAGAAACTGTGATTTGTGGGTTCGAGTCCCACCCTGAGTACCAAATAATGATCGGGTAGGCTAACTGGCAAAGCTGACAGACTTAAAATCTGTTGTTTGTGGGTTCGACTCCCACCCCGATTACCAATGGAGATTCTGATATGAAACTTAGAGATATTGTACTTCACGTTTGTATGAATAACAGTCATCGTGAAATGGTTATACACCAAAGACTCAGAGAGTTTGCTCTGGATGGTGCAGTTATTTTAAAGCGTTCAAAGACTATGGCTATAGTTGGAGAGGAAGAGCATATCTTTAAGACTGAAGAAGAGATTCAACAAGGACGTTGTTTAAGTTACAACATCACAAGAGTTGAAGGATTCGTACCAGAAAGTTTAAAGAGACAAATTCGAATTATTTAAGAGGTGTTTTATGAAAGTGTTCCAAAATGTATTAGTTAAGTTTGGTGCTACGTGGTGTAACCCATGTAATCAGGCTGAAAAGTTCCTATCAAGTAAATTTCAACCAACTCAATATGAAAGTATTGATGTCACAGAAAATGAGGACGTAGCCAAACAGTATGGCATTAAAAACGTACCTACATTTATCCTATTCGATGAGACAGGCGATATCGTAGAACGGTTCACTGGATTCAACCCGAAACAAATAACAGATTCAATTGCAAAATTAGCGTAGTTTACCTCAAGCCCATTAGTGGGCTTTATTTTTTGAATATTAAATGGTGTGAACTATTTCAGCTCATACCCTTTAACATTTAGGAGTAGTTATGAGAAAGAGAGTAAATAATACTGAACTTCTCAGGTCTATGGATAATGTGGTAGAGACTGCAATCACGAAAATGGTGAAGGTGTTGAATGACCCACAAGCCAAAAATTCGGAGATTTTGAACTCTGCTGATAAAATCATTAAACTTAGATTTCAGCTACAAGAGAACATCCGTAAAGAGGCTCTTGACAAAATTGAAATTGAGTATAAACAACTCAACCTAGAAGAGAAACAAATTAAACTTGAGGCACTAAGAGGGCTTAGAAACCCAGACTCAACACCAGATCAGGTGAAGACGTACTCACGTACATTTACACCAGCTATGAAGCCACAAGATGTCGATGACTCGATTCTGGAGACAGGCTAATGGCAGAAAATAAGGATTTAGGATTAGAGTTATGTGAACCTAAAGGACAGAAGCACTATGACTTTATTTGGTCTGATGCTGACATCACCGTCTTTGGTGGTTCGGCTGGATCAGGAAAGACATGGCAAGGATTGTGTAGATTTTTGAGATTCATTAACGAACCTCAATATATCGGGTACGTGATTCGTAAAACACAGGCATCTTTGAAACAAGGTGCATTCAAGACAGCGATTCGATTATTCACTGCTTGGGAGAGTAAGATCAAGGTCAATAGAGTTGACATGACAATTACATTTCCTTCAGGTGCTATTATCATTTTCAAAGGTCTTGACGGTACAGCGTCTATTGAATACTTTCAAGGACAAGAGATTTCAGGGGCATTGGTCGATGAGGCGACACACATTAAATATGAAGAGATTTCATGGTTAATGACTCGTCTTCGTACAAATGCCAATGTACATCCTACTGTGTGGTTTACGTGTAACCCTGACCCAGATCACTTTATTGCTGAGTGGGTTGATCCCTACCTTTACCCAAAGAAAACGTACAAAACCTTAGATGGACACCTTACAGATGTTGGTGGTCGTGTTGATCCAGACATCAATGGTAGAAAGAAATGGTACTACGTTATTGATGGACAATGGTACTGGGATGATGACAGAGAAAACCTTGTAAAAACTTGGTCACATCTGATTACCGATCCAAACCAAAAGCCGATGTCATTTAGGTTCATTGGAGCAACATTTATTGATAACCCTGTATTGTGTGCAACACAGCCAGCGTATATCAACTCACTTATGAATAAACCAAAAGTTGAGAAGGAACGACTAGCTTATGGTAATTGGTATATCCGAGAGGAAGGTGCTGGTTATTGGAAGCAAGAGTGGGTAAGAGTTATTAAACAATTCCCTCACCCTGATGATCCTGACGACAAGGTTGATAAGAGAGTACGTTGTTGGGACTTAGCATATACAGTGCCTCATGAAGCCAACCCAGACCCCGACTATACAGCCTCTGTACTGATGTTTAGAACAAAACATGGGTATTATGTTGTAGAGCATGTTATTAGGGCAAGGAAGCGTGTTGGTGAGCTTTATAAGTACATTGCAGAAGTCGCTAAGGCTGACTACAAGACTTATGGAATCATTACACAATATATCCCTGAAGACCCTGCGGCTGGAAAGGTAACTTATTTATTTGCAAAGGAATTTTTGCAAAAACGAGGGATTTTCGTTGATAAAGTTAAAGCTAGTCAACAGAAATCTAAACTAGAAAGATTCAAGAACTTTGCATCTGCTTCTGAGAATGGAGCTGTTATGATTATTGACACTTCACACATTAAAGACCCTGTAGCAAACTGGAATGAATACTATTTCACAGAGCTTGAAGTTTTTGATGGGACACGTAATACACGACATGATGATATGGTCGATGCTACGAGTGATTGTTTCAACGTACTGTACCGAAGACGTAGAGTTCGTAAAGGGATTGTTAAAAATATGTTTTAAGGAGTTTATATGGCTAGAGTAAGAAAGAGTGGAGGGCAGAAAAACGATAAAGTATCTTCAGTTGATAAAATCAAACCTGAAATCGGTAATCTTGGAGTACAAATCGACTTCTTATCCATTTCTAGTGAAGCTATTAAAGATTTAACCTTCCCTTGTTCTATTACAACATTTGACAACATGGCTCGTAGTTCTGTTGTTGGTGCAACATTAAGTGCCATCAATACTATCGCAAGTCAAGTTGATTTTATTATTGACTCCTACGATGAGTCAGCAACACATAAAGGGCGTAGAGACTTCTTGAAGCAATGTCTGTTTGAGGATATGGAATATTCTTTCAATCAAGTTGTACGAGATGCCTTGACAATGACTAAATATGGTTTCTCAGTTCTTGAGAAGGTTTACCGATTTAGACGTAGAAAGGAAGGTAGTCTTTACAATGATGGTCGTGTCGGTATTAAATATTTGCCGATTCGATCTCAACGATCTATCAACCAATTTGTATATGACGACAACAACAGAACATTGAAGTATGTCGAACAAAATCCAGTTGGTCTAAAAGGCACAATACAAAAGATTGAACCTATTAGAATGGATGCTGATCGTTGTATGGTGTTCCGAGTGAATCCTACAGGACTTCACCCTTACGGACAATGCCCTTTAGCAGATGCCTACAAGTCGTGGAGAGTTTTAGAAAAACTCCAAGATATTGAAACCACAAGTGCAAACCGAAACCTAAATGGTATTCCTCACTTATCAGCACCTTCAGAAGTGTTGGACGAAGATGAGGATGATCCAGAGTCAGTTAAACGTGTGAGAGCAATGAAAGCTGGATTATCTGCAATCTCTTCTGGAGAGCAAAGTTATATCCTTACACCGTCTGACAGATACACCCAAGATGAAGGTGGTTCTGCACAGTACGATTTCAAGCTCGTCACAGGCTCTAGTTCGCATCTTACAGCCTTGAGTGGTATTATCACACGTTACAGCAATGAAACCTTCCAGACGATGTGTGCTGACGTTTTAACGCTGGATAACGGACAAGGTGGTGGTAGTACAAGCCTGACATCGAATAAACAGACAATGTTGAATATGTTTGTTGAAGCTCGATTGAAAGAGTTCTTAGACATTCTGAATAAAGACTTGATTCCTGACCTTTGGAGAAAGAATGGTTGGGATGACACTAAATGTCCTAAGATTAAACATGGACGTATTGAGAAGGTTGCTCTTGAGACACTTGCTAAAGCTGTACAACAGTTAATGGCAACAAATTCTATTCCAATTACAGTTGAGAACATCAACTATATTATGGAAATCTTCGGATTCCCTACACGTATTTCTGATGAAACTTCGAGAGAGGATTTACTGGAAATGTTAGGTTTTGGATTAGAAATGCAAAGTCGATCAGGTGATGGGATGAAGAAAGGGACTGTCGGTGAAGGTACAGCTAAGAAAGTATCAGGCACTGACAAAAATGCTTCAAACTTGAACAAGGAGAATTAATGAATTTCATCGAACTCTCCCAACTTCTTTTTGATAAACAATTGCTGGCAAGTGAAGGGGCAGTAAGGGATGTACTGAATAAGTATGAACTTGCTACTCAACACGGTCATGAGTATGTGGGGCTGATTAAAAAGGATAAATCACCTATTACAGCTATCACATCACAAATCTACAAAGGTACTGACAACAAGCTTATTGGTGTCTTGCCGATCAAAGGTGCTTTGGTTTACGAAGAGACTGGCTGGGAAGCTTTGTGTGGTATGACTTCTTACGAAGGACTGCAAAATAAAGCTACTTACATGATTAAAGAAAAGAAAGTTGACCATCTTATTCTCGAATTGAATAGTGGTGGTGGTATGGCTTATGGATGCTTTGAAACGGCACAATTTGTCAAGAACCTAGCGAAAGAACATGGCGTTAAAATCACTTCCTATGTGGATGGTGTAGCCCATTCTGGTGGGTATGCTTGGGCTTGTATCGCTGATGAAGTAATTCTTAATCCAATGGCTAAGGTAGGATCAATTGGTGTTGTTCTTCCTCTTATTAACTCTTCTGAGAAAGATAAGAAAGATGGTATCAAACGAGTTTACGTTACTGCTGGAAAGAGTAAAGTTCCATTCGATAAAGATGGTAACTTCACTGAAGAAGCTTTAAGCAACATCCAAAAAGATGTAATGGTTACTTATGACATGTTTGTTGATCATGTCTCAGAGAATAGAAATCTGAACAGAGATGCAGTCATTGATACTGAAGCCAAAACATTCGGAACAAAGGAAGCTCTTAAAATTGGTTTGATTGATAAAGTTATGACCAAAGAGCAATTTTATGAACACTTAGGAAATTTTAACGGAGAATCAAGTATGAGTCTTACAATTAATACAGATGGAACAAAAGTAGAAGCTGGTACAGATGGTGCTAACAGCCTTGTTGTTTCACAATTATCAACACAAATTCAGACTCTTGAGTCAGACAAATCTGGTCTAGTTGCACAAGTTGCTACTTTAACAGGTGAACGTGATCAAGCAGTTGCTGATCTTGGTGTTGCACAGACAAAAATCTCAGAACTAACTACACAGTTGGCTACTGCACAGACTGAAGCGAATACAGCGATCTTAACAGCTCGTCGTGAAGCAATCTCAGCTCTTGTATCGGCTGATGATGTAGAAGATCACATGAGCTTTATTGCAGACTTTGATGCTGAGAAGTTTGATAAGTATAAAGAGAAGCTATCAGTTCAAAGTGAGAAAATGTCGGCAAGCTTTACGGCTCAAGGCGTTGACACTGGTGAAGCTGAAGGCGAGAAGCTTAGTGTGGAAGAGAAAATGGCTGAACGTGTTCGTCAACGTAATGGGAAGGCTTAATCGCCCCCATTCAGCAACATTAAATTAAACTTAACTTAAAAGGAAATTCAAATATGGCTATTATGCAATTGCAAAAATACTTCCCACGCTTCGGTGATGTTTTCCAACATGAAGATGGCGTTCCAATCGGTTTCACACGTAAGACCTTAGAAGTAACAGGTACTGCTGGTAAGAAATTGTTTATTGGTGACTTCATTGTGATGGAATCAAAAACAGCTAAAGTCGGTACGATCCCAGCAGATATTGAGGCAATCAAATCAGCTAAGTGGCTTGGTGTTTATGCTGGTAATGATGCACACCAGAATATGAATACAGACAATCCAACGTACAACCACAACGTAACAGAGTTTGAAGCTGACACTTTAAAACAGAATGTTGTTGTTGTTTATCGTGGTCGTATGGGTGTTGCTCGTGGTGGTGCTGAAGGTACTACACGCTATGATTCAGGTCTTCGCTTCCCTAAAGGAACTTCGAAGGTTGATATGCAAGCTGTCTGGGACAAGCTTGAAGAGCAAGACATCCACGTTTTACGTCAAGTACCTTAATTGGTACTGGCGTTTAGCTAATCAAATAAGTAAATAAATTTCAATTTTTAGAAGGATTCTATAACTATGGCACAAGATATTATCAACCCAAAAGACACTACAGCTATCATCCAATTGAATGCTGTGATCAATGAAGTTCAGACTGGCGTAGGCTTTATCAAGAACTCAGGTCTCTTTACCGAATCGTTGACTCCACGAGATGCTATTATCGAGCAAATCAAGAAAGAGGATAAACGAGGAATGTTAGGTTTCACATCTCGTCGTGAGCGAAACAAAGTGAAACAAACAAAACGTAAAGAAGTGCAATTCGCTCTGCAAATTCCTTACCAAGAGACAATCGAAGACTTGACAAAAGAAGATGTTTATCAAGTTGCGAAGTCTTGGAATGATGCTACTGAAGAGCAAATCATGGACTTGTATGAAGGCAAGCTAACAGCTCAACGTGAGTCAATTGACAATGCTCATGAGTTCCTTTACTGGACGGCTGCTCAAGGTCAAACTCGTGACCCAGCAACAGGTGAAATCGTTCTGGATATGTTCCAAGTTACTGATACAACTCGTCCTGTTGTTGATCTTGACTTGACTGATGCAACTCTCAATCTATTAACTTGGATGGGTGAGTTCCGTAACCGTGTTATGCGTGATAACAAACGTGGTTCGAATCAGGGAACAATCGAGATTTTCACTACTGATGCAGTGTTCACCAAGTTCGTAAGTCATCCATCTGTGTTGGCTACATTCCAACAAGCTTATATGGGTACTGGTAAAGCTTATCTCGAAAATGTTGTTAGCCCTTACGGTACAACAAAACGTGGTGAGTACGGTATCGTTCGTGAGTTCGAGTGGAATGGTGTACGTCTTGTTGTTGCTCCTCAGACCTTCATCCTTGAAGATGCTGATGACATCACTGATGAGTACGAAGCGGTTAAAGAGGACGAAGGCTTTGCTGTAGTTCGTGGTATCCGTGATTCATTCAAAGCGTTGTTTGGTCAAAACAACAGTATGACAGACCCTAGCCTAGCTAAAGTCTATGCGTACCGTTCTAAGATCATCGACGATGCCTACTTTGAGATTACAGCTAGTTCAGCTCCTATGGCTTACACTACTGCTCCAGAGTTGTGCTACCAATTCAAATTCAAAACTAAGTAATTAGTTTTGGATACATAGGGGACATCGTTTGATGTCCTCTTTTTCCCTTAATACTAATTGTTTGGAGTTTTTAATGACTACTGTTGATAATTTAAATGGACTAGAGTTGTTATCTGGTAGATTGGTAACATTGTTCCTCACTCTAGCTGAAGCTGAAGAAGCTGTAAAAAGCCTACCTGCTGGAACACACGTAAAAGTTACTAATGATCCTAATCCTGATCTCAATGGTGAATACACTTGGGATGGAGAGAAGTTATTAAAAACTACAAATAACACTTTAGAGAAAGCTAAAGAACAGGCTGAAGAAGTTGCACAAGAAATTATTGATCGCAATGTTACTGCAAGCCATGTCTTAGATTTACTCGAAGGGCAAATTACTGGAAGTTTACTTGATCGTCGCTTAGAGCAACGTATTGAGAAAATTCCTTCTATCGTTGGTGAGATCGAAGAACTTAAAAACGAAGTTACTACAATCAATTATGATCTTGGTGTAAAGGTTAATTATATTAATTTTGACCTTGAGAAACTTACACAGTATGTAGAAGAGTTGGAGCTTATTGTTGACGTTGATTTCTCTGAAATTAAACAGCAAATCCAAGACCTACATGATCAAGTCAATTCAGACTTTGAAGCTGTAAGAGTTAAGATTGATGAGTTACAAGCTCAAGTAACTGCTGACTTTGAGAAAGTTCGTCAAGAGGTTAAAGACCTACAAGCTCAAGTTGACGCTGACATTAAAAAACTTCAAAAAGAAGTTGCTGATAAGTTCCTTGAAGTGGATCAAATCAAAATTGGTTTGGACAAAGAGATTCAGGATCGTATTAGTGCTGTTAAAGCTGAGACAGAAGCTCGTGTTGAAAGCATTCGACTACTTAACGATGGATTAACAAAAGAGATTCAAGAGCGTAAAGATGGTGATCAAAAACTTCTTACAAACATTGAAAACTATAAAACATCAAACGATAAATCTTTAGCAAACGTAAGGGAGCAAGTTACTGTAGCAGTTGATACAGCGAATGCGTCAGCACAGAAAGTTGATGCCCTTGATGCTCGTGTCGTTTCTGCTGAAAATAACTCTAAAACAGCTTTAGAGAATTCTGCTAGTGCTGTGAGTAAAGTTACTGCTTTGGCAAGTGATGTTGGTGCAATGTCTGAGAAGGTAGACACCCTTGAAGCTAACGTAATTAAAGCTGTCGATGACAGTGGTAAAGCGTTGACAAACTCAGCAACTGCTATTTCACAATCTAAAACTGCTGTTGATAAAGCTAATGCTGTTTCAGAGCAAGTTAATATTGTTGAAGCTAAGTTGAATGACAAGTCTACAACATACCGAACAAATATAGCTCCTACCAAAGCTACTCACCCTAACCTATCCGTTGGGGATGTCTGGATCAACCAAGACAAGAAAAATGAGCAAAAGCGTTGGGATGGAAAAGCATGGGTTGATATCAACGATGTTCGTGTTAGTGATAATGCTACGGCTATCTCTAAGACAAATGCAACTGTAACTGAACAGGGTAAAACTATTCAAGCAAACGTACAGAAGATTGACAGCTTAACAGCAAGTCTTGGAGACAAGGCTGATGCTTCTGCACTGACTAAACTTGAATCAACTGTTACTAAACAAGGTACTGACATTCAAACAAACTCTGCCAATATCACTAGCCTACAAGGTCAGATTAAGGATAAGGCAGATGCTAAAGCTTTGAATGAGTTAAGCACCAAAGTTACAGAGCAAGGTGGAACTATTGCCTCTCAAGGTCAATCCATCACAGCGTTGAACAACCAAATAAAAGATAAAGCTGATGCTTCAGCCGTGACACAGCTCACAAGCACTGTCACAAAGCAAGGTGAGACCATTAATGCACAAGGTAAGCAGATCACAACTCTTGAAGGTAAGGTAGACGGTAAAGCCGATGCTACTGCTGTTACTGAGTTGAAGGCTACTGTAACCGAGCATGAAGGGAAGATCGCCACTCAAGGACAAGCCATTACATCTTTGAATAACCAAATCAAGGATAAGGCTGATACTAAAGCTGTTACAGCACTTGAAACTAAAGTGACAAAACAGGGAGAGGATATCACAGCACAAGGTAAACAAATTACTTCTGTTGAAGCTCAGTTGAAAGACAAGGCATCAACTCAAGCAGTTAGTACCTTAGATGCAAAAGTGAATAAGCAAGGTGAAACAATCACAGCTCAGGGACAAGCTCTAACAGGTTTGAAACAAGAAGTGGATGGTAAGGCTTCTGTACAAGCTGTTGACGAATTAAAGACAACAGTTACACAGCAAGGTAAAGATATTACAGCACATGGACAGTCTTTGACTTCCCTGCAAAACCAAATGAAAGATAAAGCAGACGCTAAAGCTCTTACAGCTCTTGAGACCAAAGTTACCAAACAAGGTGATGATATTAAATCTCAAGGTGAGGCTATTACTTCTGTTGAAGCTCATTTGGATGGAATGATTATCGGTGGATCGAACTTAATTCGTAAAACTGATATTCAGGCTGGATACTTAAAATCTTATTCACCAAACGTAGTAACTTTCCCTGCACTACCAAAAGCTAGAACACCTGTTGCTAGGTCTCTTACTGGAAGTGGTGCTTCTGTTGGTGTCAATACAGTTTCTGATATCAGTTTAAAAGCTGGACAAGAATATACACTCTCATTCAGAGGGGCATCTTCTAAAGGTGCTTTCACATACGCTTATGTTATGTTGAATAAGTCGGGTGCTTCAAACATCCCACTACTTTTGAATAACAAACCTGTATCGAAGGTTGAGAGTGTTCTTACCTATGTTAGTGCTACATTCAAGTGTACTCATGATGTTGATACAGCTCATATCATGTTTGCTTGTAATGGTGCAGTAGCTAGTGATTGGGTTCTTGTTGCTGAACCTATGTTGGTTGAAGGTAATACTGGAACAACATGGTCTAAGAGTATTGATGAACTTGCTGGCTCTGAAGCATTGAATGAATTAAAAGCCACTGTTGGGAAACAGGGAGAGACTATTACAGCTCAAGGACAGTCGATTACAGGGCTTAAACAGGAAGTAGATGGGAAAGCATCATCTCAAGCTGTAAACGAGCTTAAATCGACTGTGACACAGCAAGGAAAGGACATTGCAACTCAAGGTCAAGCGATTACTACTCTAAACAACCAAATCAAAGACAAAGCTGATGCGAAAGCATTGACAGCGTTGGAGACTAAGGTTACAGAGAACTCAGGTAAAATCGAGTCTCAAGGTACAGCATTGACAGGAGTTAAAGCTTCTCTTGGTGCTATGGATAGTGATAGTTTACTACCTGACTACAACCTTGCTAGTCCTGACGAGTGGTTCAGTCATTATGGGTATAAGATGGAGCAGTATTTTAAGACAACTCCTAACGGAAAGGTTGGAAACACTGTTTTTAGGCATGATAGTAGTAATCCACAACCTTGCTGGAATTACAACAAAAAGCCTCTCCCAAATGACAGGAAGTATAAAGTAACAGCAAAGGTTAAAAGGTCTACTGACAGTGTAGGTGGTTCAAACTACATCACTGTTCTGTATGGAACACCTGATGGAAAATGGTCTTCAGCAAACTACACTTATGTTGGTATTGTACCTAAAGCTTCAGGAGAATGGGAAGATGTTGAAGCTATCGTAAACCTGACATCCAATAGTGATAAGTACCCTCAGATCAAGATTGGTTTTGCTATCAATCATAACAGTACGGCTGGTATGGCTGAGTTGCAAGGGTTTAAGGTTGTTCACCTAATAGAGACAGGAGATGTAGGAAGCTCTATTGCTACTGCTGAAAGTGTTAGTAAGTTATCTGCAACAGTGACTCAGCAAGGTAATACAATCACCTCACAAGGGACTGCAATTACTGGTCTTGAGAACTCGATCAAAGACAAAGCTGATGCGAAAGCTGTCAATGAGTTAAAGACGACAGTTGAACAGCAAGGTAATGATATTAAATCACAAGGTCTTTCAATTACCAAAGTTGAAGCAAGTGTTAAAGATGTTGATATCATTGCAAAAGATTCTAAACTGTTGGCTATGTATCAAGGACAAGGTAAGCTCATTTGGGATGATCCAACATTCAAGAAGAGTGATAACAGTATAAAGGAGTACGGAAAAAACAATGCTATTCATATTGTTGACCGAGTTCCAGTTGGGGCTGGGAATCCTACAGGCTCTACACATGAAATTCTTGATAAGATTGTTGGTGACATCAATCTAGGTAACTTCGGAATTTATCCAGCTAATCTAGCTACTGCAATTGATAAGGTATTCTTGCATAAATATGTTGCTAAAATACCTACCAATTACAGAATGACAAAAGCATCTAATGCTATTGGTGTTGGTGGTATTGACGATTTTATTGGAGACACTACTGGTACTGGTAATTATGAGGTTTATTGGAGACTTACTAGGTGTGGACAATCTGGAACTTTTAGTACAACAGGACATGTTGCATTAAAAAGAAATTCTGGAGCAATCCCAACTCCAGCTAAACCTGATGAGGTTAGGTTCGCACAAGTGGCTATTTTTGATGTCACTGATGCACCTGACTCTATCCCTAAAGAATTGTTGGATAAAGTCGATGCTAACTCAAAAGCTATTTCATCACTTGATGCTGAAGTTAAGCGTGTAGATGGTGTTGTTGTTGCTCAAGGTAAGCAAGTTACACAACTAACAGCAGAAGTCAATAAAAAGGCTGATGGTACTGCTTTGACAGCTCTTGAAACTAAGGTTACTCAACAAGGGAAGGACATTACCTCACAAGGGCAATCCATAACTAACTTGAATAACCAAATCAAGGATAAAGCTGATGCTTCTGCTGTCAACAGTCTTAAAACTACAGTTGATCAGCAAGGGAATGATATTAAAACTAATAGTCAAAATATCATTAACTTGAATACTAACTTAGGTAAAAAGGCAGATGCTTCTGCTGTTACTGCACTGGAAGCTGAAGTTAAAAAAGTTGATGGTAAAACTGTAACCAACAGTCAGTCTATTACAAAACTTCAAGGTCAAGTAAACACTATTGATGGAGAGGTTAAGAAAAAGGCTGACGCATCTGCTTTAAATAGCTACTACACTAAAGTTGAAGCTGATAAAGCTATTGCTGGACAAATCTCAGAGTTCAATAGCAGTCTTGTTATTGGTGGTGTAAACCAACTTTTAGATTCTGAAAGGGAGAGAAGTTCTTCTGCGACAAGTCAACGAGAATATTTCATGTATGAACGTAGTGTCTACTTGAAAGATTTCTATGACAGAAACTTAGGTAAGCCAGTGACAATCAGCTTTGAAATAAAAGTTCCTGTTGCTGGTACAGTTCAAGTTTATAGTTTTAATAATTCAGCACACACATATTCAACCTCAACACCTTCATTAAAGGCAAATGAGTGGACTTATGTGGAACTTACTGTTAAGCCAAATAAACATGGAACAACACCTGAGAATGTCGCTGGGTCAACTTTAGAGTTTTATGGTACTTACGGTACAGGAAGGATTCCAAGTGTTCGTAGGGTTCAGCTAGAGGCTGGTACAAAGGCTACAGATTGGTCAGTATCTCCTAGAGATGTATCTGAGTCATTGGAAGCTAACTCAACTGCTGTTGGTAAGGTTGAGGCTAAGACAACAGCACTTGAAGGAAAGGTTAACACCCAAGCCACTCAAATTACTGGTCTTCAAAGCCAGATAAATGGGAAGGCTGACTCTTCAGCTCTTAATAGTCTTAAAACAACTGTAGAGCAACAGGGTAATACAATCTCTTCACAAGGGACTGCAATTACTCAGGTAGAGTCAAGTGTCAACAATGCCTTGAAAGCTGTGACTGTAGAGGATACTAGAAGCAAGAACGAGTTACCTCTTTGGTACTGGACTAACCACCCAAGAAGGGTAGTAAATGAGTTTAAGACAGCTTCAGTTATCGGTGTTACAGGTCTTGGTACTTATGTAAACCTTGAGACAAGAGTTTACTATACCGATGCTTCTGGTGGGAGTATTATTCAGATTGCACATTCTGCAAATAACTCTGTTTTACAAATGGAGAGGAATAGTGTTGGTTCTGGTTCTACTGCCACATGGTCAGCTTGGAGACAACCTCTCAAGTCAATTGATGATAGTGCTAAAGCTTCGGCAACTGCTGTTAACAAACTTACAACTGATGTAACAAAGATTGATGGAAAGGTTGATGCTCAGGCAACGGCTGTACAGCAATTAGATACAAAAGTTGGTCAGAACTCAGCAAGTATCCAAACACAAAGTCAAACGATCAATGGTATTCGTGCCAATTGGACAATGAAGATGGATGTGAATGGTTATGTTTCTGGAATTGGTGCAATGAATGATGGTAAGACATCTGAGTTCATCATTAGGGCTGACAGGTTTGCTATTGCTAATCCTACAGGTACAGGTAAGAAGTATGGATTTGTTTATCAATCCTCACCGAAGACTTTGCCGAATGGTACAGTGATTCCAGCAGGGTTGTACATCGACAATCTTATTCTTGGTGACATTGATGCTCGTAAAATCAATGCTGAAAGTATTAGTGCTATCAGTGCTAACTTAGGTAGGTTTGAGTCAAGTGTTGCTGGAAAAGGTAAGACTGTCATCTCTGGTACTGAGTATCAAGTTTTTGATGCCAATGGTGTTGAAAGGATTTTCTTAGGAGTTAGATAATGAGTGCTAAGTTGATAATTAAAGATAAAGATGGGAAGGTCGTTCTCGACCTTTCTAGTCGTATTACAAGGTTTACAATAGATTATGTTGCTACAACCGACCCTACAAAACTTCTCCCTAAACAAGTTATCAAGATTGGTAACAAAGTTGACAGGGGTAGTTTTTGGTTTTTAACTAGGTATGCTAAAACAGCTTGGTCAAACAGACCAGAAATTGAAGGAGGCCCATATCCATCATTTGCAGTATATATGTGCGATAAAGCAGAGGTTCAGTCATCTGGTTTTAGTGCTGGATGGGTTAATGATGTTTCATCAAAAATGGATGACAATTCATTGTACATCGTAATTGAAGATACTAGAAACTCTGTACAAGGTGGATATCAAAACAGTGTTTCAGTGGATGTTGGGAGGTATTAATGGCTGAATATTTGAAAATTGTAAATAACGATGGGTACATCTTAATTGATGACACATTCCAGAATTACCACTTCTTAGAGAAAGTTACTGTTGTTGGATCAACAATGAAGCACTACTCAACAGGTAGGGGTGGAAGTCAGTTAGAGGATTCAAATGGATTCTTAATGGTGCAACACATTTTTGAAGTTACAAGTGCCAAAAAGCCTGTAGTTGCCTATCAAATAGGTAAGAATCTGGATGCTGGCATTATGGCTATTACATACACTGAGGTTTCACCTAATAAGTGGTCGATCAAGGTTATGTGTTCTTCCCAATATGGTGGAGCTGTTGGAACTTACGGTACATTGACGATGTATGTGTATGGACTTTTACCTGAAGGTGTTCAACCAAGTACAGGAGCTGTTTTCCAAGTTAGGAATGCAAAAAATGAGATGATTTTCGATAGTGGAAGAAGACCTATGGATGTCGTCCAGTTTGAGTCAAAACTCATTCCCTATAGTTGGCTATACCCAGCTATGGCTAAACAGGTAGAGATTCCAATTAAAGGTTGGGATGCGTCAAGGAAGTATGCCATTGTGCCTTGCTCCTTTATGTTTGATAGTTATTATCAAAACCCAAACTTTTTCTACTACACAGGTACTTTTGCAAAAATGTATGACACCACACAAGGTAAAGTTGTTTTAGGAACAACACAGGTTGGGATCAACAATATTATGTGGGCGCAAAACTACCCAACTATGGTTTCTTATTCACATGCAATGATTATTATTGATGTTACAGGGTTATAGGAGATTTTATGGCACTAACAGAGATTCAAAAATTAAGGCGAGATGCTGGAGACAATGATCCAGATTTTCAATATCTCACGGATGAAGACTATCAACAATTGATGGATGACATCCCAAGTAAAAGAAAACTAAGTAAGCACATTGACATGCTTATTTTAAATATGAAAGCCAATGACATCCATGAGAGATCAGGTCAAGAAGAGCGTTGGGGAAACCAACTATTCGAGAATGGATTGAAGATGGTCAAGTTGAAGTGGAAAGACCCAGCATTTAGTGGCACTCATGGACTACCTTCTTTTGGTGGTACATCTCGTGAGGAGATGTCAGAGCTTGCTACAGACCCAGATCGTGTTCCTGATACATTCTATAAGGGAGACAACAAAGGTCGTGCTGAGTGGCAAGAGAGGCGCATTTACAGGTACTGTGGTCGTGCCTTTGAGTCTGGTTCTTGTCTGCTGTGGAATTGTTATGGCTTTCAAGCATAATTTCAAAATGGATTTATCTGGACTCAAGAAGCTCCAGAGAGATTTAAAGAAGATTGACAAGACTGAGATTGAATGGGGATGGATTAATGGTAAGGCTTACAACAAAGCTGATATCAATAAACGTGGTGGAATACCTTATGCACTCATTGCCATCAATAACGAATTTGGTGGATATGCAAAAGATATGAGAACAAACAAATATGTTTATATCCCATCTCGACCATACTTTCAACAGTCAACCAAATCTTCAGTCTCTTATGCAAAGAAAGAGGTTGCAGATGTATTTCGTTTGGTTATGGCTGGTGGTGATTATAAAGCCCACTTACAAGCTATTGCAAACGCTCAGGTTGACATTCTCAAGAAGAGTATTGCACAAAACAATATGACCCCACTTCACCCTAAGACAGTGGCTATTAAAGATAGTTCTAAGCAATGGGATGATACAGGTCAAATGATCAAGAATATTACAGCTAAGGTTGTGTACAAACGATCTGACTACAAAGGAGATTAAAGATGAGAAATCGAATGAAACTTGGTAGAGAAAAATATGACGTTGTTCGATCAGCCCCAGCAAAATTGGTGAATGGTCTTTGGCAGAAAGCTTCTGTTGAGACTGTTCAGATCAGAGCTAATATTCAAGGTGGATTGTTTTGGAACTCTGTCAAGTTTTCTGACTCAGGTGACATCTCTAAACAAGCTATTTCAATCCGAAGTGATGAGCCGTTATATATGGCAAATGACAAAAAGCAAGGTGATCTTGTTTTCTTTGGTGGTAATTATTGGGAAGTTAGAGATTGTCGAATTTACAAGAATTTAAAAAGAACTCGTCATTGGGAAGCAATGGCAGTTTTGATTGACGGATCGAAAGTTCCAAGAGAGGGAGAATGATTGAAACAGAGATTTGCGCTATCTTGGGACAACACAAGATGTATGGAAGTAAGGATAGAATCCTCTCTGAAAAATATCAAATAATTGTTGATAATCAAAATGGTGTACACCCTATGGATGAGACATTCTTCCTGATTGGCTTGATTGATGAATACAATTTAGGTACAGCTACCAAGACCCTTACTACAAGAGAGATTGTGGAAGGCACGGATGGGAAGATTGGTATCTGGAAGGTTAATCAACCAAAGGCATACGAAGTGAGGATCAGCATTCAAGGTGATAAGAGTCTAAATGGTCGTGGAGATGGTGTAGGGGATATCTTAGAGCTATTGAAGCTTCAGATGGACTTACCAAGCATGAGGCGTAGATTCGCTAATGCCTTCACTATTACACACAATGAAGGAGAGGATGATGAATGGGATGAGGTTGTCAAAGGTTATTCCTATGAGATTGATCCTCAAACAATCACCCTCCCAATCAAATTAAATACTGACCAATACATTCGGTATTCTTTTAAAGTCACTTTCAAAACAAACATTGCCTTCGATGTTGAACAAGAAGTTATGGATGGTGTGAAAGTTGAAGGGAAGTTCATTGATGACAGTAAGAATGTCATTGAAGAATATTCAGAAACGGTAGATAAAAATACCATCATAAACAGTAAAGGATAAATATTATGGATTTTATGAAAGATATTGTTGACATTCAGATCACAAACGTAACTGGTAATACCAACACTACAGATTTGAATACAATCCTCATTATGGCAAAACATGACAAGCTTAAAGCCCCTGAGATGTTTGCTGTTTTCACAGAGTTGACACAGGTGACAGAAGCTAAGTTTGAGAAGACTTCTTATGTTTATAAATCAGCTCAACTTGCATTCTCCCAAACACGTAGACCTAAACAAATTGTTGTTAGTAAAGGTGTTGAAGCTGAAGGCAGTTATGTAGATATGTTTGAAAAAATGCAAATGATCAATCAAGGTTGGTTGTGGTTAGTTTCAGACTTACGTGATCCTGTCAAGCAATTAGAACTTGCTAAGGCTGTTCAGGCAACTGAGAAGTTCTATGCAATTGGTTCAAGTGATGCAAATGCTGTAGTAAGTACAAACAAGACTGATATTGGTTCACTGATCCAGTCTAACCAATTAAGCCAATCTTATGCTTGGTTTGATGTGGCAGATACAGACCTTAAAACATACAGTGCTACAGAGATTGCTCTCTTGGCTCGTTGTGGTGGTGATGTTGCTGGTACAGTTCAATTCTTGCTTAAAGAGCTTGTTGGTGTCCCAAGTCCAGATGCTATTGTTGATACAAAAGCAAAGCAAAAGATTTTGACAGACAAAGGCTATACATACTGTGCTGTTGGTAACAAGAAAGTTTACTCTTTCGGTGCTGGTAAGCTTGGTAATGGAGAGTGGATTGACATTGGTTTGGCAACAACTTGGATCAAAGTTAATATCCGTGAGCGAATTTTCAACACCCTAACAAGTGTAGATACTTTGCCAATGGAAAACGATGGTGCGAGTGTTATCGAAGGAGATGTACGTTCAGTCCTTATGGAAGCTCGTGATCTTGGTATCGTAGCAAATGACAGCCCAATTGTAGTAACTGTTCCAGACGTTACACAGTTAAGTAAAGTTACTCGTTCTAAACGTAATCTTCCGAGAGTTCGATTCTCTTGTCGTTTACGTGGTGCGATTATCGGTACTGAAGTTCGTGGTGAAGTGTACGAGTAATCGTCGCTTCAACCCAACTAATAATTTTAATTTAAGAGGACAATATATATGGCTAATAAAACTGGTGTATACGATTTCAGTAAGTGTATCGTTCTAATTAAGCACCCATTGTATGAAGGTAACATCCTTATTGATGGGTTCATGAATGATACATCAATCACAGTGGCTCGTAATGATCCACGTTGGTCTCAAAACTCTTCAGGTGATGGTAAGGCTTCAACCCTTGTCCGTAACCCAATTGATGCAGGGACAATCACATTTACTCTAAACCAATCTACGGATTCTTTAGGTAAGATGAATGCTATTGCACAACATGCCAATATTAGTGATGGACATGATTTGATGTTTGAAATCACTGTTGCTGATAAGAGTTCTGGTTCTTTCCACTTCAGTCGTGATGCGATTGTTGGTGATCCAGAGAGTGTTGAGTATGGTCGTGAAGAGAATGGTCGTGAGTTCCAAGTTCAATGTGGTTCTTTATCAAACAACCTTAACGGTTCTGCTAAAGTTCCTCAAGAGACATTGCGAATCATCAAAGCTCTTGGTTTCGATCTTGATGCTTCACGAGTAGCTGATTACTAAGGAGAAATAGATGAGCGTATCAATTTTAGACCCAGCCAAGTTAAGTTTAAACATTCTTGGTTGTAAGGTAGAGGGATTTTCTGAAGGATCATTTGTAACGATCCAAAAGGAGTCACCAACATTCTCTACCAAGACTTCGGTTAAAGGTTCAAAAATGGTGACACGCCATCGGCACTCTGACTACACACTGACATTCAGACTTGACAATACAGCAGTTGCTAACACTTGGTTGCACTCTATTCACAAACTCCAAGAGATGTATGGGATTGTTTTTCCAGTCCCTATCATCTACAAGGATAAGAATGGAGAGACCTCTTTCTTCTGTGTTACAGGGATTCTTGAAGAGCCTAGAGTTGATCAAGGTTCTACTGTAAACCCTACAGAATGGAAGGTTATCTGCCCTAAAGTAATGAATACGATTGGTGGTAGTGGTAAAGAGGCTATGGTGGCTAAAGTGTTGCAAACATTAACGACTGTGTTGTCTATGGCTGATTTTGCTGGACTTGACCTATCAGGGATTCAAGGACAGGCGAGAGGTTTAATGGATAAAGCATCCTCAACGATTGGAGGTATGTTTTGAATATAATTGATAAGATTGTAAAAAAGGTTGGTGTCTATAATTTTGACCCTTCCAACACAGATTTAATTATTGCTGGTTATACGATGAGTGATTACACAAGCGTAACACTTACACCTAACCAACGTAGGAGAACAGAACAGGGGATTGATCCTCTATATCACACGTATGTAGATTTACCATCATATTGTGACCTAAGTGTTTCTATCCTTCCAGCATGTCCTGACTTGCAGTTCATGGAAGATTTACAAGATGCCTTAGAACTTATGAAGGGATATTTCGAAGTTACACTCAAACAAAACGGACGCTTCATTGGTACTTATGATTGCTATTTCAAGAATGATTCAGCAGATATAGTAAGTGGTGATGCAAACGACAAGACCTATGAAATGGTAGCCGTTAAACAGAATGATAGCGTCTTTAAGACTGAAGATAGCTTAGATTTATAATTAGGAGATTATTATGGAAATGCAAAAAGCAGTAGTAACCGACATTCAAGGTCGTGATGGATTTCGTACCGTACAGTATGAGAATAACAAGATTTTCGTGATCAAACCGTTTCGTGGTAAGCAGGGTACACGACTATCAATGACACTGGCTAAATATGCCTCTGGTGCTTTTGGTGGAATCCTAGTTGGTGTTGTTGACCAGATCAGTGATGGTACGGATGTTGACAAGCTTGACACAATTGGTCTTATGATCTCAGGTGTTCTTGAAGGTGCTTTCACAGAGTTAGATGATCCTAAATTCCAAGATTTCTTCTTTGAATTATTCTCTAATGTTTCTGTAGATGGACAACCTCTTGACTATGACCGTGAGTTCCAGTTGGACTTTGGATTACCATTCGATTTAGTTCGTCACATTGTTACTTACAACTTCTCATCGGTTTTTCAGCGACTCGGTATCGGTGCGCTCTTAAAGAAAAAGGAACAGAGCGAGTAAGCGATTCGAGGGTAAACAATAGGGAGTATAAAGCATTAGAACAAAATATGTCACTCCCTAAAGAGTGGATTCATATTCTAAATGCTGAAGCTCCTCTTTTATCTTTAGAGTATTTAATAAATGACGCTACTATCGAAGATGTGTATGACGCACTCGAAATGATGGAAGTGCAAAAATATTTAAGATTAGAAGCGGAGAAATTTAACGATGGCAACAAAGATAGAAGTAGCTAAACTCTTTTCCAAGATGGGTTTTGAAATTGATACGACCCAGCTTGAGAAATTTGAGCAACTTACAAGAACGATTAGAACATCGACTGTCAAGTTAGCTCGTGATTTACGACAGACAAACAATCAATTGACATCTGTATCATCTAAATTGAAGACTGTCAACAGTGGACTTAATTCAGTAAATTCTAGGAAAGGTGCTGGTAATCTTGCACAAAGTTATGCAAGCCTTTCTAAGAATGTGAATGTGTCACAAACAGCTTTAAATAGATTTAGTAGCACAGTAACTGCTGTAGAGCCTAAATTAGCCACACAGACAAGCACTGTAGCTCGATTAGCACAACAATGGGGTGAATATGCCATCCGTGTTAAAGAAGCCAACAGACAGCTTAGGGATCGCCCTAGTGGACAGCCTCCAAGACCTCCTTCTGGCGGTGGAGCTGGTTCAGGTGGTGGAAGACCTTCAGGAGCTGGTGGCGGTGGTGTTGGAGCTGGGTTAGCTGGTGGTGCTATGGCACGAATGGCTGGACACTTCATTAACCCTGCTTATATGGCTGGTGCTGGTGGTGCTTATGCTGTTAAAGAGGTTATTAAGGTTGGTCGTGAATACCAAAAAATGAAACAAGTTTTGTTAGCCTCTTCGAAGAACCAAGAAGAGTTCAACATGCACTTAAAATTCACAGAAGAGACTACAAACCGACTAGGTACAAACGTAACAGAGTTTGGTAGTGCTTACGCTAAGATGCTTCAGGCTGTTGGTGGTAAGTTGAAGAATGAGGAGACTCAAGGAATCTTCACTAAGTTCTCTGAATTGATGGTTGTACTTGGATCAAGTGACGATGACCAAAAAGGTATTTTCCGAGCAATGTCTCAGATGTTCTCCAAAGGTAAAATCCAGATGGAGGAGATCAACCAGATGGCTGAACGTAACGTACCAGCACTGGCAATGATGACAAGGGCTTATAAAGAGTTAGGAATGACAACTGCTGAGTTTGAGAAAGCTCAACGTGAAGGTAAGTTAGACCCTACCAAATTCATGCCACTCTTCGGTAAGTATGCTCGTGAGTTCGCTACAAACAACGATGCTTTGCAAAAGGCAATGGATAGTAGTGTTACCCAACAAGGTATCTTCATGAACCAAATGCGTAAGCTTTCGAATCAAATCATGGAAGCTGGTCTTGATAAAGCACTAGGTCAAATGTTTAAGGGTTTAACAGCTCTTGGTACAGCATTCGCACCTCTAGCAATCTGGATAACAAAAGCGACATTAGGTTTGATTGAGTTCATTAAAGCAATTTATGACTTCGCCAAAGCACACCCTATTATCGCTGGATTGTTAGGAACATTGCTAGGTGGATTTGTTGGGCTTAGGATGGCAATGAGGGCTGGTATTACAGTAGGTGGTGCATTCTTCGTTGCAATGGTCAGAGGTCTTCAAATGCTGAAGGTTGCCATGATTAAGACTGCTATCCTTGCAGTATTCATTGGTATCGCTGAAGTGTTAGTTGCTTTGTATGATCACATGAATGGAGATAAGAACTGGTTATCTGTAACAATTGGATGGTTTGAATTACTTGGATTAAAGATCAAGAGTGTTTGGCTTGACTTCCAGATGTTAATTTCTGCACTAACAAGAGGTATTAAAGATAGTTGGGTTGGAAGATTCTTTGAGAAGATTTTCAGCTTTGACTTTGGAGATGCTTTCAAAGGTGCTGGTGATGCCTATGCTGATGGAGCTGGCGCACAAACTGTTCCTCAAGTACCTATGAGACAGGCTGGACAAAATCCACTTGCCTTGAGTCCTGAACAGTTAAATACATTCAAACAGAATATGGGTTACTCAGGACAAGTTCCAATGGGTAATGGTAATAAGATGTTTGGTAATATGAACGTAGGTTATAAGCTTGAAATTGTAAATGGAAAGCAAGTAATTACTTCAACAAATACACAGACAGTCAACATTGGAGGATTGAAAAAATGATTTATACAATTGTCCTTTTTAGTGAGGATGGTGCGGTTGATGAAACAATCGTATTTGACTCAGTATCTGGGTTCGATGAGACTTATTCATCTTCAATCCCTCAAGCTCCTGTAGAGAATGGCTTCAGTTTAAGTGACCACATTATCAAGGGGAATGATAAATTCTCCATGAGTGGTGTAATCACAGACTCATTGTTCAGACGAAAAGGTGCATTAATTCAATATGTTAATGGTCGTTTCGTCAGAATGTATGAAGATGTTGATCCACTTCCTACTGAGAATCCAATCGTTACTATGAAGGCTAGGATTAAGAAACTTCGAGATGATCGTGAAATCTTTGGTGTCTTTGAATCTCTTAGAGGTTTTAATGAGACCGAGACCTCTCAGGTTAATCTTATTTATCCTTGTGCATTAACGGATGTTTCATTCTCAAATAAGGATGGTGGTAATGCCATCTACCCTAATATGTCTTTTGAAAGGATTCGTATTTCTACAGTTGATTTTAAGGTTGTAGAGAATCCATCACCTGAGTTGATCCCACACATTAAACACAACAATGGTGGTAATCAGACTGGTGACTCTGGTGCTGTTAAAATCGCTGATGCTGGCTCTCCTGACTTAAAAGCTCAGGCAGATGCTGGAAAGAGTGTAGTACCTAAAGAGTTGAAGAAAGAGGAGTCATGGGCTGACAAGAAGGTTGCACAACAACAGAAGCAGAAAGACATTCTACTGGCTACCAACAAGGCTAAAGAGAAAGCATCTCAATTAATCTCTGAAGGTAAGCTTGGTTATGGACAATCTGGTGCTTATGTTGCTGATCAAGTTTCTAAAGATATGAAACCTAAATATGGAGCTAAGTGGGACGAATGAGTTATTTCAATTATACAAAAGTGAATATCATTGATGATCCAAGTTACACATTCACAGCCACTTGCTTTGAGCAAACTTTGAATTGCACTGTAACTTGGATTGATAGGATCAAGAAGAGAGCTATTACTATCTTAGGTGGTAATGGTGATGTCTACCTTCAAAATACAGTAATCACAATTGATGAGCCACTGGCTTTCAATATGAATGCGATTGAAGATGACTTTGGTTGTAGTATAGTTTTACAGCATCTTCCCGATGCTGACAATACTGTAGATTATTTAAATTGGTCAAGGAATATGTTCTTGACTGTGTACCGTATTACAGAGGAGTAAATAATATGCTTGGTGGTGACATTCAATGGGGTAGACATGCTGAAGTTATTTTTACCAACTTCGATTCAGGGCTTGTTACTACCATCAAAAGCAATGAGATTGACAATAACAATAAAGTTATTGGAGATGGTTTAAGGATTGCTTTTGAGTACACAAAAAATGATGATCAGGGTTACGACACTCCAAATGGTAAAGTCGTGATCTATGGTCTTACTGAGAAAACATTTAACTCTCTTGGTGACAGGTTACGTTGTGAACTTGAAGTCAAGGCTGGTTATTTGAGATCACAGAAGAATGCTCCTAAAAGATTATTCTATGCCGTACTGATGGACAAAACTTATGAAATCCAAGATGGTATGAGTGTTGCGACATTCACAGTTCTTGGGGACTTTATTGAGAAGGTAGTGGCTACAAAAATGTCAATGAATTTACCTAAACCGACTTTAGTTGACATTATGGTATCTATTTCTGAAGGGATGAATAAAGGCTTTGCAATGCAGTTGACAGGATCAGAAGATGATAATCAAATCATGGCTGAGTACCTACAGAAATGGAGAGTTTCACCTTATGGTTACTCTTTTGCAAATACACCAAAACAGGAACTGAAGAGATTAAGAGAGTCTTTCGGTATAGCTCACAGAGTTGAGTCTGATATGGTTGTGTTCTCAATTCTGGACAACTGGTATAACTGGCACTTAGATGGTGCAAAGCAGATTTCAGAGATTAATAAACAGAAAGCCAACAATGCTTTGGTAGCTGAAAATAAGACAGCAACTGAGGCTAAAGATACAAAACCTACAGACAAGTCAGGAAAGAAAATCAACTTGGTTAAGACACATGCTTTAGTTCTTACACCAGATACAGGTTTGATTGGAAGTCCTGTACTGAAGACGAAGATTGTAGATAAACAATACGACTCAGCTTTAGGTGAAGGTGAAGAGGTTTGGTCTAAGAAAGAGCAAAAAGTAATCAGAGATAAAAAGACTGGTGAAGTTAAGAAAGATAAGAAGACTGGTGAAGTCAAGATGACTAAGAAACCCAAGAATATGAAAGTTGCTAGACGTACTGTAACAGCTAAATGCTATATCAACAGTATGCTTGGTTTTAACTCTCAAGTTTCTATTCAAACTGACTCAGCTATCTGTGATGGAGTTTACCGAGTTCGTAGTGTCAAGATTAATGGAGACACTGATGGATCGGATTGGTTTATGGAGTTGGAATTAAATGAGTGATAATACTTTTACAATTGAATTAGCTCCAGACGTTGTTGATCTTGGAGGAAGTGACGAGGTTATCCACCTTGAACCTTTACTGTACAACTTTGTCGATGAGTATATAAGAGGGTTGAATTTCTGTATTCCAGCTCGTGTTGTCAATGTACAGCATGTAGAAGAACTCAGAGTAGATGTTCAACCTCTTCCAAAAATTAGGCATGAAGACAACACTGTTACAGATATGCCTATTATCACAAATGTTCCAATGATGATGTTTGGTACAGATGATAGTGCAATCTTGATTTCACCAAAGCAAGGTCAGACAGTTTTACTTTTATTCTCCCAGTTAAGTCTTGATGAGTTTAAAGGTGGAAGTATTTTACCTTACTCAGCTCTAAGTAATAGGAAGTGTGATTTACAGGATGCTATTGCTATCCCAAGTATCTTCCCATTCAACCGTAGTCCTAACCGTACCGTCAGACACTACACAGATCACTCTACAGAGGATTTGACAGTAGTACATAACTTAGGTACAGAAAAGGAAAACAAAGTCACCCTGAAGCGTTCAGGAGCTATTGGAGTGATCAGTACGAAGAGTGTTGACATAGATACCCCAACAACAAACATTAGTGGAGATTTAAATGTCAAAGGAGAGATTAATGTTGACATTGATGTGAAGATTGCTGGAAGAAGTGTTAAGACGTTCATGGATACACATACACACAACTACACAGATGATGGTAGCCCTGCTGTTACTGCTGTGCCAAATGAGACTTAATTTATGGATATTAAACTAGGAAGCGAGGGAGTAGTTCTTGAGAAAGGAAAACTTAAAATCACATCGAGTCGTGGTGAGTCCCTTGCACAACGATTAACGATTCGACTTAGAACACATTTTGGTAGTTGGTTTCTAAATACTCAGTATGGTATTGATTATTTCAAACGTGTATTTGAGAAGACTATCCCTAAAACTTCTATTGATGCTTTGTTTCAGGCAGAGATCAATAAGGATGTTCGGGTAGCTAAGATTCTGGATTTTCATAGTGATATTGTCCAGAACACATACAAGATGCGATTCAAAGTAAAAGCGAAGGATGGTACTGTCAGTGATCAAGTATCTCTTACAGCCACTCCTTCAGGTATTTCAGTAAATTTTTAAGAGGTGTTTTATGGCTATTTTAAACGACAGTGGTATTGAGATTCAAAAACTCGAAGGTATCCTTCAGGAACTTCAATCTATCGCAAAGAAAAAGTTTGCCGATTTGGTAGACCCAAAAGATGAATTAGATGTTAGTGACAGTTCACTTCTTGGACGTATTCTTGGTATCGTAGCAGAGCCAGAAGCATCAAATGAAGAGTTACTGTTTATGCTTTGGCAGTCACTTGATCCTGACCAAGCTGAAGGCATCTATCTTGATAAGATTTTAAATCTTGTTGGAGTGAAAAGAAAGTCAGAAACCAGAGGATATTCAGGCTTGATGCTTCACGGTAAAATGGGTGCAACAGTTCCAGAAAAGAGTATGGTTTCAAGTAACTTGACAGGTGATGTATTCGAGACAACAACAGGAGTTACTTTCTCTAATACAGATACAAACGGTGTAGTTGTCAAGATTGAAACTATTGTCCCTAACACAGTATATAAACTAGGTTATACAAGCACTTACGGAACTAACACATACCCAACGATCACAACAAGAAGTGTTGAAGGTGACACAAAAGAGATGGTTGCTAGGCGTTTTATGGAGACTGTGAATAGTAGTTCTACACTCCTTGAAGCTACAGTTGACAATGATGACAACATTAAAGTTGTTTTTAAGAATCAAAACTACATTGGAAACTTCACAGCACAGACAGATGGTATTAAGTTGATTGAGAGTTTCATGCCTGTTTCAAGTATCTCTATCACAGCAGATGCTGTTCGTCAAGCATCTAATACACTTGATGTTATGCAAACTTCTGTTGTTGGTTGGATTGGGGTTACAAACCCATTTGACAGTATTGCCAGTGAGCCGAAAGAGGATGACGTAGCATTTAGAACAAGAGGAAGATTCTCTCGTGGGATGAAGTCAGTAAGTAACCGAGTTTCAATGTACTCAGACTTATATGATCTTGATGGTGTTCGTTTTGTCAATATCAAAGAGAATATCTATGATAACCCTGCTGGTGGTAGAAGCTCTAAAGGTATTTCTGTAGTTGTTCTTGGTGGTAATGATCAAGACATTGCACAAACTATCTTTAACAACCTTCCTTTAGGATGTGCAACAGATGGAGTTCTTGAAGAGCCTGTATACGACGAAGCTGGTGTAACTAAAGTTAAGTTCAGTCGTCCAGAAGTTGTTGATGTTGTGATTAGTATCTCACTATCTGCTGACAGCACTTTCCCTCAAAACGGTAAGGTACTTATTCAAGAGGCAATAGTGCGCCACATTGATTCGCTTGATGTTGGTGATTCAATTGTTTGGTCTAAACTGTTTAGTCCTATCAATGAAGTTAAAGGTCAGAGTGTCAATAGTTTACTTATTGGTAAGAAAGGAGAGCCACTAACTTCAGGAAATATCGACCTTAACTTCAACCAAATTCCTTCAATTTCATTTGAAAACATCGACATTTAATAGGAGAAAACTATGGAGAATATTGATTATGTAGCGTTGTCAAAAAGCCGTTACACAGACCAGTTTGACTATGACCCTACATTCAACGCTATTGTCCAGACTCTTATTGAATATAAAATGAGAGTTCAAGGACTCTACATAAATTTTGCTGACACAATTCTTGATATCGACAAGTCTACTGGAAAGAACTTAGACTTGATCGGTTCGATTGTTGGTCAGGAACGTGTTCTGGTAGATTACTATGCAAACCCTTTCTTTGGTTTTGATGGTAATCCAAAGGCAGAACCTTTTGACAAAGGGCTTTGGTACTCATTGTTTAGTGACAGTGGTGGTGATAGTCGTATCTTGTCTGATGAAGAGTACAGAAGAGTTATTAAAGCTCGTATCATTCGTAATAAGACAAACTGCACAAGAAAGGATTTTACAGACATTATGTACCTCCTTCTTGGGTACAGTAGTGAAGTACCTAGAAACTATGTGGTTAGCTCTCATGAGGAAAAGGTTGGAAATCCTGAATATGTTTTATACCAAAACAGTAAACTTTTAAATGAGGCATATTCTACTGGGGAAGTTACTATCAGTTTCGATGTCAAGGTTGAAGGTGGAGATGGTGGTATTAGGGTTTACAGTTCAAATGGTAATGTTGATTGGTCTTTCACAGGTGATGTTAATGGAGTAACTTCAACATACCAAAGGAAGACTATCACAGTTAAGCCTAGAAGAGTTGTAGCGAATAACTCAGGGATTTCTAAATTAGAGTTCCACGCATTTCCAACAGGTTCAAAACGGAAAGTATTTGTTAAAAATATTAAAGTTGAGATTGGATCAAAAGCTACATCATGGACTCCAGCACCAGAGGATTTATTTCAGTTGGATAGCAAGTCTCATGGAAATATTGACTTGACCTTCCCTAAAGGGTTCTCAAGTGATTTTGTTGCATACTTCTTGTCAAAGATGGATGACCTAGACTCACTTATTCCAAGACCACTGGGATACAAATTAAACGTATATATTAGGAGTTGACAATGAGACTTAAAGTAGAAGTATTTTTTAAAGTTAGTGTATGGGATAAAAAATTCCTATTATCTGACACAATGGTTGACTGGACAAAAGCGACAGTAACTGATCAAGGTCTTGATAGAGTTGGTGATAGTTATTGGATTGGTGGTGTTCATGTCGGTGGTGGAACTTCAGCATTTACTGAAAGTTCTAATGGCTTGGAAGCCTTCTTCAACTACAACTCAAAACCTAGCAAAGATACTTCTTCTGTCTCAAAAGGCGAGGAAGTTATTACTTGGGTTAGAGAGATGGAGTACAGATTTACTAAGGAAGATTTAGGAGATAGAGATATTTCTGAAGTTTCTCTTTCTTGGGATCGTGACCCGAAGACAGCTTCAGCACTTCTTAACCTCCCTGAAGGTGTAGGCTTTACAAAAGATCAGGAGTTAGTCATTACTTGCAAGGTTCATGTTATCGAAGATTTAGATGACATTGAAGTTGGTGAGGTTGACTTTGGTGCATCTAAGCACACTTACACGATCAAGCCTTGCTTCTTTGAAAAATTTAAGAATGCTTATATTGGCTCTCCTTTGACTCAGAAGGACGGAAGAGTCTACAGTGGTGAAATACCAATAGATCAGGCTAAAGAGCCAACAGGGAGCATTGACACGAATCTAGCGGTATTTAACAACTATACTTACGAGACACGTAGTAGAACATTCAGTAATTTCTTTACTTTGAGTTCTCCAAATGCTGTAACTCGTACAGTAACTTCACATACATACGGATTGCCAAGTGCCTTCGGTGTACAGTTTGACCCTCCTATTGACAAAGACTTCAATAGAGAGTTGACATTAAACTTTAAGATTAACTGGGATAGAGGATAATAATTATGGTAGCTATAGTAAAACCTGACTTTGAAAATATTTGGGCTTCAGAGGGTGGAGTTGCACCTCCTACATTGGATCAGATTCTTTCTGGTTGGAAGCAAAACCAGTTCCCTCCATCGGAGATTTCTAACTTCCTACAAAAGCGTGTAGATAGTGCTATTGCCTACCTATACCAAAATGGATTGCCAGACTGGGACAAGAAAATTGAATACCAAAAAGCAAGCCTTGTCAAGTACGAAGGTAAACACTACATTTCAAAGACTGTAAACATTAACAAAGTCCCTAGAGCTGAGTCTCCAGACTGGACAATTGCTTTTGATGCCTATGGTGCTAGTAATGACCTACGTGCTGAGATAGCGAAGATTATGGGTGTGGATGGATATGTTCCATTCTATGTTAAAAAATCTGATCCAATTATGACATCTAAAGCGAAAGCTCCTTCTTTTGAAGCTGATGTTGCTCTGACAAATGGTTTCTCTTTCAAGGGCTATAAGTCTGGTATGTATTCTCTTGGTGGTGATCTTTTGTTTGTCTCAGGTGGTGTTACAAATGGACGTATTAAAAACACTCCTCCTACACTAGAGATGAATGATGATACTCTTGTTACAACAGCACTTTTAAACAAAGTGATTGAGCAAATCAAGAAAGATACTCAGATTCCTATTGGTTGGTCTGTTATTACAACTAATAAAAAGCCACCAAGCGATAAAGATCAGTTGGGATATGGGACATGGAAGCTTGATGTACAAGGTCGTGCATTAGTTGGAGCAAACGATAGTACAGCTATTAATGCTCCAGAGTGGACAATGGATGCTGACTCCCAACATGGAGAGTATGAACATACTGTGACAATTGCCGAGTTGCCACGACACAGAATGTCTTTCCCTGCCGATGACCAATTAATTGAGTCTTTCGACTTGGAGAGAAATAAAGACCTACAAGGTCGGGGTTATGATGCAAAATCTTCACAAGAGTCTAAATGGGCTTCTGGGTGGGCTTTCACAAACTATGTTGGAGAAGGTAAGCCGATGAATGTCGTTCAGCCTTCACAAGTTAAATTCATTTGGACAAGGATCACATAATATGGAATTAGTAACAAGTCTTCTCACTTTCGCTAAAGGCGTTTTTCCAGCAACTGTTGGATCAATAATCGCTGTTTGGCGAAAGCGAAAGGAGGTGAAATTAGAAGAGATGAGTGTATTCCAAAGGATGTCTTTGGTGGTTGTGATTATTTGTGCAATCATCGTTGGTGTCTGTATTGGTAAGTGGGTTGGTGGAGCAATTGCTTTATACTTTGGTATAGAACAAGGGGTTCAGGTTGTGTTGATCGAGTTTGCAACTGCCTTAAATGGCTTGAAAATTGTTGACAGCCTCATCAAAGGGGCTGAGTCTGCTCTTGATATAGTAACAGAAAATATACCGATTTTAATCAACAAAGTTGTCAGTGCTATCTCAGATAAGATTGACAAACTATTCGGTAAGAAATGAGAGGTCTAAAAGATGATCATCCTAATAACACAATTTGTAATTTTGGTTTTTGGTTTGCTTTGCTTGTACTGCGAAGTCTCAGATAAATACCGTGACTGTAACTGGCATGTTTCAGTTCGTTGGGTATTGATGATGGCTAGTATTTTAATAGCATTCAAAGTGAGCTTAATTGCCTCTGCACCAATTCTAGCTCAGATTGGTGTCCTATTCGCAACATGCCTAACTGCTAAATTTTTATATCGAAAGGTTTTAAAACGGCAGATTAGGATCAAGAATTTTAAACTAAAGAAACTTTATCTAGGAGACTTGTATGTCAAAAGTATTAACAGGAAATGAAACAGTAAGTATTGTAGGTAACTTTGCAAAATCAAAAGCTACTCTGAAGGAGATCGCAAGTTTTGCAGTAGTAGATGGTGGAGTTACTGAAGAGTTTGTTACTGAAGCTGTAAAGCCGAAAGCTGATAAGGTTTATGTAGATGCAGAGTTAAGTAAAAAGGCAAATGCTTCAGCACTAAATAAGGCTGGAGTAGGTCTTGGTAATGTTGATAATACTTCAGATGCCAATAAGCCTGTATCAACAGCTCAAAAAACAGCTTTGGATTTAAAGGCTGATAAAACAGCTTTGGATTTAAAGGCTGATAAAACCTCTCTAAACAAATCTGGAGTAGGTCTTGGTAATGTTGATAATACTGCTGACTCAGCAAAGCCAGTAAGTACGGCACAGAAGAGTGCTTTAGATAAGAAAGTTGACCTTGCTGGTTTGCTCAAGACTATCGAGGCTACCCCAGCCATTGTTCATACTGGAGAGGGTGAAATTGATTGCCATAAATTAGATTATGGACAACATCTTATTCGTAGTGACAATGCTATTAATGCACCTCCAGACACCAAGATTACTCTTCTCTATGTCGTCAAAACACATGATGAAGTTGGTTCAGGTGGTATTGGTCAGGTGTTAAAACCTTCTGACTTTGAGCAAGGTACTATTAGTGAGAGTTCTAGTGTTGGCACTGATTACGAGCTTGCTAAATACCCTCCAACAGAACCGCTACATGGCTCTAGGATTAGGAGTATCAAACCTATACCAATTACTGAATTTTCAACCGTTTCAGTAGCGGAAGGTTTTGAATATTCTGTATTAGCTTTTGATGAGAATCAGAAATATTTAGGACGAAGTTCATTTATGGTGTGGTCTGGAAATCCTAGACTTACATACCCAAATGCGAAGTTCATAGCTGTAGCAGTTAAGAAAGTCGGTCAGAATGTTCCTATTACCCCAGAAGAGGCAACACAAGCTAAGTTGACAGTAACGACTCTTGGACAAACATCTGGTGGATCAAAATTACTGATTGCATGGGGTGCTACAATGGGTGACTTGCATACATGTGTGAACATTTCTGGAGCTTGGTCATCTTGGTCTAGGATTGGTTCAGTAATACCAAAAGATGCAAACGAGGGGGATCATCTGGTCTTCCGTTCAGGAAAATGGGTTGCAGAAGCACCTAAACCAACAGTTTAATATAAGGAGAAGTAGAAAATGGCTTTGACAGGAAATGAAGTAGTTTTAGTAATTGGAAATCAAGCACAAACTTTTGCAACACTTAATGAACTTAAAGAGTTCTTGGGTGGTGAAGGTGGTGTCACTGAAGATCAATTGAAGACTAAAGCAGATAAAACTTATGTGGATAATAAATTAAAGTTAAAATTTGATATCCCAACAAATGAAGCACCCAAAGATGGTGCTAGTTTAATTTTTGCGAATGGTAAATGGGAAATCTCAAACCCAGTACCAATTTAAGGAGTATTTATGACAGACTATTCAAATATGATCCCTCAAGCCTACTCATGGCTTCGGGGTATGTCTGGCGGTAAACTTGCACAAACTCAAGTAACTGCTGGGGATATGGTAATTAGTAAACTTGGCTTTCCAGTGTTTGCTGATATGATTGGATTCACCTACACAACAGTTGGAGTGACAGGTCAGTGGGATATCTCATCTGTCGGGTACGACTTAATCAAGCAGTTTGAAGGTTTCAGGGCTGATGCTTACCTTGATACTGGAGGTGTTTGGACTATTGGATATGGTACGATTAAGTATCCAAATGGTGTACGTGTTAAGAAGGGTGACAAGGTAACGATGGATCAAGCTTTAACTTATCTGAAGAGTGATTGTGGTTGGGTTGATTCTTGCCTTGACTCTAAAGTTAAAGTTAAGATTTCTCAACAGCAGTTCGATGCCCTTGCAAGCTTCGTATACAACGTAGGAGAGTCGCAATTCAGTTCTAGTACCCTACTAAGGAAAATCAACTTAGGGGACTTTAAAGGGGCAGGGAATGAGTTTGACAGATGGGTATATGACAATGGTAAGAAGATTGATGGATTAGCTAACAGAAGAGCTAAAGAGAAGTCAGTATTTTTAAACGGATAAAAGAAAAGGGAGCATAAGCTCCCTATTTTTTGGTCTGTACTATTTACAAGTTTTTAACATATCTTTTAGAAGCTCTCTATTCAGAAAAATGCTACCAAAGACGAGACCTTGCAAGTGTTCGGCATTACCACCTGAATCTTCAAACTCTTTTGTAAACTTTTCAAGCTTTTCATTTAACTTCTCAAAAGCATTTTCATTGAAATTTTCCTCAATGTATTGATTACCTTTTTCACTATCTAGTTTTGCCAGACTGATATACAAATCCTTATTTCGGATGATGTTTGCCAAAACCTTATTTGAACGTCTTAAAGCTTTATTTGCCAAAGCTTTTGATTTATTACTCATATTTATCTCCTAATCAAATCCTATACCATTATAAGAAAGGTCATCAAAAGCTAGACCAGTCATTGACATTGCCTTCTTCATTGCATCATTGTAATTCGTAGCATACACTTTCAGAGTTACATTTTGAGAATGAATAATCTTAAAGAACTTTTTCATAAAACCTCCAGACAATAAAAAGGAGAGCCGAAGCTCCCCAAGTAGTTAAGCTGAGAACAAGCTTTGGTTTACACTTTTAGCAAAAGCTAAGAACATATCCTTTTCACGTTGATCTACACCTTTAGGTAAAACAACACGACCTTTATACTCACCACGTTTAACGATTGATGTATTCTTCATAGTTACTACTCCTTAATTAATGAAATTTTCAACATACGATTTGTTTTACTGTCGTACTCAGTTTCTACAGTATAACCAATTGATTTTAAGATTGCAACTACATTTTTCATTCCAATCGAATCATCTATTGATACCTTCTTAACAACACCTTTTTTATTTACAGTGTCATGTAATCCAAATAAAGTAACTTCATCACGAAATTTCCATTCATTCTCAACGGAACTATTCCCATTTTGATACTCAACACTAGAACCTTTTCCAGATAGAGATAACAACTCTTTATACAAAAAGTAGTTAGACCATCTTGAAAGAAGTGTTGATGGTGTTTGTGTGCTTACCTTGTCAAATGATACAGCCGTCTTACGATCAAGATTATCATAAATCTCAATCATAAATCTACCATTGGAATTCTTGAATGTTCGGAATCGTAGCTCCGTTATCTTTAATGGTTTACGGACTTCAATCTTATACATAATAAGAATACCTCAAATTCTAAAACTGAATTTTACAACAGTAATCAATCAAAGTCAAAAGAATTTTTATCAAAGATAATTAAATCAATCCCCATTTCTTTTGATGATTTTATCATGTGTGTTGTCCCTGAACTAAAGTCATATCTAAAAGCTACAACCTTCATGTCAGCTCTACAAACAGCTTTACTTTTAATGTATTCAAGCATATCTAAATTCCTCACTGCTCCAGCCTTCTTCCCTAGTGCATCCCAGTCAGCAAACATTTCAGTGAATTTAATATTGTTACGCTTTGCATAAATTTTAGCAAATGTGTCAATACCTTTTGCACCTCCAGCTACCATTTCATGAACTTCATTTGGGTTGAAGTGTTCACTAAAATAGTTGTTAAATTCTTTATATGTAAATCCTGTTCTGCTTCCCGATACTAAAACAATCATTAGAACTCCTCTTTAAAACTACGTGCCATTTCTAACTCTTTACGATTCTTTTCAAATTGTTCTAAGTTAGGTACTTTATTGAAAACCTTACCAAGCAAGTCACCAAAAGACATACTCTCATTTTGTTCTTGTTGACATTGAGCAATACTGTTGTCTAAAGCTTTAAAGTAATCATCTTCATTAATTGAATCATCTTCGTCTTGCTGATCAATAAAATCAAAATCATCAAATACAGGTTCAAAGTCTTCAAAAGAAGTAGGCTCAGGTTTTACTTCCTCTACAACATCTACAGGTTTTTTCTTCAAAAGTCCTTGAAGTTTGTTTTTAAGTTCTTCAGGGATTGAAACAGCTTTATCATTAACACCATAGTTTTTGAATTCGTTTTCCATAGAAGTTGGTTTAACATTTGAATTGTTAGGTTTAGAATTCTTAGGTTTAGAGAAAGGTTTCTTAACTGCATCTACAGATTTCTTTACAACAGTCTTTACAGCTTCACCAATCATACCAAGAAGACCTTTTGCTTTCTCAGTTAGTGCATAGTGAGTTGTACGAAGATGTCCTCTGTCATGAGTAACAATGATTAAACCATTATCAACTAATTTCTTTTTAGCTCGTTGAATTTGAGACTCAGATAAAGTTCCTTTGAAGTCTTCAGAGATTTGTTGGTTAGTACGATAAACCTTATCCAAGTTGTATTCTTCAACCCAATATTTAATGTGGTTCAAAAGCAATGATGCTTGGATACCAACAATAACTGCAACTTCAGGTTTGTAAGCTTTAACTTGTGACATGATCGTATTCCTCTTTGATGACGCTATTCTATGCTTTTCGTTCTTAAAAATCAAACCCTTTTATTTTTTATTTTATTTAATTCTATTTATATTCTATTTATAACATTTTTCGGATATGAAATTTGCATTCTTCGATTACGTTATTTGCATTCTTCGCTATTGAACAATCCAAATTTCTTATATGAAATGTGCATATTGCATAAACGAAATATGGAATTTAAGGGTATTTGTCAGGAGGGAATCTTTAAGTAGGGGGTATTGAAATGATAAACAAATGTGTTGACTTAGAATATTATTATTGTATATTAGATATATAAATAACTTCCTAACGGAAAGTATTAAAAATTGTAAAAGAATATAGTACCACAGAATCCCTATTTGTCAAGTAAAGTTTTGTAACCAGTTACACGACTTATACAATTGTGTCTATACAATTCTATTAAATTTATGTATAATAACTGCATATACAAAGAAGGAGGAAAT